TCGAACCCAGGACCGACCGGTTATGAGCCGGTTGCTCTAACCAACTGAGCTAAATTTCCATGCTCTGTATATGACACACTACTATGATATATCATATACAGGAAAACACTTATTATAAATGCAGCCTACGTTTATAGTTACCACAATCCTATCATTGCTAACAACACTGATCGGTTCGACCTCATATACTACCTAATTTCACCTCACTATAAACACGTTTATTCTTTCTATTCTTTTATAACTACATTAACAGCCGTCGCTGTTTTGATCCCCACTCGCTTCCTCATCCTCGTTATAAGAATATAAGCTATAAAATCAATAAGCTGCGTAATTGATATTTCCTTATATTCCAGATACGACTACACCAAACCATATTGTTTGCCTCACCATACTTTCTCACCCTCACCTCGTCATGTATCAAGAATACTTCAGAAATATTTTCCTTTTATATGACTACACCAAACCAACTACATGTTTGCCTCACCATACTACCTCACCCTCGTCATATAAAAGATCATCTATATAAATGTATGTGCTACCAAACCCTCTACCAACCTCGCACAGAGCCATACCCAAGGTACAGGCTGTTCCCAACTTAGCTTCATCTCATTGTAAAATTGTAACAAAATATATTACATTTGTCTGAGATTAAGAGATAAGACGCCTTGCTTATTCTATCTCAAGTAGGTTAACCTTCAGATCTAAAATTAATCCGTGGCCTTTGGATATCTAAAGATCTGAGTACGGATAATGGGACTTGAACCCATATGAGTTTCCTCCGGAGAGTTTGAGTCTCCTGCGTCTGCCTATTTCGCCATATCCGCTTGAACAACAATTCTACAATAAGAAGCGTTTGATAAACCCAAGGATCAAGTATTTCATATGTGAATTGTTGTATTTTGATTATTTATCGCCAAAGGTTATCATCCTAAGAAAGCTTTTTCGTAGACTCTCTCGCTGCCACGCCGTTTATACAGTTTTATTCACGGTAACTTCAGACATCTTTAAGTTTCATGTCGCTCTTTTGGTAGCGCGTACTACCAAACTGGGGTAGCAGGATTCGGACCTGCGAATGCTAGAGTCAAATTCTAGTGCCTTGCCGCTTGGCGATACCCCAATGATTATCCACCATTTACCAGCCTTGTAGATCACTTATGGTCAAATACAACTATACCAATAACATTTGCCAAGGATTTGATAAAATTTTATTCTTTATTATTTACTCTTTTAACTTTGATCAAAAATAACCTTTGAATTTTAAGCTTTATTACTTGACCTTTACAACTTTAAGCTTTACAGTGCAATAAGTAATATTATTTATCAATAATATGTATTTATAATATATTCGAATTAAAAGTTCGACCATTATTTAAATTTTCTATTAATGTAATATCAAATCTTCTACCACTGTAGACCTTTCGATTTTAGAGTAGAGAGCTTCTTTTTGGCTTTATATGAGACTATGCTCTCTTGAAAGTCTAATAAGTTGTAATTTAAAGTTTTCAGTAAACAATGGATAATTCTAATTTATATCAAAATCAATAATTGATTTCGATTTCCGTAATTGCGTTGCTCACAGAAAGTACTGCATCAACCTCTGATTTAAAATTTGAGATTTCCTCTTCAAGAGCATTGATCTTGTCATTTACCTTGATAGGATCGAGCAGGTCGTAGGACTGAGCGGTGATAAAATCGTTACGAGTACGATCAAACGCTTCTGCATTTACCTTTCCATCTTTTGCGCCATACAGACCGATGACATACTGATCTGCTTTCTTCTCAAGTTCGTCTCCATTTTTGATTTTAATAACGGACTGAGCATTATTAAACTGCTGTTTCATCTTTCTTAAAAGTTCTTCTTTAAGATCCATGAAGTTGTTTTTCATATCAATGGCTTCTGCAACGGTATATTCAATTCCTGTAATAGTTACCTTTGTCTTAGCGTTTGAAAGAACAACTGCCGTTTTAATTGCGTTTCTGCGTGCCATAAGATCTACAACTTTATCATAAGATCCAGTCATCATGTTAAGATACTCATCAACTTTAATTCCATTGATCTTTTCATTAGAATGTTTATTAGTTACACAGAATACAGCTTCACTAATTGCTAAATGAATTCTATCATCGAGAATCTTAAGTTCTGAAAGTGCTTTGTGTACTGTCATCTTTTCTGTTGTCATAACGTTTCTCCTTATAATCTTTAAATTTTAATATGTATAAATGCTGAAACCGAACTTCACATTTATTTAAGTTTTTTATCATAACCAATACTTATAAACTGATGTCATAATCATCTCGCTACCTCCGTTTATACTGCATAATGTAAAGCTTTGTCCTCACATCTAATTACCTCGATATGATCTACTCCAACTGCTGCCAGTTTCGTATCATCTTCGTCTGTAACATCATTAGCTTTAACTTCTACATATTCGCCTGGAACATAATTAATTCCACGTTTAGTATCAAATACACAATCTGCATTTCTAAAACTAATATATATACATCCGTTATCAATGTATATATATTCTTCAAATTTTTCAGATTTATCAAACAAATCAAGATATTTAAATGTCTGATTAGTTCTGCCATCCTTCATATATGTATATATCGCATATTTTACAGATGATGTATTTACGATGTTCAAATCTTTAATTGCGTTTTCAAAATCACCAGAATGATTAATTTCAAAAGCAATCGCTCTTAAGCAATCATAATTAAGAGGAACTTTTTTAGAGAAGCTAATTACTTTGGTAATTTCACCATATTTTTCTTTTAGAAGCTTATCCTGCATGTATTCTGTAATATCATCTGCGTCTGGATAATCAAATCTAAAATGATAGTGGAATCTTCCTGGACGGTTCACTAAAAAGTCACTAAGGTTTCTAAGCTCATTACATGTGATAACGAATAATTTCTTTCCGTCGTATAAACCATCAAATAAAGTAAGTAGCTCCGTCTGTGGATCCGCAGCTCCATCAGGTGCTTTAATTCCTCCAAATGTTTTATCATATTCATCAAACATTACCATCACTTCCTGATTAATAGATGCAATAAAATCAGCAATACCAGGAATATAACTATCAACAATAAGAACTGGAATGTCTCTTTTAATAGCTTCGGTAGCAAGAATTTTTGCAAATAAAGATTTTCCAATTCCCTTATCTCCAGAAAGGATCACTCCTAAATTCTTATTAAAATAAGGAAATGCATTAAGAACTTTGTTTGCCTTACTCATATGAATCCCATAGATTTTATTTTCTCTTACAACAATATCCGTGTGTTTGTCAAGAAAGAATCCAGAGCTTTTTGAAAACGATACTGAATATGCTTGAGCCGGAAGTTTGTCAAATACTTCGAGTTCATCATTATAAGCTTGGTATGTAGTTCCAATTTTAATTACTTTCATGTTTCTTCTCCTTTATTTTTCATTATATAAACTGCCCTGGAAGGATTCGAACCTTCTCCGCAACAGTCAAAATGTTGTGTGCTGCCATTACACCACAAGGCTGCATTTATTATCAAATTTATTATTGATAGTTTCAAGATATTTTTTTTGTTACCTACAAGATATTTCTATCTCATAGGTAACATTTTTAATTTTGTATGTTTATACGAAATTTATTATTGATAGTTTCGAGATATTTTAAAAATTGCCTCTCGCTTGACTGTATATGTATTATAGCACATCTATATAACTATGTCAACATCAAATTTATTTTTAACAATATAAAGTTTTAAGAAGCATTTTTTACTTATATAACTGATACTTTTTGCTTATAGTATGTGCAATATCATCTGGAAGCGGACGAAACCATATTCCAACAATGGTAGTTCCGTTCTCTTCTTCTGGCTCTAGCTCAGTAAAACAACAATCCGCAATAATACCATAATCTCTGCCTTCAATAAGCCCTAGATCATTCGCAATATCTTTTGCTTTAAGTAGTTTGTTCTTATTCTTTGCTTCGCATACTGTTTTTACAAAATTCCCGTCAATATACTGCTCATATTCCTCTTTTGGAATATATATAGTAGACTTATAGTGTGTAATATCATCAGAATCCGCTGCAACTTCCCTTATAGGTAATCCTATTGCATTTAAATTCATCTCGATCGGAATAACAGGCTTGATCAATCCTATATAATATGCCTCCACACAATGCATCAACATTGCAGACAATTTGCCTGGACTTAGGTTAAGATCTTTCCTTATTATAAATAATCTTCTATATCCCATAAACATACCTCAACGTTTCTTCTCATCAGAATCATTTACAATCTGATCAATCTTATCAACAATATAATCCACTACATCTTCACTTGACTTGCCAATTTGGTCAATGTTATCCGGAGTAAGCTGATCCGCTACAGTAATCGTATATATAGTTTCTTTTGATGGTATTAATGCAGCAGATATACCAAAAATTATAAAAATAATTCCAAATATAATTACAATTTTATCTACTTTCTCTTCATCGAGAAAACGAGATGCTGCAACTATAAAAGTAAATATAGCGATCAATACACATATATTCTGTATATTTTTTGATATTTCAGCAAAATATATCAACCATGGATTAATAATTGGCTCCATAATTACACCTCTTATTTCGCTTTAGATTCCACTTCACTTGCAATCTTCTTAACAACAAGACGTTTCGCAGCTAGTCTTAGACCAAATTCTAAATCAAATTTATCTCCTTCTTCTTCATTACAGGATGCCATAGCACTTAATGCACCTGATCTAACCTGTACTCGCTTTCCATTATGTCGATACTCAAATTTCAAATCTTTTTTACTTTTAGAAAACGGATCAACATAATAGTAATACGCAACTTTCCAGACAGACCATTTCGGCTTCTTAAGATTTTTCTTCTCAACCTTGATATCATCAGATACCAAAAACGTATAAATTTCCGTTAGAATTTTTGCAATATCTTCTTCAAATGCAGCATTCATCACATCTGAAAATTTCATATCACCCAATGCCTGAACTCTATCAATTTTACTTTCAACCATATCTTATTTCTCCTTTTTATCTCTGTTAAAAAATTTTTTATAAATATAATGACCTGTGCAACATCCAACAATAAAAATCGTTACTGCGATTACAGCAAATGTTCCAACATTCAATACAATCATTTTATTTTCCTTTCCTTGCTTTTAACTCCTGCAGTTTCTTATCAATGGCCTCATCTTTCATCTTCTTATCAAGGCGCTTCTGCTGTACATCTGCAGACGCATCAAATGCTGCTTTTGTACCATCCGCAGCCTCTTTTTGCTTTTTGATACCTTCACGAACAACTTCGAGCATTTTATCTTCTTCCTTGTCAGAAGCGCCAGGAGTAACCTGTAAGGATTTTGTAACCTGTGCAGTTTCAAGAGTAAGAATTGCCTTATCCTTTTCAGACTTAAGATCGTTTACCGCCTGAAGCGCACTGTCAAGCATTTCTTTTTGAGCGGTTGCATTAGATCTAAGCTCTTTAAGTGTGTCTTTTAAAACAACAATCTTATCTTCTGCATCCTGCTGTTTCTTCAAATATACTTTAGCCCCTTCATCGTCTCCTTTATCAATACAAGCGTTGATATTTAAATTAAGCTGCATATTCTCTTTCTGTAATGCTCGAAGCTGCTCCTCATAAGAAGTGATCTTACCAAGCATCTGTGTATATATCTGATTTGCCTTATTATACTGATCCTTTTTAGCATCAATAGCTTCGTTATAATAAGCTTTTGCCCCTTCCGGGGTGGAGGCATCTTTAATGATGGCCTCCGTTGCTGTACCCGCTGCTCTTGTTTTTACTCGTTTCCCCGTTTTACTTCCGAAAAAGAAAAACGCTGCAATGATACCAGCAATTAATAATACTGCTCCAAATGTAATTTCCATAATTAATCCCTTCCCTCATCAATGTCAAGACCGAAATTCTTAAACAATTCTGTCATTCCTCCGGTATATCCTGATCCAAGCGCCTGGAATTTAAATCCATCTCCGTATTTATAAAGTCTTCCCATCTCTACAGCATTCAGATTTTCAAAATTCTCATTCTCAGACAGATCATATTCGTACTTATCTCCATCTGGATTATCATAATCACAGATCATCATAGTCGCATTACTTACCATACCAAAATTCTGAAGGCGCTGTACCGCTCTGAAAATAGTAAGACAAATAGTAAAGTCTGTTTTATTCTCCGGGAACTGATCTGCATGAACAATAAAGTACTCATCATAATGCTTTCCATTGAACATCATGCCCTGAGAATCATTTCCGGTAAGATTATCTCCGGAATAATCAACCCATGGATAAGCAGATCCGTCTCCGTATGTATTATAATTTACTAAATCTCCAGGATAGGTAACTTTTCTGTCTGTATTAGTTAAGAATCCATTAATATCAAAATCAATATCTGCCTCTCCGGAATAACGATTCTGATCCCAGTTCACACCAATAAAGAAATTTTTTACTGCTGATCCATCTTCTTTTGTCATACTGATTTTCTGATTTTTACTCATATTAATTGTTGCCATATTCTTAATCTCCTTTAATTTGCGTTATTTATATATAATTTATTATTTACAGTATAGAATTATTTTTTATTGAGCCAATCTTTGTACTGACGAAGAATCTCTGTATACAGCTGCTCATCAGTCATTCCATTCATATCTTTTACAGCAGTAAAACCAGTATTATCATGTTTTCTGCCTTCCATATGATCTAAAGCTCGAAGATAATTAAAACTTTCATCTCCAATTCCAATAAACTGTACAAACATATTGTAATTAGAAAGTTCTTTTACGATTTTATTTGTCTCATTCGTATCCCAATTTTCTCCATCTGTGATAAAAATAATAAATGCTGGTACTTCGCTTGGTTCAATATCTTTATAATAAGAAACCATTTCCTTCAATACGGGTGCATAGCTAGTCCCGCCCATACTCATATTTGCTTTATTCATTACTTTTCTTACATATGTTGAATAATTGTTTTTTGTAACAGCTGCAAGTCTCTCACTTCCGTTAGAAAATAACCAACTCTCAAGTTCACCATTATCATCAAATCGAAGAGCAATTGGTAACAGCCGAGAAACTGTTTCCTGAACAGCTCCATTACGGAAAAGATTGCTCATGCTTCCGGAATAATCCATGGCTAGTGCTACTCTCGCTACATGTTTTGTCATATCAATTTTGTTATCTTTTGACATATTAATCAGGACAGTGTTTAAATTCTCCTCGTGTTTTGACATATCAATTGGCGTTACATGAGAATCTGACTTCTCCTCATTTTGATCCTGCATCTGATCTTGCAAATCTTTTTCTGTTGTGATCTGCTGTACTACTGTGCTTCCTGTTGAATCATTTTCTTTTTTACCAAATAACTTTCCTAAAAATCCCATTTTTCTATTCTCCTTATTTCTTATTTTTTATAGAATATATTAACCTAACTAACAATTCTCCACCAATCATACAAGATGGAAGAGCAAATACAAAAATCCATTGCTTTAAATTAAGCGCAGTAGTCTGTACAAAATTACCTGTTATATTGCATAATAAAAGTGTTGCAACAATAATGCCAATTGCAATATAAACAAATGATTTATTTTCTCGAATTCCTTTAAATAAATTAATACTATCTGTACGAATCGAAAATCCATTAAATACTGCAGCAATACATAATGCAGAAAATCGTGCTGTCATAGATTCTATGTCAGTTGGATATAGATTTTTAAAGAATATAATAATTCCAAATATCAATAAAAAGTCTACGGTTGTGTCAAGTATTCTTGCCATTGCACCATTAATAAATAATCCAGATCCTTTTCTTAATGGTTTCTCTTTCATGTACTCTTCTTTCGGTGGTTCTCCACCAAAGCTTAGAGAATTCAGAGAGTCCATAATGATATTGATAATGAGGATCTGTACTGCTGCCAGGAACGGGCTTCCTCCAGAGATAACCGGATATAACATACTCATAATAAGTAATGATATATTAATTGGAAGCTGGAACTCAAGAAACATCATAATATTATGCATAAATGTTCTACCAAGCTCTATGCCTTTTACAACACTTGCAAAGTTATTATCTGTAAGAATAATATCTCCTGCTTCTTTTGCTACATCTGATCCTGCCTGCATTGCAAAACCAACATCTGCCTTTTTAAGTGCCGGAGAATCATTTACACCATCACCTGTCATAGCGACAGACATCCCAGCGTTCCCTTCAGACATTCCGACTCCAACAGACATTCCTGTATTCTGTGCTATATTTACAAGACGAAGCTTTGTGTTTGGTGAACATCTTGAGATTACTGTAAGCTTTGGAAGAATTTCTCTTACCTTTTCATCCGTCATAGCTTCAAATTCATCATTAGTAACAGCTAAGTCTCCTGCTCTGTAAATACCTGCTTCCGTTGCTACAGCTTTTGCTGTTTCAAGGCAATCACCAGTAATCTCAATAACCTGGATGCCTGCGTTATGTGCTACTCTGACCGCCTCTGGCACTTCCGGTCTGATCGGATCAACAACACCAATCACACAGAGAAAACTCATATTGTCAGGAAGATCATTTTCTTTAAAGCTATCAGACATAGTTAATACAATACAACGCATTGCCTTCTCTGTCATTCCTTTAATATATGATCTGAGTGCGTCCTTTTTAGTTTCTCCAAACTCATCTATATAACCATCCGGATGAACGAAATGAGTACATCCATCAATCAATTTCTCTGGAGCGCCTTTATAAAATGTTACATTATTTTCACCATTGTCTACCATAATGGCTGAATATTTATTTTCGCTACTGAATGGCTGTTTTGCCTTGACTGTAAATCTATTTTTAACACCGGAAGCATCCGTTGAAGAATACATACCAAGTACAGCACGATCAATAGAGTTACCGCCAGTAATATTTCCATTAGAATCAAATTCTGCACTATTATTCAGGCAAATATTATTCATAATCAAATCATTAAGCACAGATTTTGAATTCATAATATTCTCACACAATCCATTTACCATTGTCTTCGGAGTCATTACTCCAGTGGTGAGAGTTCCTGTTTTATCAGTACAAATAAGATTTACGTATGCAAGCTCTGGAATCTTTCCTGGATTTTTAGCCAGGATATTAAATTTTTCCATAGTACTCACATTTTGCTTTGTAACGAGTTTAATAATAAGTGGTAATCCTTCCGGAACCGCAGCTACAATAATCGTTAGTGCATTTGCAAAGTTCTGTGCGATTTTCTGTATAGTCTCAAGAACATCTCCCGAAAAATACTGTTTGGCTCCTCCAACATTCATAATTCCAGATACAGTCATGACAATAAAAGCAAGAACTGCTGCGATTGTTCCCCACTTGGAAATAAAATTGCACAGATTATCAATCGCAATATCAAGAGCTGTTTTCGGAGCTTCAAGAGTTTGCATTTTAACAAGCGTATCGCCATTAACTGTGTTTATACCGACAGCCGTTACAAGCATTTTGCCTTCCCCGGCAACTACTGTAGTACCTGCAAAAAGGTAGTTTTGATTAGTATATGTATCTGTAGATGTTGATTTGGTATAAACGAATCCATCTATCGGAGTTTTAACGCATTCTTTTGTTTCACCATTGATGGCCGCATTATTTACAGAGATTTTTCCTTCAACAATATATCCATCTGCAAAGATTTCCTGGCCAGTTCTAATAATGACGAGATCTCCAACTACAATATCATCTTTATTAATTGTTTGTAGCTTCCCATCTCTAATTACATCGCAATATCGCACGGATGTTTTAGCTCTTAGCTCTGCAGCTGATTTCTGAACACCAAGTCCAGTCTTAATTGCCAAACCAGTAACAATGGCAAGAACTAAGAGGATCATAATTGGTTCGGATAACTCCGCTACACCTAATATTCCAAGCACAAGTTCAAATACAGCGATAATAATCAAAATCAATGTAATTGGTTCTGTCAGTGCTTCTTTTGCAAAATGATACCATTTCTTTTGTTTCGGTTCAGGCAGCCTGTTGCTTCCATGTAATCTTCGGCTCTCTTCAACCTGTTCATTTGATAAACCGTTCTTCATTTAAAATTTCCTTTCTATTTCTTCTAGTATTCTGTAAAGCTTTCCCAGCTTTCCAGTAAATCTATATATTATCATCACTACTGCGTACATAAAGGTTATAAAAAATACTATGAAAACTAATATTCCCATTAATACCAATACAAAGTACGCAGTAAGTAATGTAATATTTAACAATTCTGTGATCAACATCATGCCTTAAGCATTGCCTGTAGTTCCTCAATAGACTTTCCGGCAAGCTCTTCATTCTGTTTGCGTTCAATCAGTTCAAGCAGTTTCTGATTGTATTCTTTTTTATCTTTTGCCTGAAGACGCTCTTCAATTTCTTCCTGCTTAAATTTAACAATATATTTTACAATCTGAATCTTATTATCAAGTTCCTGATCTTCTGCTGTTTTTACCTGAAGAAGACTCTCTTCGTCATTCTGTTTTTTCTGTTTATTAAGAGATTTGAATACAGAGTCAAGATCCTGCAGTTTCAAATCCCAAAGATCCTCGACAGAAATCATTCCTTTAAATGGGAACCGATATTTTCCCTTTGTAGCTGCTTCAAAAATGTTTGTGGTTGTCATAATCTTATCTCCTTTTTATAATATTGATATAAAATTTATTAATAACAGTGTCAAATTAGAATTTAATCTTTAATACTCTTTCTGTATTTCCTTTGACTTTTACAATCAAATCATTTCTCTTTGTAAGACTAAAACCTACACCAGAAAGCTGATCATCGACATCTTTTACATGAGCCTTTGCTCCAAGTGCTTCAAATACTCTTCTATGTTTCTCAAGATCCGACTTAAGAAATTCATTATAAAATCCATTAGGTTCTTCTGGATTTATACAATCTTTTAACATAAGGAATAAATGCTGATGTCCAATTCCCTTCTGTTCATCCCAATAATTTGGAGAATAGCATACAACTGATACAGGTACAAACTGAAGAGTTTTAATTCCCCATACATCTTTGCTAACAGTAGCGCAATTTCCATTGAGTTTATCTACAACTTTAAAGTTTCCATCATTATCAAGAATAACTTCAGCAACATCTACATCTCTACGTACTGGATGATTGTATTCATAAGAATGAATTTCTCCATTTACTTCAATCTCGGCTTTAAATCCCTGAGAATTTCTATACGAATACTGGTTAACATAAAATCTATATGTTCCAGGAATCATATTTGCTTTTGATGGGAAAGTAATATTTTCAACTGCAACACCTTTGCTTGCTTTGCACTGCTCAATCGGATGTGTGATATCAATGTCAAGATTTCCATTTGTACGTCTTGATACCTTATGACCAAAGTAAATGTGATCTCCGTCTCCCGGCTCTACGCAGTGAGCATCAAGATCTGAATTATCTTTTCCGTCTCCGTCATTCCACTGAATGGAAAATCTTACAATACCTGTTACAGATCCACCGGCTGCTTTTACATTTTCCTTGATATCGGAATCAGTAATATTTCCGGTATAAGCCCAAGAAAAACCATTATTCCATTTAAACATTGTCTTTGCTTCTTTGTTTTCTGGGGCAATCAAAGATACCATATTCTGTACATGTTTGTTCTCAAGATATACTTCGAGTTCCTTTGCAATTGGAAGCACATTCTTAATAAAGTCTTCTACAGAAATCTCTTCTACTCTCGTAAATTTCTTTGGATCAATAGCTACTTCACTTTCCATCTCATCAAAAAGATCCATAGCTCCGGAAATTCTCTTTGCTGAATCTTTGTTAGAGAACAGGATGTTATTTACAGTAATATCATCCAGCGTTGCAAATCTTCTCTGCAGTGCATCCATATATCCAAGTTCTGTAATAGTTTTCTTTGCATCTTCTAGCATCTTTTTAGTGAAAATTGCTTTCGGACGTTTATAATTTGCAGGAGCTACGATTTGTTCATATTTCTTTACTGCTGTATCAAGTTCCATTCCTTCAGAAATATTTACAAGTAATGTTCCAATACTGTGGTTACGAATCTTGCCAATAACAGCCCCAGCTTCGATAGATTTCTCCCAGGCATACAGATCTTTTTCTTTGCCTTCATTCATTTTGCTGTACTCTTTCTGATATCTTTTAAATTCAGTAAGAGGTTTCTTCCACTCCGCTCCCTTGTATAATGAATTCTGTGCGATCAACTCAAGAACTGTTTCTGTCGCTTCAATAGAAATCTCATCTAATGATCTTTTAAATACATGTTTGATTGCATTATAATTTCCTTTTACAGTATCTTTTGTTTCAGATCCAGTATAAATAAATTTCTTTGAGATATTCATAAAGAAATGATCATATGTATGGATCTCTCCGGTTGGAAGCATTTCTCTGCTTTTCTTTGTTCCGATCACAGCTTCGTCTCTTACATACACTCCGTCAACATAACACTTCTTAATATATAAATCCATTACTTTTGCTACTACTGAATATATTCCGTCGTTGATATTAAGGTTCCAGATAGTATCTACTTTCCCATCTTTAATAGTTACTACATTGCCAAGATCCCTAATAAAATGCCTGCAGCAGCTACAATCATATTTTCTTCTCTTTCTGTAAATTTCATTTGTTCCATCAGGAAATGAATCAAGATACAAATTATAAAACATTTCTGGATCCACATTAACAGTAAATAATACTTTTGCATCCTTTGTCATCTCTGTAAAATGTTTCTGCATCTCTTTTACAAACTCCGTAAATTTCATGTTTTTCTCCCTTTCTTTTAAATACATCATTTTAAGTAAAATTTATATTTTACAGTATTGAATGATATTAATATATCACTTTTGTCTCGCTGTGTCAATATTAAATTTATTAATACCATTCTCAAAAGTAAACTTTATAACTGACAGTATTCATCTTCACTAATAATAGGAATATTTAATTCCGCTGCTTTCTTATTTTTACTAGATCCACTTTCCTTATCATTAGTAATCAAGTAATCTGTTGCTTTTGTAACTCCAGACACAACTTTCCCTCCTTTCGATTCTATGTCTGCTACAAGTGCATCACGGTTTGCGAATTTCTTCAGCTTGCCAGTGATACAGAATTTCTTTCCTTCTAGCGATGTGTTTGCAGTTGTGCTTTCAACTGTATCATCTTGAAATGTAAATTGCGATGCTAAAGCGCACACATAATCATCATTTTCCTTAAAATAATTATGAATAGATTTATTTCTTTCTGTTCCAAGTCCTTCAATACAGGTAAAATCATACCCTTCTCGCACATCAGTAATAAATGTACTTATAGATTTAATAAATTTTAATGCTTTTGTTCTCATTTCCTCATGCTTTGCAATGTCTTTGGCTGCTCTGCTTCCAATAAGAGGAATATTCAGTCCAACAATAAATTTTTCAAGAGTTGTATTCCTACTATCTTCAATTGCCTTGAGTAAATTACTAATCTTTTTCGTTCCCATTTTAGGTAAATATGCAAGCTGCTCTTTCTTTTCTTTTAAATGGTACAGATCAATAGGAGATTCTACTAATCCTCTTTGTATCATAAGACTTAATGTTGCATCAGATAACCCATTGATATCGTGTGCTTTTTTCCCTACGAAAGCACAAAGTTCGCCCAAAAGCTTTCCTTTACACTGAGCATTCATACACATAAGAACTTCAGAGTCTTTTTCTTTTAATACAGCAGTAGCTTCTCCACAAATAGGACACGTTCTAGGAATTTCAAACTTATCTCCTTTGAAAGCTCCGTACCCCCTTGTAAGGTTTCCGGAGACCTGCGGTATTATTTGGTTTGCTTTATATACGGTAATTAAATCACCCTTATGCAGATTAAATTCCTTAAAGATACTTACATTATGTAGACTCGCTCTGCTTACTGAAGTTCCATCAATTTCAACCGGATCAAATACTGCAGTCGGTGTAAGAACACCGGACTTACCCATGGTCCATTCAATATCTTGTAACGTAGTTTCATATTCTTCATCATAAAATTTATATGCAAGAGAATGTCTTGGAAATTTATCCGTCACACCAAGCGACAAACCATAAAAAATATCATCATAAGTTACTACCATTCCATCAATAGGATAACTATACTCTTCTGCAGCTATCCTCAGACATTCAATAGTGTCTTCCATTGAATTATGAGTATCTACAGCGTGAATATACGGTACAATATCAAAGCCTAATTCCTTTGCTTTTTCTAATCGTTCATTAAAACTGTTAATCTGTTCCATCCCGGCTGGAACTTTCCATACAACAAATTTTACATGGCGTTGTTTTGCGATTTTACTGTCAAGTTGTCTTACGGATCCCGAAGCAAGATTACGTGGATTTTTATATTTGGCATCTGGATTTTTAATCTTTGCATTGATTTTTTCAAAGTCATCATATGTAATAATTGCTTCTCCTTCAATTTCTACATGTCCAGGAAGATTGATATGGAGAGGGATATTATCAAATACCTTTGCATTATGTGTAATTAATTCTCCTACTGATCCATTTCCACGTGTCTCGGCACGAATTAATTCTCCGTTTTCATATGTAATAAGACAAGTTAAGCCGTCCATCTTACACATTAATACAAATTCCTTATCTCCAATGAATTTCTTTAACACATTTACATCTTTCGTTTTATCTAGCGACATCATAAGATGACTATGTGCTGTCTTCACTAATTCACTTTTGACCTCATATCCTACATGCTGCGTAGGGGAATTGCTTAATATAATTCCAGTTTCCTTTTCCATATTTAAAAGTTGATCATATTTTTGATCGAATTCATAATCAGATACCAGATTTTCAGATCGATTGTAATAAGCATCGCAATACTTGTTTAACTCTGCTACGAGTTCTTTCATCTCATTTACTTTATTCATCTTCATTATATATAATCACTCCAAATTTATTAATAATAGTCTCAATCAATTAAGAAAATCAATATTAACAATCCAGGAATCTCCAGTAAGCTCAATAGACTCTTCAATATCAGGGTCACATTCTGGTATCTCATACCGAATTTTACATTCATTGAGATCAATATTTAATTCCGTTCCATTTGCACAAATACTCATAATATCTTGTGTTGAGAATTCAATATCTCCAGGCGTACATGACATATGTGATGATATAATATCATTACTGATAGTCATATGTACTGCAAGCAACTTACCTGGATCCTCTGCTGCAGCCATAAACGCGTTTTCGATGTCTTCAATTGTCACAGTGTTAATCATTTTTCATTTCTCCTTGAATTATTATTTATATAAAATTTATATATTACACTATCAAAGTATGTTTTGACGACTATTTATAAATAGTCGCCAAATTGCCTTATAAAAAACGATGGAACTATTTTTGCTCCATATTGATTAATAATCTCATCCTGATATTGTATTAAGTATTCCTTTGGAGTTAATTTTGTTTCTTTTGTTCTCTTTTTAACAAAGTCTATTCTGCCAGAATCAATAATTGAATTAGGTGTCACAACATTGTTAATATGAGATAACGATTTGGTAATACTAATATACGCAGAATTTCTTGTTGCAGGGCGATTATAGCAACTTTTAAATACATCAATATGACCTGACGAATCAATAAGTGACAATACCCTAGTACTTGTTTCATATTCATAAGTATTTGCACTTTTTAATATAATGTTAATAAGAGCATCAGACAACATTACTACTCTTCCGGATGTAAGCTTTGCCTTTTTATTTTGTATATCTACATCTTCTAAATGAAGTTTGTATATATCTTCGTATTTATTTCCTCTTCCAAATTCAAATAATGCAAGCATTGCGTACTGATCACGCGGCTCTAAATTAATAATTGCAGTTAATAACTCGTCTTTTGTTACTATTTGCATTTTTTGTATCAATTTATTTAAGCATGCATTTAGTTCATCCCTTTTAAATTCCTGGAAATGATTTTGACAGTCTCTAACTAATCCCCTATTAATACAAAATGTTGTATAAGATATAAATACTGTATTAATTGTACTTAAAGTATTAGCTGAAGAAATATTCCATAATTTATACATATTTGATATATCTACAAATGTAAACATGCATAAATCTTTATTTAATTTCTCTTCATACGAAGTGGTTCTTTCAAAAATCGATTCAAGAAAAATTCTATTTATAATAGTTGTTTTTTCTTTATAATCAATGTAGAGCTTTTTTATATCGTGATTATACATTTTACACCTCTTCCTGTATTATTTCTTTTATCTTTTTTATAGCCACTTTCCCTGTGCTCTGAATTACTTGAGTTGGAAGTTTATTTTTGTTTTCAAATGCTTTATGAATGTCATTTACCATATTATCTTTTGGTTTACCTTGATAAATATAGAATACAGATAAAATTATCAATATATCTCTTTTGGTGTATTCCATGCTTAAAAAGGTGTTATCGGCTTCTGTAAGTATATTAAATTCTTCAATCAACTCCTTAGAAACAGATATTTTTAATTTGCGTTTTTCATCATTAGTCATAAAAAATCTTGAATGGAAAAATATTTTACGAAGCACATCTGAAAAAGTTGCAAAATCTATCGGGGTCTGATATCTTCCAATCATTCCATATATATTGCATAGGCTATTTTCATTGATTGTCTTTGTAATAATATTTGCTAAATCACTAGAATTATATGAATTAGTATTAACCTTTGACATTTTTGTTTTCTGTGCCTGCTGATAAATATACCTTTGAGATTTTTCTACATTAAAATTGGTAATACGAAGTTCCATTTCTTGATTACATTTTGGATAAGAACGTTTCGCTCCTAATAATGCCAGGTAACGATGATATCCATCATTAATATCAAATGCATCAATATGATAAACAATTAATTGCTTCTGTTTAGAATCATAGTAAAAACTTGCTTCATTATCTTCATTTATATTTTTAGGAATATTTAATGTAATATCTGAAGGAATATAACTTTCTCCTATAATGTCTTCCTTAATAGCATTAACAGCTTTTTGATCAATAGTAATTTTATAAAAAGATTCTTCGTTTCTTGTTACTTTTGTCATTGCTCGCTGAGTCTCTGGATTATAATTGATTAATCCCTTATTCATAAAATAATATAATTGATTAGTGTCAATTTTGCCAATCCACTGATCATCTGCAATTTCAATCATATCAAATTTTAAGGGCCATTCTATTTCTTTTTCCATAGGATCATCGTCAAATTTAGATCCACTATAGTCATGAATTTCCTTTGAAGTAAAATAATCTGATAACTTATTTAAACCTTTTCCGTTTCCGTTATTTATCTTAATTTGACTAAGATAACTATCCAGCATTACAAATAGTTCTAAATCAGATGCTTCAATCAAATTTTTTCGAGTAGATGTATATTCGGAAAATTGAAGTTTGGTAAAATTATAAGTATTTTCAGCATAATCATACATTGCCTGCTCTAAAGGCTTATCATTTAATAAAACTCTAATAAACCTTTCTTCCATATATTTAATCAATACACTTCGATCAACTAACATCTTGACCACCTCTCTTTTATTTTAACATGATCTTATTTAATTTTTCATGTAATCTCTTAATGTGCTTCTCCAATAAAACCCATCATATAATCGCTCCAGATCGCTTTCCCATGTCTCAACATCATGATGATCAATTTCGGCATAACGTTTCATATCAGTATAGTCATATCCTTTTTCATTTAATATATCTGCGACGACTTTATACATATACAGAAACATTGTTTTTTCTTCTACTGGATCATACTCATCTTCAAAATCCCATTCATCAATTTCTTTTTCTTTGTCTGTCATTGTTGATTCTGCTTTTTTTCTAAATAAATCTATAACTTCCTGTTCTGATTTAGAAAAGTTTCCGGAAGATATAATGTAATTTGACTGACTCATTGCCTCTGTCAACAGATTTCCAAATTTAGACTGTATATCCAACGGTTTTTTACCTTCCTTTTGTCCCAAGATATCAAAAATTAGTCTCGGAATATCCATGTCATCTGGGAGTTTCTTTGTCTGAAGATAACAACATTTTGCACCACAAACGATACAGTACACAGGTTTTCCGTCATTCTGACTCGTATATTTTAAAATATTAATAAACATCTTATTCTGACAGATTTCTATTGGTAATAATTCAAAGTCTATTCCTTTTTCTTGCATTGCTTTCATAACCTGAACTAAAGCATTCTCGTCTTCATCCGTATAGCTTAACCATGTTTCTTCTCCGTAATGAGTTCCTTTAAATGTTAACATATTTTCCTCCCTACGCTCCAAGACTCTTTGACATATAAGTTGCCGCCTTTTTCCTTGGGTTATCAGATCTTGTAATGTACAAACTGGTTGTACTTATGCTTGAATGTCCGACAGCTTCCTTTGTAGCTTCAATATCCTTTGTTTTCTTATAATAAAGTGAAACAAATGCAGCTCTTAATTTATGTGGAGATATTTCGTAACCTAAAGCAGCTTTTGAATATTTCTGTACGATATCATATATTGTTCGAGGACTTATCCGATTTTTCTTTGCAGATATAAAAAACGCATCTTCTTTTATTTTAAAAGATTCTAAATATTGATCTCTATATTTTAACCATTTCATTAGAATTTTTTTTGTCCCAGGAGAGAAAATATATACCTGTTCTTTATCTCGCTTGTCAATAATAGTCAGTTTCCTTTTCTTCCAATCAAAATCAGTAACATTAATCTCACTTAAAGCTGTATTTCTCATTCCAGTAACCATAAATAAATGCAAAATTGTATAATTTCTTGCTTTCCAGATATCAGCAATATTATCATTTCCAACTTCTTTAAGGATTTTATTTAAATCATTCATTGAAAGGAATATTCTTTTTACTGAATCTTTTCTCATCGGTCGATCAATAAGATCCATTGGATTTCCATTGATAACTCTTCTTTTATACAGATACTTAAAATATTGATTAAGTGCACTACATGCAGCTTTTGTATAAGCTGCAGATGCTTTTTTTATTTCTCCGTTTTTGTTGATATATTGAATACTATTTAGATATTCCTGTATATCTATATCGGTTATTTCTTCAATATAATCTTTTCCTGAATATTCAATAAAATTCTGTATGTATCTAATATATTCAATACATGTTTTAGGGCTTTTTGATACTCGAATGTTATTATAGAATTGCCTTACATTGTCTGGCAGTTCAAGTAACATTGTCTCTATCTTTTGATTAATTTGAAGTTCATGCTCTAACCTGCCATTCATTCAATATTCTCCTTTCACTTCTTAATATACTTATTAATGATCCTCTTCTCCAATGTTTTTCCAGAGTCCCGGTACCATGGCAAGATTACTCCACAATATTCCTGCACTCTCATGGAGTATATCTCTCCACATATCATAAACACAATCAATCCGATTGCGGCAATCAGTCCTCCGTTGGCCACAATACATAATAGCAGGCATGGTACAACCCAATACCAATTATACGAGAAATGACACCATTTCACCAGCCACTCTTCACTCATCATGTCAAAACGTCTAATCTCATCATGAGATAAAGAAGTCTTTGGAGGATTTGCAGCTGCCTTGCGTCTCATTAATTCAGCATAACCAACCGTTGGTTCGTCCGGGCTGGTATACTTTTTAACATCCTCCTGCATCTGCTTAATTCTGCGTTCTTTCTCTTCTTTTTCTCTTCTTAGTCTAGGATTATTTTTATATCTAAATTCCTCATATGTGTTCCTGATTAGCTGATCTATCTGCGCTGGAGTTGCTGCTTGAGTACAGATTTGATTATAAATATATTTCATTTCTTCAAGTTCTATATAAGCTTTAGGGACGCTGTAACGTTCATAATAATTTTGCATACTTTCTGTTTGACGTTTTGCTGATTTTATCGCATCTTTTATATATCGTACATAGTTTTCGTAATGTTCTTTATTTGTTATTATATGATCTCCGAACTGAATAATACAGTTACATTTTGCATTTGCCTCTTCCGGAGTAAGATTGTTAACAATATCCTCACATTTTTTAATCAGGTCGTCCGTAGAATCTGCATACTCCTTATAATTCTGTGCGTCTTTAAAACTCATAATCATAAATGTTTACCTCCTTCCTTTTGTAAGCAGTTCTATTATTTGCTTTGATTTTCCGCAGCAATTTTTATTTTTAATTGTTACAAATATTCTTTTTAAAATCTATAACAATCATTACAGAAGAATAATGCCCTTTTTCTGTTTTAACTTCCCATCAAATCATCTACTGAATCAAAAAGTTTCAAATCATCATGTATGTTTTCATGAATCCCATAATTATAAGCCCATTTTCCAAGATATTCAACAACTTCTTTTCTAAGCTGTAAATAATCTTCTTTCTGCATCTTTCTAATATTAGACAATCGGTCACGTGCCACTGATCCGTTCCTAGCAAAAATCACACCATGTAATTTATCATCAGAAATATTTAATAAATGGCATGGATACCAAGATTCACCAATCCTAAATTCATACATATAATTATAATTTCCATTTGCTTGTTCAACAGTCATTTTAACCACCAACTTTGAAATAACTTTATTTTAATTTATTTCTTAATATCCAACAAAAATCTTTCGAATCTAATAATGATCCATCAAATAATTTTGTACCTTCTTCATCATCGTTATAAATTATCAATGAACCATCAAATCCTACAACAACATATTTCCCATTATATTGTTCCATATCAATTAATTTCCATTCATTTACTTTATATTGAGTTCCATCATCCATAACGTCTACATATCCATCATATGAAAACAATGGAATACCAAACATATCTATAATACTTTCCATAATCTCTCCTTAAATTTAGAATTTGTAATATGGTTATTTTGAATCCAATTCCATTCTGATACAATAGTTGGGATTCCCTCATTCTTAGTCTGATCGTCATTCCAAAAATAGTTACACCAATTTGTAAATCCCATTACTAATCCATTTCTTTCACAGTTAAGATTCCCATGTAAAATTTTCTTGCTTTTATAATTTGGACATTTTAATCTTCCGCTGTGCTATCCACCTGATAAAATTGGTTTAGCTCCACAAATCGAACAAGGAACTGCATCTGCTAATGTCAACACATATACCGCCTCTTGAAAACAATCTTTCAACTACAACATTACCCATAGATTTCTACCATAATATTCTCTTCTTATATGAGAAATATCATTATCAATTTTCGATAATTCAACTTTTTCAAAAGTTACATTTTTGCAGCCATTAATAGTTCTATTGCCAAATCTATTTTTAGTACATTCAATTTCACTCGATGATTCTTCAACCATAACAGAAGTCACTTCTCGTAAATGTTTGATTTTTTGTGTTGATTCATACGTCATATAGGTCACATCCTTTTCCATGAAAGCAATCCTTTATCAATTCCAATTATTGCAATAGAAATCATCATCTACAACTTTTCCATTCTGCTCCATACAATGAAGAATATCGCCATTAGAATTTCCCATTTCTGAAAAACTATTACTACAAGATAAACAGTCTCTTATCACAGATGATTTTTTAAATTGACCACAAGCAACAAAATTTCCATCAAAACCTAATTGTTTATCAATACTTGCAAATCCACAATCATCTTTAAAATATTTACAATCCTTGCATTTATTCACATAATCATCTCCGTTCTACCTTGAAAGCAATTTTTCATCATTATTATTCTGTAAATGGTAATACATCATCAAATTCAACATCACTATCTGGATATATACAACGATCATCTTCTGATGTAGTGACTCCAATCATTTTATCAGTTCCTCCCATTCCAGTATAATTTGATAACGATCCAAATTGTTCATTTGCTTTTTCTATAGCTTCTTTTTCTGTATTAGCTTCTACTATCATGCTACATATCACAGTAGCGTGTCCTGTTACTGTATATTTCATATTCTAATCTCCCATGAAAGCAATTTTTCAACTTATCCTATATAGTCATCTCAAATTCATAAAAATCAAATTCATCGTATAGCTGCCATTTATTATTACCAAGATAAGAAACATCAATATCTCTCATCCCTCTTGTTAGATATAATTTATCTCGTTTCCCATCTATGATTTCTTTCATTCTCTCAACAATCAGTTCAGCAGGCTGATCTACCTGAATCGGCATATTTCCATCATTTTTTGAGTCTTTCCAATGTAGTAAAAATAAATTTTCACCTTTAATGCATTTAATTCCATTTATCGTGCAATCATACACTTTTGGTATATATCCCATGTCATTCATATCTTAATGCCACTCTCCTTATAAAAAGTAATTTTCAACCTCGTTTTGTTTTGTATTTTGTGTATTTTGATTCTCCAATACAGCCTTTATATAATTTTCGCAAAGCAGAGCCGAGACCATTTGCCATGTCTTCGTCTACTTGTTTTGCTGTATCAGAAGCATTGCCTAAAATATCAGTTGCTTCAAATACATAGCTTCTTACCATGCTTAATTCTTTATCTGTAAAATAGATACTTCGTCCCATTATATCATCCTCTCTTGAAACCGTCATTTTACATTGTTTATTCATCTATTCCAAACGCATTATATAAATCTGATTTTAATTCTTCTATAACTTTTGTCTTTTCATCATATCCCTGATTATCAAATAAGGTATATTTTTTTAAAAACACAATTTCGTCAATTATCTCTTTGATTTCGCTACGATCATACATAAAACTCTCCTTGAAAGTTAAATTTTATCCTACCAATGGCAAAATCCCAAAACCACCATCAATAATATCAATTGCATCTTCTAACGATTCCGCTTCACAATTATCCCAGTTGCTTAATCCATCCCAATCGTCCAACATAATAACCGCCCTACAAATATCTTTCGCTTTAAACTGATAAAAATATCCATGACAGGTATTTTTGTTTAAATCCGTTGGTAGTCTTTTCTTATACAATTCAAACAATTTATCAGCGACAGCATAAATATTAATCTTGTTTCTTTCTACAAGATAAATTCCTTCTTCATGATTGTAGTCTTCATTTAAGTCTTTACTAATTCTTGAAATCCAAAAATCGTTTGTGTCCATACAAACATATACACCAACAAATTTATCCTTCGTTTCTGTTGGATACGTGTCAATTTCTTCTTTTTTCTGCATATCATCAACAAGTTTTGTTACATTATAATATTTTGCAAACCTCATAATATCATTCTTTCCTAAAAATCAATTTCGTCTGATAGATAATGTCCTTCAATATGATAATCTCTATTTTCTATATTTAGATTAGTGTTTTTAATTACCCACTCAATCAATTCATCAGGTGATGAAAAATTAATTGCTACTGAAAAATCTTGGCACAATAGCAATCCTTCACCAGAATAATCTTTATTCTCCACAATATTACTCAATCCATATTTAGTTTCATTTAAAACAATAAAATATCTCCAACGATTTTTCATTTGGATCACCTATGAAATTAGTCTTTCAACTGCATTATCAAACTATATCTTCCAATAACTCATCTCTCATACCTTGTAAATACTCCAAAACATCCAATATACCACCATATCTACAATGAATTTGAGTTAATTTCCCTTGATCGTATAACCATCTAGCAGCCGCATATCTGTGCCATCCATCTACAATTACAGCTGATGGAAGAATATAATTATCAATACATTCATTATCAATTTCAATATCTCTTATTTCTTCTGGATGATTGATAAAATAAATGATTCTTCCAATATGCCAATTTCTTGATCTGCGTTCTAATACAGGATGATTCCATGTATCTCCATATGGTTCAGATATTTCAGTAATACATTCATGTATTCCAATTGATATATCATCCAAATCAATTTTACCGCAATCATCCCATTCCCAGTATTCAGATGGCGTAAAATCAATAAGCCTATCAATTCTTATAATATCACCTGTATATTCTTCCATAATATGCCTCTATTTTTTTTTAATAAACATTCCACAATAGAACTATTAAGATAAACATGACTTACTTAGTATATCTTTATTCAATTTCTGAAAACTCTGCGACTTTATCTAAGTCAAATATCACCTTGATATATTTTTGACCGTAATAGATTATTGGTGCGCTTATACCCGTCGCCAAACAATGTTTACTTAAAATATTCATTACGTCTATATTTCTATCTTGATTGACACATACATATGCTACTTTCTTTCCTGTATCATCGATTCCTGGACATGTTACTTCTGCGAGAAACCCTTCGCTTTTACTACAAAGTGAAATATGCAATTCTTCACGTTGATTGTATGGGCTAATAGTTCTTGTTTTGAAATAACAATCTTTGTATACTTTTCCGTCATTTGTCGTTACTTCTAAAAATTTCAAATTAATTCACCTCGTTTTACTCTCCGATAATCTCTCCATCCAAATTCTTATAACTTTCCTTATATCCGTATTCCCTAAATTTCATAGTGTCTTTACATATAGGACAATACAGATCTTTTATATGTCCTTTTTCCCTTTGTGATCCATGTATCCTGGGCAGCGGCATCTCCAATCCGCACTCAGGACATACAAATAATGACATTACCATTGGTTTTCTTTTATTACATGCCATGATTCCAACTCCTTCCTATATTGCAGCAAAACCAAATTCTTTTAAATTTAATTTTTGTTGCCTTGGAAGATATGCAGATCCGGCTTTAATACATATTCTTTTTACCTCACGATCAGATAGCACACGAATCACTCTCATGTTTCCTGCAATAATCCATTCGCCTGTCATATTTGGAGAAGTTTTATATCTGTAGAAGCCATTTACTGGTACATGATCAAGATCCGCTTTTATTGGATTAAATTTTCCATTTTTCTGAATCCCATTTTTATGGGCTTCTAAACAATAATTAATATCAGTCATATACTCGACCTCAGCCCATACAGTATCGTCTCTCATATAGCATATTTTTCCATTTTCTTTTTTGCCAATATGTGAAACATATGGAGCTGTATCGTTAATATGAAATCCAGGTCTAAATTTTAATGGTCCGAGTTTACTCTTTACTTTTCCATTATCTGTTCTCTGTCCGCATACAGCAATTAACCATTCCCCAATCGGAATTGAATGATCTGCATTTACATAGAGCGGAAATAACTCTCCTGGACATGTCTTTTTTATACGAAATAATTTATATCCTATAGCTGTATTCATTTTATCACCCTTCAATTTTAGTGTCAACATAAAATTTATTATTAACAGTATCAAAGTACACTTTTACTTGCATTTTTCATTAATATAAACCACTTTACTTTTGATATAACATTTATGACAAGATAGACAGCTTTTTGCACCACAGTTAATTTCAATATTATTTGCTTCGATGTATTCTTTCGTATATACTGTAAATATTTTGTCAATAAATGGATATTTATTTAATTTGTTATCACATTTATTAAGATATGGACTACTGTAAACAATCTGTAAATTGCGCGGCTTGCTTTCTCCATTATTAATTGCTTCGGCAATAATCCATGGATTTTTTGTCCATAATGCAAACTTGACATGTTTATTTCTTTTACAGATTCTAAAATAATTTACAATCTGAACTTCGTTATTTAAATCGCCAAAACTTTCGAATCTAAAAAACGCTGCATTAATAAGAGGAATTTCTTCATCCGTAAGCAAATTAGTCGTTAGAATTTCCGTATTCTTTTTCAAACATTTTTCTAAATTTTTATACATTTTCATCTGCCTTTGAGCATAGCAATGAGAACATACAAGATTTGAATTTTCTACACGACTTAAGCAATTCTTGTTACATAAACATGATGTTGATAAACTCTGCATACCACTCATTTTCCCAGAATGTTTTAAAGTATAATGCACTCCTGTCAATTCTTCTGCATTATCAATTGTTAGAAAAGTTTTTCTTTTTGTGTTTCTCATATCATCAAATCCTTCCTATTTTATGTATTAAAAAAGGACCAACACAAAAATGTGTTGATCCTTAACCCCATTATTTTATCTTTTGTAATTTCTCTTTGTTACTTTTTAGAGTGATGTGTATATTTCTTGATCTGATTTCTCTTGCATAATCGGATCTTGACGCTGTACACCCCGGCAGACACTTGAGCATAAGTCCAATCAGGTGTAATATACGAGTTTACATAATCATAGAATGGAGCCTTCTTAATTTCCTTTAAATATCTGCAAGATATGTACTCCCTTGCCGTTTTCGTACTGTTACACCAAATCGCCTCTGCTCTAGTCCATCCATTTTTTGTCACAATTATTAATTGTTTCACATACATCATCTCTCTTCCATATAGTTTTTGCGTTCAGCAAAAAAGCAAACATTTGTTCGCTCATATGCTGAACAAATATGTTATATCACAATTATTTTTACATTGCAATATAAATCGAACATATTTTTGCTTTTTACCATATATTACCAATTTTTATACCAATTTATGGTAATGAGATGATGTTTTTTTCGAATATGTGTTCTCTTATACTCTAAGTTTATGTATACATTTCTTTAATTGTTCCATATATTATATGAAATTCTTCAGGAAGCCTGCTACGATAGAAGCTACGGCTTCCTGAAGCAATATCATATAATGTTGTATTGAACACTTCTTGTATAAGAACAGTGTATATCTGTATAAATATTTTTTATTTACTTTCCATATATTTCTTTCATTCTAAGACCAAAATCAAAGTTATTATCTTCGATGGTCTTTTTGAGAAAAGCAAATAATTTATAATACTCTTCTGCTTCTCCATACTGATCAGTTAACATTTCAATAAAATATACTCCATCCAGTCCGTACATTCCATTTGCTCTACAATTATGGAACTTCACCATATTCATTAATGTATAATAAGATCCTGCTCCCTTGTAAGCATTCTTCCATTTTTTGCATTTCGGTGTCTCGAACGGAAGTTTATACTGTTTTGCAAGCTTAACAAATCTTTTTAATACAAGATAAAGTTTTGTATAATCTGTATCATGTGTTATTATGCTAATTACGTTATATGAAGCATTATTAAATGGTGTGTAAATTTTCTGAATAATATCGTCAATGAAAATATTTTTTCCGCAGATTTTTTTGTATGGAACTCCTTTGCATTTTTTGATTGGGAGTTTTTCAATATATTTACACAATTTATTTTTATAATCCCTAATTAAATCTGCGACTACCTGATCATTAAAGAAACGTTTTCTCTTGTTAAATTCTTTTACATCTCTTTCCTGCAGTTTACCTAATACCCGGATTTCTTCGAGAATCATATCAAACTGATACATATATCCATAGTTATCATTGAGATAAGCATCATATCCAAATCTCTTTCCATCGTAGCTTTCATAATTCAGCATACGGAACATCTGCGCCATAACCCATCTTCTGTGTAATTTTGAATTCTTAACATATCCATCAACGCAAACCTGATTAAGTAACATTTTTTCGTCTGGAGTAAGAGCAGAATTGGTTTTGATATTATTTTCATCTCCATCGAATACGGGAACTCCATTTTCATCAATAGTAATATTGATCTTAGCTCCAGGCTGTAGTCCCTCCGGAAGAGAGATGCTGAAATATTTACCAGTGTTCATTCCAGCTGCTTTTAATGCTGCTACTCTGTTTTCCTTGTTGTTCTTTCTGTTGTTCATCATATCCTTATTCTCCTTTTTATTTGATTTTTCTTCAATATATCTCCAACCAGCTACATAAGCATCTGTATAATTGCGCCATATGCGATTTCCATATTTCCCTTTTATCATCATGTCTTCCCTGATTGTTCCGTCAGTCATAATGATTTCTACTCTCTCGTATAATGGTGGACGATTTCCATCAATTGTATAATTTCTAATCCATTCTGACATATAAGTTATCCTTTAAATATCGTTTGTATAAAATTTATTTTTAATAGTATCAAATTATCATTTAACATCAATCCACTCTCTCATGATAATAAGATCTTTGTCTTTTCCCTGATAATACCAATGGCCGCCCATAATCTCATCGTCCCATACAAGATATCCTGCAAGAGAAGCGCACAAAATAAAAGCTTCAAGTCTTGCTTTTGCAATATCTCTAGGATCTCCGGTTACTCTCTGTTCCATTGTCAATTCTTCTTCCGGCAGAGCTTTGAAATATGATTTATCTCTAAAGCTTTCAGTTTCCTTTGATGGATTCGAATATTTGTAATTACGGTATAAATTTTCAATCACTTCAAGACAATATAAAGTAGCTTCTTTCTGTGTTTTAAATTGCTTGTCTAAAATAATCAAATTTTCATTTGAATCATATTCTCCGTTTTTTACAAAATATGATCCTCCATTTCTTATGGATTTCTTTTTTAAATCTACTTTGAAAATACAATTTCTGTTAATGTCGATAAGTTTTAAAAGTTTAGTATATATCGTCATATCTATTTCCTTTCTATGTGTTTATTAACTCTGTATTCATGGAATATTTCTATAATTGTTTCATATTAACCCGACTCAGGATGACTAAAAGCGACGGACGTGAAGTGATAACGAAATGATCCGTCGCTGAGTCATATCTTAGCTGGTTAATTAAATTATAAATACCTTGTTAATAATTGTTATTCTACGTTTTTTATAATTTCGTTTCATTATGTAAACTCAATATCTCTGGATCATTACTATACCTGTTTCATATTAAGCAGTGTCTACGAAGGTAGATTCCGAGGCAGCTCCTCATGATAATTGAGGTCAGCCTCAAGAAGATACCTTCTGTTTGCCTGCATAATTAAATAATAATATCTTGTTTACATTCCATTGATCTATGGATTTAATATACTCAACAATTCTAGTACATATCTATAATCGTTTCATATATGCAGCAATGATCCTGGTGCTGGATCATGAGTCGGAACGGTAGTCCGAATCCTGATCCATAAACCAGGAGTTTTATGCTGCATCATTGAATCACGAATTTGCTTTGTATATTCTGAGTGCACTCTCATTTAATCAATTATCTATTTTTCCATTCAAACCAACATCCAATAATAGCAATGATATATACTATTATTAGAAATATAATTGACGCTTCAAATAACAACTTATCACCTCGCTTTAAAATTCCATTCTTAATTCCCTTTCATCATGATTCATAAAGTTTTCTGCATCTTTGTAGGAAAAGAATATAGCAACTTCATTATATTTTTCGTCCTTGACAAAGATATTCATTCGTGTTGTATACCAATCTTTTATGTACTTTGTAATATTATTTCCGTCTGAATCATATTCGTTTTCTTGGATTACATATTCAACAACTACATAAATCGTTCCTGTATTACTTCTATATTTTAATATAGAGGTCTTGATATCATTGACCGAACTAAAATAAAATGCCATGGCATCAACAAGAGTATCAAATGATTCAATAATCTCTGGCTCCGAATCTGTAACGGTACATCCTTCAACAATCTCAGATCGATCTTCATACCTAAATTCCTTTGAACGTTTTATTACTTCATATTTAATCATTGTTTATAACTCTCCTCACTGAATAAGTAGATATTCTACTGCGTTCTGAAATTTCTTTAAAAGCTCTCCATTATTTTCAATAAGTTCTCTCTTTGTAGATGGAGTGCCATGTTTGCTTACATATCTACTTTTAATTGTTTCCCAATTAATTACTGGATACATTTCGCTCATTCTCTTGTAGACAGCCCTGTATGTTTTCATTCCTGCTCTTGAACGATCATTATTTTTTTCAATGAGCGGTTGAATGATTGCTGTTGTACGATCAATACACAAATCTTTATATTTATCATATAGATCCAGAAGAGTTGCTTCAAAAATGGATCTATAGGCCGGTTGATCATAAGCAATATCAATAAACGGAACTCTTCCTGTAATACTATATTTTTCTCTATAGTCTTTTGATTCCTGCTCCCACACAACTCCATATACTGTATTCATTTTCTTATAGATGTGAACCAAAACAGCTGTTCTATCTTTGAACTTACCGGCCTTAACCAGCTCTTCTGCAATAGCATACTGAGCGTTTTTCCATTCCTTGCATTCATCCTTTTTCTTGCGACGACTTTTTGCAACAGCTTTTTCTTTTGTTTCGATTGCTGTAGTTACTGAATTATTTACTTTGTCCTGGAGCATAAGCTGCGAAAATTTACCCATATTTGTATATAACTGATCGATTTTATTATTTAGCAGAATATTATCATCAATTAACCGCTGCATTTTGTCTGTCATGATTTTGATTTCATCTGAATAATCTGGAACATTTATTTCCGGAAGTTGTACCTGTAGGATATTTCCTTTTGTTTTAGGTTTTGGTCGTGTCTCAGGTTCTTTATTGAGAAATGCTGCAGCCAGTACATCTTTTGCGTGGAGCTGATAATCAATAAGTTTATTCACAAGATCCGGATTTTCTCTTTGCATTGTTGGGGTGATTGAAAATTTTGCTAACCAAAGGGGAAGAAAATTAAGTTCAAGACATAAAATATTACTATTTGCTTTGTCGTTCGCAAGGGGGTAAAATTTTACCCCCTTGGAGAGTACAAGATCTTCCTGTATTTTCTTACGTTCATATTTCATTCTATTTTCATTGAATCCCATTCCCTGACACACCCATCGAACTCCGACGTAAACTTTCCCTGTTCCTATTTCCTGTGCGGCTCTTAACTCTGCTCCATTAAATTCTACATCTCTTACTCGTAATTTATTTTCGCTCATTTGTCTTACCTCGTTTGCTTGTATTAAGTTTATTATTTGTAGTGTCAAAGGCTAATTCTAACTGCTCTATTATGAGTAATCTCTATGAAAAATTCATCCTCGCTTACTACATCTTCTCCGAATTTTTCATAATCAAAATATCTATCCATAAGTGATTCATTCTCTCTATTGATGTATCCATACTGCCAAGCTTCTTCTCGGCCAAGATCATCCATATCACTATATACAGCAGTTACAATACTTCTGTCTCTATAATCAAGAGGATATTCATCAAGAATACATTCAATGTCAGAATCATTTAATCTGTATTCTTCTTTTAATACTTCCATCTCTTCAGATGATATTCTATCAAAAAATTCCTGCGCTTCATCTGATTTAAGCTTATCAATAATTGGTTCGATCTTGTTTATTATTTTAATTCCTTTCTGATATCTACTGTCGCCTTTGGTGATCCCATATCCAAGTTCATGAATTTCATCATTATATCTTAATAACTGTTCGTATTCTACTTTTGTCAAAATTGTTTCTATATCATCATAAGCAGCCCAATCTCTCCCGATATAACAACTTCCACAAATATTAAGACCACTAAAATAATGATTGCATACAAATTCAGAACCATTTGCATCTATGTAGGCACAACAATCTCGATCGTCACTATTTTTTATACGATATAAGAATACATGTTCACTCATATTTATTCTCCCTTCAGGCTATCCAACGCAACTTTTAATGCTTCGGTAAGTTTGTTATTTATGCCGGAATCTTTTAATCCTTTTATTGTTCCTTCTAATATTCCAACTGCTTCTTCCGTTTCTTTCTTCATAGCTTCCTTTTCGGGATCGATCCATACAGGACTATCATGTGTTTCTATAATTTCAAGAAGCTCTTTCTCAAATTCATCATCTGTTTCTATTTGAAAATCAAAATAATCACATAAATCTGCGCCACATTTTGTATGTTTCCTGCTCCAAATACATTTAACACACTCCTTCTCTGGCACATCTTCACAATTATTCATTCTTTTATATTTATGAATAAATTCCTTTGCTGTCATTTCATGTGAATCGGTCAACATAAGTAATTCTTTTGCTGTACAATGTGTCTCAATACAATCAGATGCAAACTTTATTTTCTTCATACCAAAGTCAATACAGATAGTACCTTCATCAATGGGCGGTTTAAATTCTATCGTTTTTGTATTATTATGCCATGTAAATCCAGCTTTATTTAACACTCTTAATAAATCATCACGTTCTTTTTCATTATTATAGGACACATTAAAACTCATAATCATTCTCCTTTACATTTCTCTTACTAAAGCTTCGTATACTGGCCTTGAATATCTTAGTGCATTCTGCATACATTTAAGGCTTTTATATTTGTCAATTTCTTTTACCGTTTTCTTTCTATTCGCTGCCACATTCTTTCCGGTTCCTCTAAGAATTGTATGATCTTCTCTATCTATAACACATCCTAATCCACCTACTTTCTTTTTACCTGTTTCGCAAGCCCTGATACAATCCATCACAAACTCATTTAATGTATTGATATCTTTTTCTACATTGACAATTGGCAATACTGATGTGGCCCATGAATAAGTTCCGTCTCCCTTATACAGATACCGATTGATGCTATTGATTGCTTTCTTTGCTGTAACCTCTTTCTTTTTGATACTCCTAGACTCAATTTCTTTCTGGAAATCTTTTACTCTATTCTTAGACAATGTAATCTGATCACCTTTAATCATGAATCCAAGGAATTTAAACCAACGATCCCGGGTGAGAAATTCTACTTTTTTCGGATTTAATTTCATTTGCATTTCATGAAGTTTTGTTGTAAGAATGTCCATTGCCACATCAATCTCTGGTCCAACATATAAAATATCATCTGAATATCTTATATATATTCCAGATAATTTTGAGATCTCATCATCAATATCAAAAAGTACTGTATCTGCAAGGTAACTTGCTACGGCACATCCCTGTTTTAAGCTCTGATAATGTTCAATAAGATTTCCGTCTGGATCAAAGCACAAATCTGAATGATAATATTTACGAAGTACATTAATGATCTTTGATTTGCCAAACATATCTTCCAAGTAATCAAATTCTTGATCAATATATATAATCGGTACCGAATCAAAATACTTACTAAGATCTGCCTTGAACCCAACATCTCCAATCTTCGGATTTAATTGTCCTATTTTTCTTGATATGTTCTGGACTACTTTTCCGCAACCGATTCCTTTCTGATAACTTTTACATGCCGGATGGATATTTCCTTTCGCCAGTTCAAACAGCATGTCATTTACTATAGATAAGAAGATCCTGTCTATATTTTCATTTACATATACTGTTCTGAACTCACCGTTATCCTTTGGAATCAATACCTGGTGTGGTGGAGCAATTTCGTAATTATCAAGTAAGATCTGGCCGATTAGCGCCTGTCTATAGATTGGATCACAAAGTTTTCTTAATTCTCCTTTATCAATTCCTTTTCCGACTCCGGTTTCTATTGCATATTCCCAACGTTCCGGCTTGATGAACTCTTTAAGCAAAACATCTTCCATAATCATTCATCTCCTTGTTCATTATCTATAAACTCCTGATATGCCTTTTCAATGCATTCATATTGGGTCTTGCCATTTCCTTCACAATATAAAGCATATGCTTCTTTGGCAATATCTTCGGCCTCATGATCTAAAAGATCGTACTGATCTCTAAGTTCATTCTCCATCCAATTTGTAACAAATTCTTCAGCCGCTTTAGCCAATTCATCTGCAGTTAATATATACTCTTTTCCATCTCTTTTAATTTTCATAATATAACCCGTCCTTTTATAATATCAACATAGTCTGCGTAACATTCACGAAATCCACCGTATTTATCAGTATTAAAACACCAATCAAAATCACAATCTTTTTCTGTTACGAGTCTGTACATATATTCTGCAAATTTAGTAATAAATTTTTCATTTTTACACATAGCAGAACGTCCAATATCAGTTAATCCTTTCTTTGCAAACTCTTTGTATAACTCCAACTCCTGATATTCTTCGAACTCTTTGCATACTCTATATACTTGCCACATCTCCTGTTCTGTGAGCAAAATATCCTTTCCATTTCTATGAATATACACTTTTTGCATAATTATTCATCCTCGCTTTCGACCTGTTCCACATTGAAATCTATTGACAATTCCGGGAATGCGTTACATAATCTTTTATTCACCTCATCTATTGCTCGATCATATGCAGTATCCTCATCTTTCGCATATACAGAAATAGTTCCGTCACACCATCCATGACATAAGCTCACATAAAAACGATATTTTTTATTCTTCATTATTCTTTCCTCCTTTGAATTTCCTAATTGCTAATCCCAATGCTTCTTTCTGTTTATCAGATATCGGATATTCATATTCCTCCAGAGCTGCGCTTAAATCATCAATGATATATGCTGCTTCACTTTCTGTCATTGTACTATGATAAATCGGATCATCTTTTTCGACTAATTCAATAAGTTTATCTATATTACTATTATTCCAATTCTCGTTATTACATAATGAAAATTTGCTTCGAAGATTGATAGAAGAAAAAACGCATTCATTACAATCTCTGCTGCCACAATTTTTAAGTTTTATAAATCCTTCCAAAAATTCCCTTGCCGTCATTTCTTTATTTTCTGTTTCATTTTCAATTCGAAATATATCCTTTGCTTCAATATTGTAATAATCACAACACCATGTCACTTCTCTTTTTTCATGAAAATGAATAGCATCTGGAAAAGGTTGTGCTCGCGTTATATAAAGTTCTTCCCCGTTCATCCATTTGAACCCTTGTTTCCTAGCTACTTCAAAAAGTTTTTCGCATTCTTCTCTTGTTTCTACCCTTACTTTTAATCCTCTTAAATCAATCATGTTTATATCGTCCTTTCATTGTATATCCCTTATGTTCATACACTCTTTTGAGCATTAATGGATTATCAAAAGCCGGAGTATATTCTTTCGTTTCCGGACAATAACCAAACCATTTACCATGTACATCATGATAAATTTCCATTATTTTCTGTTCCATTTTTACCACCTGCCTTTGTTACAGAATAACCTCGCTTCTGTAATTCTTTAATTAAATCATCCGTATAAGCATCTTTAATTACCGAATCTTCCAGACTTAACACCTCGAACTCACCGTCATCATTGACTATATATTTCCCATTAGAATCTCCAGAAAAAGTGATTTCAAAATCCACTTCAATACCGACTGTGTTTAAAAGCTTTTTTACCTCTTGTAAGTTATCTTCTATGTCTCCTGTAATCTCACACAGATCGTAAACTGCCATTCCACAATGCTTATAAAAATCTGTTACATCTAAATCAAATCCAAATATCTCTGTAGCATTAATTGCTACGATTAATGCTTTTACGTCTTCTTCTTTTACTTGAATATATCCTGTGTTATAATATGTCATAACTATGATCTCCTTTTATTTGCTTTTATATAGTGTATGAGTCCCATCTTCATGCCGCTGCCATTCATATCCAAGAAATTCTACGGCTTTCAAAGCTCCATTATAATAGCTCATATCCTGCGGTCTTGCTTCTTTCATATTCGCAATCATCCATCGTTCATTTAACCATATTTCTGTTTGCTGCTTAATTTCTTTATTTGTTCTTTTCATTTTGCAATCCTCCATTTATTCATCAAAAATAATCGTATCTTCGGTACATCCCCAATATGTAGAGTGCTGAAATAAATCGATTAATACTTGAAAATTTGCTTTGTGTATCTGATAAAGATTTCTGTCAGCTAAATTAGTATCTTCTAAAAGTCCAACCAATTCATTTGCTTTAACAGCTGATTTAAAAGCAACATCTTCGTTTTCTTGATTAACAAGAAATTGTGTTCCACATGGAAGAAAAGTAATCATATACACATGATCACGCTCCTTTTCTGTTTTTTATCACATCCATTAAAATAATATTTTCTGCAACCAGATCAATATTTGCAAAGAAACTCCCATCTTTAAAATATTTCCAGTCATTTGCTTCACTTGTTTCTTCCATTTCTTCGTCAGATATATTGTAAAGATAATCTTCTCCCATTCGCTCATATCGATTGCAAAGATGTACCATTACTCTTTTGATAAGATGTTCTGCCTTATATAAAACATCTTCATTAATATTCCGAACTCCTATATTTTCCAAGTTATAATAAAAATCGTCTACGAAATTAATATAACAAGCATAACAGTAATAATATCTTCTATTCATCGGAAGGATTGTATCTTCTTGATATTCGCTCATGTAGAATTTTATAGTTCGAATTTCTTTTTCTGTTAATTCATCTCCAATCCATTTCATGTCAGTTACATTCGGAAGATTAAATATATCATTGATATTTAAATTTCCATAAATATTTACTCCATCACCCTGGCAGCCATTTAAACTCCATTGAATCTTAAGATCGCTATTAGGAAAAATATTTTTTAAATCTTCCATATATATATTTGTTAATGCTTCCGACCTACAATAATCATTTAAATAATCTTCCTTTGCTTTCTCTTTTGCTTCATCTGAAAGTTCTGAATAAGAATATACATTGTAAATTTTTATCAGCTGCTGCATATCATCACCTCACTTTTACAAAATCCTTATCAATGCTTAATCCAAGTGGCGCATCTGAATCATAATGATCAGTTATACCCCAACCATTGTAATAATCTCCATCTTCATCAACACCAACACCACAATTTAAATCAGATACAATATCTTTTTCTGTTGGAAGTTCTGTTTCATATGCTGTATCAATTCCTGCATCTAAAATTTCCTTTCTTTTGGCCGCACATTCTTTTATAAACCAATTAACCTTTTCCTTTCCGGTCTTTGTTAAAATATAGTGCATATCATCACCTCATTTCCTTGTGATTTCATTTAAACATTTTTCAAGATATTCTTTAAATTCTATTCCGACAAATTCAAAAAACATTTCTTCTACTGCTTTTTTATCTTTCGTTTTCTTCCAGATATTAAAAATATCTTGAGCAATTCCTGTAAATTCAAAATCATTTTCTTGAATAAGATCATTTAAAATTGTATCTGCATCACGAATAATCCCTTCAGGCGTATTATCATGTAAATATTCAACTGCTGTAAGCAAATCATTTGTAGTGCAGTACTTCTTTTTACCAATTTTTTCAATGTTATTTACAATATCTGTAATATCATTAAACAGATTCTGTATGTCATTATCATCTACATTTTCATTTGCATTGTCACTGATGTATTTCCCTAATTCATAAAACATTCTGACCTTTTGATATTTATTCATCTGTTCAAAAATTCTCTTCATTTCTGCAGTCATTCTTGTCATCATGTTACTTACCTGCCTTTCTTTTCAAATCGAACATGTCATATACCGGTTGCACACAACTTATATTGAATCCATTTTCAAACCAACAATGATCTGATACTTCCGGAACGTCTACAATAATATGATTCGGATATGTTTCTTTTACAGTGCCCATACAAAAATCATTATCAAACCTGCATCTTACAACTTGTCCAACTCTAAATAAATGTGTTAAATTTGACATATTATTCTCCTCATTCAGATTATTAATTTACTTTTCAATTAAGTATGAATAATCCATTTCCATAAACTCTTTTACTTCATCAGCTGTCATTTTTATAGCCATTTTATTGATTTCTTTTATATTTTTAATACAAATGTCAACGTCCTCTTGGTCAAAATATTCGGTAGGATTTTTCCAATCTTTTCCACGATTCCATTTCATGTATTCTGTTCCGGACATAATCTTTTTATTATTATAATCAAGGAAAGCATACTTAATTGTTCCATCTGAAAGTACGTCAATAAATAATTTTCCATCATTATTGTCCTGCTGATAAAACATAAAGTTATTTAATGTATAACCAGAATTTTCCCAATCATCATCAACAAATTCTTTAATAATGTCAGAACTAATCGCGTAATCAATCATGTCAAAATTTACATTTAATATTCGATATAATTTTCGTTCAATTTCAAATGAATATTTATACATCTTTTTTAACCATTCAATTCCATATCTTGCACGACTTATCATTCGTTCTCCATAATTCCACTGATAATATCTTGCAATCATTTTCTTCTGTCCATTATCTTCATATCTAACAAAAATCTGTGATCTCTGTCCCATAAATTATTCCTTTCTTACGGTTTTACCACCCGCCGAAAAGGATCCTTTTTATTTGTTATAAAGTTCATCGACGACTCTCATACATTCCATCATCAACCCATATTCAGTGAAATCATTAATTTTAATTACACTGGTTTCATCGTATACACTAACCAATAACGCATCAGCATTCTCACAATAATCTACTGTTACACGGGCATCATCGGTATAAGGATTTGCCTTAAACATCTTATTCATCTCTTCAATCCATTTAATCATTTTTTTCTCCTTTACTTAATTAATTCTTCTGCAATTCTGTATGCCTGATCAATAAGATTATCTCCTTCGACAATCTTCATAAATCTATTTTCCTGGTATGTATTTGTTAATCTCTTTGCAGGTTTGTGCGTAGAAAAATCAGATACAGCATTCACGAATCTGAATACACTTCTCTCTGTCTGCTGCAGATCCGGGGCGTCCCAGCAAGTCATTAATAATTCTCTGTCCTCCTGGATGTCTGTTGCTTTTCTTACAGAATCTTTCTTATCATCAATTGGAAGTAACTGCTTTGTAAGATTCCACATATCATCTTTAGTAAGAGATTTGCGTTTCATATTTTCAAATTCACTCTCAAGACTACCAAGATAATTTTCTGTATTCATAATAGTCATTCTTGCATCTTCAAGCTTTCCGTTGATATTTCCGACATGAGTACAACTCCAGGAACGACTAGCTCTTTTAAGAGCAAGATTTAATGTATTCTGACACCATACTCTAATCGGAGTAATTGCAACTCGTACAGATCCTTTTCCATCATGTGCATTTGTAAATACAAGATATGGATCAATTTTCTCTCCGGCAAGATTTCTTCCCTCAAGCTTGGCCAACAGCCAAATCTTTTTGCCGCGAGCCAATGCTCCAGCTGTTTCATATTTGACTCCTTCTCCAAGAAGCGCATCTGTAAAAGCAAAGGCTTCATCGTTCTGGACCACTTTATATTTCTCAGTAACAATACCGAGAACGGCCTGATCAATATCTCTGATATTTGCCTTGAATCCATCAACAAGTTTACCTGAACTAGCAGTTGTAATGTTCTGCTGCACTACCTTCCAATCAAGTCCTGCGAGTTTTAAAGCCTGAGCAGAATCTACTGCTCCAATAACTTCCTTTCCGAGTCCATCCCACGGTGCTTTTCTCGCATCAAACATACTTTCCACATTTGTAAATCTGTTTGTCGTTCTTTCCATTGTTTTGTTCATGTTATTGGTCATCATAATATCGATCTCCTTTTTGTTATATTATCATCAAATTTATTATTAACAATATAAAAACATAATTATTCTGCAATACGTTTTCTCTTATCAAAATCTTTTCCATCCTCGACACCGGAGGCATAAGCTTTTGATGATTCATTTGTTTTACTTTTAATAAATTTTTTACTTGTGTTTTGATTTACATAATCAGTTACTTCATTCGGGACCGAAAGGACAAGCCCCCAGCCAAACTCTTTATTCTGTTCGGCATAAGCTTCTTCTAAACCTTTTACAAATCCCATTCCATAATCTGTATATGATTGAGATCCTTCCGCATAAGTTTTTGTTGATCTACGAAACTCCTTTTCCTTTGACTGAATGCATTCAAGAGCGTACAGAAAAATTTCAGTACATATTTTTACATCATCTGGAAAGCCAATAAAAACTATTGTCCTTGTTCTTGAACCACGTGGTATATAACATGCTCTGGAACAACAATTATTTGTTGCAATTACTTTTGCTAGTTTTGGCATCCATGGATTTTTCCTGGAATTATATGTAGCATCTTTCATAAGAGCTTCCATGATTCTTTTATCCACTTCCATTGTATCTGACATGCTAATTTTATGTTCCGCCATAAATTCTCTTGCTTTAAGTAGAGCAGCTTTCGCTTCATGTTCATTAGATGATTCTGATAAAGCAAGAAGCTTTTTAATTTTCTCTTTATAATCAATAGCCATAATCATCCTCCCTTTCTATAACTCTTTAATAACTCCAATAAATTAATCCCTATTCCATCACAATATTTAACAAAAGATTCCATAGACGGATTTACATTGCAAGATTCAATTTTTGAAATCATTTGTTGTGTTAGGCCTGTTCTTTTTGCCATATCTTCCTGTGTCAATTTCTTGGATTTTCGAATTTCTTTTAAATATGTAATAATATTGTATACTTTGTTTTCTATTTTTCTTCCTCTCTTCCTAACGTTTCCCAAATTATATTAGCCTCTTTATTTAAGCCTCTTTCTATATAATATTTATAAAGAAATTCTTTTTGAGATTTTGTATATTTCCATGAATTACCAGTTACAATAGCGATTCCCTGTGATGGATTGTGTAAGAGGATCCATCCTTTATCAATTAAATAATCACCGGAGTCGTTACATTTACAAGGTAATTTAAGCCAATCTTCAAAATAATGTTCTTGAATGTAGTCATCAGCCCATTCCTGATGCTCGCTCCAATCTACTTCATAAAAAGTACCATCTGGAGCAAGCCATCCATAATCTTCAGTAGAATGTTTCTCTTCATCCATCATACGTTTTATATAACTACCAAGAATCCCTTCAGATTTTTCTTCCGGTTCTTCTTCGCCTAATGCTTGCCGGATATCATGCTTAAAGTCTTCTGAAATTAGATTCATTGCAACGTCCCAACGATATTGTAAATCTTTTATTTTTTCTTCCTGATCCTTGAGCTTTTCAATTCCTTTCCAAACATTCATATTTTGAGGTAACGATTCTTCTTCTCCAGGATCAAATGTTTTAAGACGATAAGTGCCTTCCCTTGTACTTCCTTTTAATGCAGCTCGTCCTAATAGGATGTCCTCGGCATATCTTTTAAGCTGCGAATATGTTCCGGCTGTTCCAGACATAGAATGAATCAAAATTTCAATGGCTTTGTCATATGTTATTTTACCTGAATAGAATAATTCTCTTACTGTGTCAGTAATATATTCTCCATGAATATCAAAGGTAATCTCAGACATTAATATTATTTCCCTCCATTCCAAATCAATAAACTTTAATAGGAACTACTTCCGTAAACCGTTCATACACAAAAAGCAATAGATCTGGAATCGCATGAGAAATAGTATCATCATATACTGCTGCGTTTGGAATATCCATCTGACCACCATCATTCTCTTCTAATTCAATAGAATCATCACAGTCATATTCCGGATCAAGCTGTTCATAATAGATATAATCTTCAAAACCATCCTCAAGTTCATCTGCGTTGGTACCATCACCAAAATGCATTGATAAAAATTCCTTATATTCCGGAATCCATAAAAGAATCCCACCAAAATTATCTTTAGGTACAGAAAAATTCTTAAAATTTCTTTCCATCATCTGATCAAATTCTACTCTAGTCATGATAATTACTCTCCTTTCTTATCATGAATCCCACAAACATAAGCACAAATTTCAAGAATTGATAATCCACAATTATTTGTTATGCCCATAACAGCAAGAGGTTTTGCTTTGCTGTAGTATTCTCTTTCCTTTCTTGTCATATTAACTTACTTTTCTGGTAAATTTGCTATCTGCCTTGCGACCTTAGCAGCTTCATCGTAACAATAATTTTCTGTTAATCTCTGTGCATAAGACCATAATCCATATTTTTCATCAGAATCAAACAAAGATAAATCTTCAACTGGAATATCACAATTACCTTGTTCGCAAAAATATCCATCTGTATTATCTTCCGTACCCCAAAGTAAGGGACAATAAATACAATGGTTTTCAAGATAATTATCTACTTCTTGTGTAGTATATTGACAACAAAAGCAATAGTTTTGAATTGTATCATCTGGAAAGTTATTTTTTATATACTCTGCTTTATACATATAGATATCACAATCAGGATGATGCTCCTCTAATCTATCTGCAATCCAGTTCCACATCTTACGGTGATGTGCAATAGCTTCTTCCTTAGTTAAATATAAATCTTCCATAAATAATTCCCTCCTAAAGATTAACTGCATCTCCATTATCATCATAAATAATAGGTTCAATCTTAACGATATAACCAGGCTTATTTTCTTTATCAAAGATTTCCATCTTAGCTTTATTAATCCCACATGATCCCCATTCAAAAGAAAATCTATCATCGTTATCCTCTACTATCTTGATAAGATGATCTGATAAAGCTTCAATATCTCTATAAGTACTTCCCATAATTAATTCCCTTCTATCTAACAGCTGTAATCTCACCATCAATAACAGCATCAATAAGTTCTGTAATATTATCAATATTCTTTGCCTGATAACATCCAGGTCCAGTAAATTCCTTAATAAGTTTCTTTCTACGAGCATCATCCGAATCGTATATATCTGGATCAAGTTCGTTATAAGTAATAGCTACAATCCTGGGTAATTCGCTATCCTTAATATTTGAATCATAAGCAAGAGACTTAAAGTAATTAAATCTTTCATTAGAATTGATTTGCGTAGCGTCAGCGGAGCCTGGAGCGTTAGCGACATCAGGAGCGTTAGCGACCATATCAAGCGAAGCGTCCGGAGCGCCAGCGACCCTGTTGAGTGACCCGGCTACCTGTGCACTAGCGAAGCGGTCACGGTACCGGTCAGTACTATCAATATCATTATCATTATCAATATCAGTATATATATAGGTACTGCTGTGACCGTCGTTATTATTTTCTTCGGGAATATCCTCATATTCGCTTTCGGTCACATCGGTCACGGCATGACCGTCTGGTCGGTACTCAACATTGTTGATGATAATATTGAAATCAAATGTTTCTTTATATTTACCTTCCCGGAAATTCTTCAATGTTTTGTTTACCTTGCCTTTACTGCAATGCACTTCTTTGGAAATTTTGTCTTGTGACATTCCGGGATTATCACGAACAAATTCTATGATTGCTTTGGTAACTTCTGGATTCTCTCCGAATCCTCTTGATCTTCTTTCCTGTGAAGAATCTATCATTCTAAGAGCTGTATCTCCACCTGCATATAAAAATATTTCTTTATCTTCTATTGGTTTTTCGTATAAGGCATACTCAATAATTGCCTTGTAATATTTATAGGCAACCTCTTTGCCTTTCATCTCTTCGATCATCTGACCTGTTGTATAATATGATTCGAAGAACGTGAAGCATTTGCTTCTATCAAATTGCTTTTTATCACTCATAATCTGCTCACTCCAATTTATTTATCTTTTTTGTATTTGATTTTATTTTGCTGCCTTTCTTCTAAGATTCTGTCTAACGCTTCCTGGAATCCTGGTACCATTTCAAAGACATAAATATCTTTTTCAGGATTATGCCAATCTGGTTCCACTGTTGCAATCTGAAACCCTTCTTTTCTTAATTTCCAGGCGATCCATTTACTCTTAATTCCTTTGCATTTAGTTCTCTGATTTTTCATTGATTTTCCCTCTGCTTTCTGATTGTTTTTAATACTGCGTTTACATTTTGTTTCTATAATCTTATAACTCTTATAATCCATTTGCCTTTTCTTTTCTATGCTTTTCCTGTTCGTTAATATACTTTGTCAATGCTTCGGAAAATCCAGGAACATCTTCAAAGATATACACATCAAACTGAGGATTATGTCTGTTTGGCTCTACAGAAATGATCTTATATCCTTCTTTCCGTAGCAACCATGCAATCCTTCTGCTTTTTACGGCCTTAGTAGCGATATTTGTTTTATTCATTAATGTTCAACTCCTTTTATTTGCATTAAGTTTATAATTTATAGTGTCAAATCATACTTAAAAATATGATAATTCCTGCAATTCTTTACCAAGCTTCATAAGTGGATACTCTACAAATCCACTTCTCTGGGTAATACCTGTAGGAATCAATAATTTCTGTTTGACCATCTCATTAATCAATGATTCATTATTATTGATATCTGCGAAAATCTCATCGTCACCCAGCTTGATTCCAAGATTTACAGATACTGTGCCCCATGGTTCTCCATAATTTTGCGGATCGTTGCAAGTTGCTATTAATGCAGTGGTTTTATTTTCTGCATATCTTCCCTTGTTGATTAACACTGTAGTTTTTCCAGAGTAAAATGTATCAAATGTAACTCTAACCATAATTATTCTCCTTTGTTATATTCTTTAAGTCTATCTATACTTGCCTTAAGCCAATCCCTTCCAGTTAAAAGGTCGTATAATAAATCCCATCCAGAAGTTCCAATCTGATTGAACACATCATCAAGCCAGTATCCTCTCTGTGCATCAAGAACATAGATACATGTTGTAATAGTATCAAGCATTGTTTCCATTTGTGGATGTTTCAGCACATCATAGAAATAGTCATACCATTTATTTCCATGTTCATCTTCTGAGATATCTTCTGGTTTATAGTTAAGATATTCAGTTCCGACACATGGAAGGATTCCTTGATCCGCAGCATCTTCGAAGAAGTATTCTTCATCATCTGATTCCTCGTTCATGATTGCTTTACGTCTTTCCGGAATAATATACTGTGGTAAGGGACACATAAATAACTGTAGTGCTATCATCGTCTGATCGCTCCCAAACGCCTGTAAGTCCATTGCCTTAAGAATGTATCGGTACTCAAAGTCTGGGAGGTTTTCGTCTCCGTTTTGTGCGAATAGACCCTTAAATGCCAGTATCAAAGTACCGTCATCATGGTAGATCTCAGACCACTTTCCTTTCCATGTGATAAGGTTGCCTGAAGGCTGAATGCCTGCAAATGACATGAGTTCTTTCTTATTATATGTAGACATTTTTACTCCTCCTCATCTTCATCTTCATCATGATACTCTACGATTTCGATTGAATAACCAAGCTCCTCTTCGATTTCTTCCTTTGTCATTTTCTTAGGTGGTGTTTCTGTCCAGAAAGGATCCTTTGATGGCGCTGTTCGTTTGAGGAAGAAATCTGCCAAGATATTATTTGCGTTGAGATCATCCATACGCCATAATTTAACAACGTCGTACTGTTCATAATATTTACAATCATCATCATAAGCTCTATTTTCTTTGTAACTACCACAATGCGTAATACATGACAATGATTCATATTTAGTTATTTTGAATGTAGATAACTCATTCTTAGAATAATGATTTGGAAGCACAATAGCCAATGTTCCATTGCGAAAAAGTACAATGTCATTAACTTTGAAACCAGGAAAATCTGATTTTAATTTCTCTTTTGGCTCTTTTGTTTCTGGCATTTCTCTATCCCAACACTCGCTGCATTTAAGGTACTGGTAAATACAATTGCCTTCTGAATAACCATCTGGCAGGTTTTCATAACCATAGTTATAAGGACAATGCTGGAGATAACCTTTATCTCCATGATCTTTACAATATTTCTCTTTATATGTCATTACGCTACCTTCTTTCTATAACCGAATACAAGCTCCAGAATTGTTGGTTTATGATTTCTTTTTCTTTCTTCTTCTTGGCGTTTCCAGTCAGCCATGATCTGATCAAATTCTGTTTCTTTATAATGTCCGGAATGAGCCGCCCATACTTCTACACCATTATGAGCCACCAAAATCTCCATATAATCAATTCCATTACTGGCAAAGATTTTTGTTTCTCTTGCGATCTGCTGTTTCAATGTGTAATACCTCCATTCATGTACTCTGCTATCTCGTCGATTTTATGTTTAGCTTCTACCAAAGTAAGAGTTTTATCAGAATCATAAAGAGCTTTTACAGCTAATGATTTCGCTCCATATCCAATGAGGATAGCTGGATTAGCCACTTCTTCTGGTGTTAATTCTCTTTCAATGCCTGCTGCATGATCAAGAAAATTCTCGTATTCTTTTTCTGTTGGTTCTTTCCCGGTAATGATAAATGCTGCCGTCACGAGATCTCTTTCACTTACAACTCTGCAAGATCTTCCTGGTTCTGTTAAATAGTACTGCATAATATTTCCCTCCTGTTTTTCATTTTGCTTAATAGCATAATTCAAATCCGTATTCATATTATTAGGAAAGAAGGGGCGGATCTAAATTTCACTCCGCCTGAGTACGAAACTGGATTATACTATTAATTTTCTTTATGATACTCTGTATCACTTTCCGTTTGGAGAAAAACGTACCTTCGACTAGAGGTTAAACCGTTCATGTGGATCGTGATACAGAGTATATTTGTTCTTCAGTTTTAAGTAGCAAGTTTAAATCCGAAGTTTACATAATTAATAGTTGCATTTATTTCTATTATCTTAATGACTGTATTGGTGTAAAATTTATTATTAACAGTCTCAAGATAAATAGATTACAGATAATATTTCCCTATATAATTGTATCCGTAGGGAGAATTTTCGATCCATTTAAGAATATTGCATCCCCAATCAGTGACAACCGCTTCTTTAAATGGAAGTGGATTTTTATTTCCTTTGATACGAACTAATGTTCCTTTAGGCGTTCGCATCATCTGAACGAGTAATGTATTTGGACGAATTACTTCCTTGCCGTTATGAAATGTCTTGAACGGCATATTTGATCTAAATACATGTGTTTCTATGGTTCCCATCATATCAACATCTCCTTTTTGATTATTTATATAAAGTTTATATTTTGCAGTCTCAAGATAAATAGATTACATTGGATATTCTCTAACGCAGTCCTGTGCTGCATAGTACACATATATTTTATTAGTCAGAAAATTCTTAGTTCCGTTGTTTAAATTATCATTTACTTCACGGACTGCTTCTTTAATCGCTTCTGGCCCTAAATCTTTACGAAACTCATGGATAATCGCCTCGTGCACAGAAGTAAAACTAATTAATAAGTCGTTTCCATTCGCAGCCTTCTTACTAATATTCTTAAGAAGTCCTGGGAAGAATATTGATGAGGCGCCAAGGAAAGCTTTATCATTTGTGATCATAAGACCAGCTAGATTAATCTCCTTTATAGTATATGGATCTTTAAAGTTCTTAAAGAGAATATCCGTTAGATTTGACATTGCCTTTGGCGGATACAGCTGTCTTGTATTCTCACAAGCATTTAAGAATACCTTTGAGAAGGATCCAACTGTATTAATATATTTATCAAGGACTTCTTTATCCAGAATATGCGCGGTCTTTTTGTCGGTGATACAGATAGCAGCTGCAATATCTCCTATTTTCATAAAGTAAGTATTTTTTAAAATCTCTTTGTGGTTTTCATAGTTCATCAACCTCACGATCAGTTTGTCTTTCATTTCTTCATAGTTCTGAAGCTCATTTAATTCCATCATAATATCAATCTCCTTTTTGATTATTTATATAAATTTATTATTGACACTATTGCTTATTTGAGAATTATTATAATCCAATTTCTCTTTTAATTCAATAGTTTTCATAAAATTTATTAATGGCAGTATAAAATTACATTGCCTTGGTTTCTTTTGCCTGATGACGAGCATTGAGAGCAGAAGAAACCTGTCTCATATCTCCGCCATGATACATTGGAGCTTCACCAATTCTCTTAGCAACTTCTTCTTCGAGATAGATAGTAAGTCCTTCAACTTCTCTTCGCTTAGGATATTTCGCAAGAGCTGCGGCGAAATACAGGTTAGGTTCTGTATGTAAGCAGAAATCTGTTATAGCACGGATTACTCTCGGATCATTTTTGTGCATATTTAATACATGTCTCATAGGCCGGATCGCATCTGAACTATATCCGTTATAAGCAAGATTCCATCCAGATTTTTCAATGATATTTAAAATATTAGTGAGAACTTCTTTTCCATTGGTCATAGCTGCTACAGATACTGCTGCACTATAACCTGTCAGAATTTTATATCCATCTGCAATTAATGAATCCTGTTTCTCTTTTGGAAGATTCTTCAGTTCACGCTTGCTAATAAGAAGATTTCTTCCGTTGAGACATTCGTTAAGTACACAATATTTCTTTATACCTCTCTTGACATAGGCTCTGTGTTTATCAGCCGGAGAAAGCTTATCTACATGTGTATTCTGCTCGGAGAACAGTTCTGCTTCCTGAATCTGACGTTCATTTGGATCTTTTGACAGGCCAGTAGCAATAGAAGCTACAATCATTTCTTCCTTTCTAATTCCCTTGACGATGAATCTATGAGTTCCGTCGATTACTGCAAAGCTGCATGTTTCAGGATGTGGAGATACCAGAACCGGGTCGCATTTATTTTCGTCCCAGTGATTTGCAAGATCGTAAATCTTACTCATGTTAATAGTTGAAAGTCTCTGATATTCTTCATCCACTTCCAGGAGAGACAGTGGAATAAGACAGAACTGTTTCCCTCCAATTTCTGTCTTATTAGATATTACTGTAGAATACAACGGACGTCTTTCAAATACAGATGGTGTGATGATTTTGCCTTCTGTAGTTCTCTCTGCTTTGTTTCCTGTGAGCATTTCCTTGATTTCTTCGAAGTTTTTCATAGTGTTTGTTCTCCTTTTGTTTGTTTTTATATTGATTATTTAGTTGTTTTGGATTGATGATGGTTTTATGCAAAGACATATTTTAATGCTTTGCGTCTTGCTCTTTCGTAGAGTGTATGGCTGCTGTCAGTAATTTTTGCTTCCATTTCTACATTACGACAGATACTATCTCTTACATTAAGTGGAACATGAAAGTCAGACATTAAATGTCTCACTTCTTTTTCCCAATCAAATTCCATTGTTTCAGAATAATTTTTCTTTCTCTTAGTTGGCGTTCCAACCAGCGGGATCATATTGTCTGCGTGTGACGTACTGTTCATAAGAGTCCTTCTTTCTATAAAGCATAGAGCTTGCGTCCATTAATCATGGCACAAGACTCAATTAGGCCATTAGATACCATTTCCTTTACTGAGGATTTTCCACAGATTTCAATGATTCTGTCCTCGTAAATAGTTTCAATTCCAGGATATAAAAGCTGGAGGCGGTAATGATCTGCCTTAGCAATTTGCGTTGTGAGATCCTGAATCTTAAGCTGCACTTCATCTTCCGTCATATTAAGCGGATGTACTTTATGCAGTGTTTTGATTGTATTTCGCTTACTTCTTACTTCCCTTGCAACATCACCAATAATAGCGTGGCGTTTCTTATCTGAGAGGGATCTGATTTCTCTTGGCGAATATTTCATTTGCTTTCCTCCTTTCTTTAATATCCAAACATCCTGAGCCATTCTCCGTTGACAAGTTGCCATGCTGTAGGATTTAAGGCATAGTCAACGAATTTATTAGGGCCAAGTTCCTTGTATCTACGGTCAAGATCGTTTAGGTTGGAAAAGTATTCCTGACGTTTCAGGTCTCCCTTGTGGATACCGGATTTAAAGTAAATCCGAAGCTTATACGGTTTGGTTGAGTCTATTTGCCTTGCTGGATAACTCATATAGATGCTCCTTCCTTAACAATGAGGGAATTCAAATGTTTTAGTTTCATTTCCTTTATAAAATTGGATGATTAATGTGTCGGAAGGGTGTGTTGTGGCAAGATATCCTTTATTAGCCAACTGAATCATCTCAAGCATTTCACTTGGAGTAATAGAATAATCCATCTCCTCAAGATCTTCAGCTCCTACGGATTCAGCGAGATCTGATTCGGTAAAAGGTTTAAGATCTCTGGTTTTGGAAAGATCCCCACAAAAAGTTTCCAAAGTATTTCCGACACAAACTCCTTTATGATTGCCAGAATGGATATCTGTTATATCGGCTCTCCACCATTTTATTATGGGAAGTTTCTTTACTGTATATTTTGCCTGTTTTGATACAGAAACAAATTCCTTTGTTCCATTTTCGATTGCTGTTTTAATTTCGCTTGCTGTCATGTTTATATCCTCCTGTGATTATTTGCTAATGATGGATAATACTTTTCCCTGTCCGTCAAGTTTAATAGTTACTTCTGTTCCATCCTGGAAACCGTCTACATCATATGTGTTTCCGTTGTCAGCAATGATTTCCGATGCCTCTACAGTTCCATTTACCTTGTGGATACCGTTATAAGCATCAGTATCAATGTTTCCGGCAATAGATGCGACCATGAAAAAAGCAGCCATTCCGAGGCTGCCTTTAATCAATGTTATCTTACGTTTCCTTTCAATAAGTTTTTTGTTATATTTTTTACGTGATTTCATATTGTTTTTCATAGTAATTTCCCTTTCCAGAAATTTTAATATAGTTTATAATTTACAGTATCAGTGCATGATTGAAGTGAACTGTTCCGGTGATCCACAGTACCATGCAGACAGTACTTTATCATCGTATACAGAATCTGGAGTTCCGTTGGAATCCATGATACAAGATGCAAGATCACCAAGCTCCCAACAGTCTGTAGCCGGGGCAGTAAACTGGAACATGTTTCCATTAGCATGTTCTATAGTTATATCCTCATATTCAGAACCATGAGCAATAGTTATGACTATCCCTGTAGCTGGATAGAAATTTCCGTTGATGAAACCGTCAATTCTGTCAATATCATCGGAAATATTTTCGTCTGTGAATCCATCTGTGAAAGTGGACAGAATAGATGGGTCTGTACAGATTTTTGTTTCCGTAGCACCAACCGGAATAGCTGCTACTGTTGTGTATGTGATAATGGTAATAAGGAATACGATAATAGATTTAATTTTTTTCATAGTTTTACTTCCTTTCTGGAAACAGAATTTGTTTCCGTAGCTTTTAGTTTATATAGTTTCATACTAAACTCAGCGTTGATCTAGTCTAAAAAAGCGTTATGTGATTTCACGATTAATACTCTTCTTTTACTTCTACTAAATCGCCGGCAAGCAACATCGCAGTGAATGTATCACTGCTAATTACATAGAATAAATTATCATCATCAATGACAATTCCATATGTTATTTTGCTTTCTGAAAATACTGGTGTATCAGAAAAGAACGGAATGAGATCCGTGTGATATTTGCGTGATGCACGAGCCATACTTTTGTGCATTGCTTTGATATCTGAAGTACGTCCCATGTAGATGACAGCATTTTCCTTTACATCGTAATATTTTTTGAACATAATGTTTCCTTTCTGAGTAGTTTATGGTGATTACTCTGCACCAATGTTTTGATGTTGTTTTATAGTCAGTGTGTAATGTGTACACTATGGCTATATAGTTACAATCACTCTATCAAGGTTTGACCTTGCTATATACATATATATAGTATGTATAACGCCTGCTCCTCACAGGAATAGAGTGAGAGTGAAAATAAAAATTTGTATATAAAAAGAAGCCCTACGAATAGAGCTTCTTTAATGTGTGTGTAATGTTTAGTTATTGGATCTTAATTAAATTCATCAATAGTGATGTTATTAAGATCCCTATCTCCGCCTACAAGTACGGAGAAGGCCCAAAGAGCTTGGATAAACTTACTGTCATCTTCAGCCCATTCTTGAAGTTCATCTTTGGTCTTATTACCAATTCCATGCCATGTCCAATATGTATCATAATCAAGACTGGCTTTTTCATTTTTGCGAATAAACAAGTCTAAATGGTGTAAAAAACGCATACGACGTTTGATAGACCAATCATTAAATTCGCAATTCTTAGTGTCAAGAATCATTTAATCACCTCCAGATATCACCTCCTCTCATAATATCTGGTAAACATACGACTGTCAAGAGTACTAAGCTCTTTTCTGAGGACGACATTTAGTTTGATTAACCTTCATACCGTCTCTACGCCTTGCTCTTTCAGTGTTTGTCACTCCTTCAAAAGAAGTGAATGCAGCTGGTGGGAGTTGCTTACCGGATTCATAATGTACTGGGCAACCATTATAATGGTACCCGTCAATATCCTGCATTGGCTGTATATTACGCTCCCATGCAATGTTGTAACCTTTGCCGTCAACTTGTGCTTGTTTGAAGCAACGAGATTGTGGCTCTGGATGTTTGTGTAGTCCGAACTCAGAAGAAAGAGATCGCACCTCTTTAGACACCCTTTTAAGCTCTTTGCGAGCTTTTATACCCTGCACATCTTTTGATGTTTTGATAGTAGGTATTCCACCAAATTCATGGCATTTATTACGAACATTCTTGGCAATAATATGATTATAACCAATTTTAATTTGTTGCCATTTATGGTTTTTCCATGACGGTTTTAAGATATAAACAGGCATAGTTGTAGCGTGAAACGCTTGTTTTGGAGTTTCACATATCCAAAAAATATATTCCACTCCGGTTTCGTATGGAGTTTTGCAACGCCCATACAAAGCTCCAAGCGGGATATAATATCCTTCAAATTCTGTATTGAAAGAAACACAAATTTTTGTGTATTCTTTTATACCTTTTTTACCCATAAAATAATCTCCTCTTTTCTAATATTCGAGAATAAAGAAGATTATTTTTAAGCACATAAAAAAGACCCCTTACAGGGTCTTTTTTATATTATTTTTTTTCTTCTTTGTTCTCAGTTTTGTTAGGTTTGATAACCTCTAATTCTTCTTTACGGTCAAGGATGACTGCAAATATAGTTGTTAATGCCGGAAGTACCCGTTTGTTATCAAAGGTCTGATTCCATGTGTATTTACCATAGTTCCCGTTTTTATCTTTGCTGCGGGATGCTTTACCGCCGAAAATTGCCGCAAAATTATTTACGTCAAGGGTCGAGATATCCGACCTTTTTAATTTTACAGGATAGAATAATTCACCTTCCGAACCCGCAAGACGTTTAAAGCATCCTAACAGATTTTCGCGGATTGTTTTAAATCCAGCATTAGTTGTATACCATTTCTTTACAAGCTCCCCAAAATCATAATATTTTGGTTTACCGTCGTCGTCAATTTCACCTGTTTCCAGACAGGATTTTGTGAGATTGATTGATCCTATAGCGGTATGCGCTGACAAGATAAGGAAAATCTTATCTGTACTGTTTAAACTGCTATATGTGTTATGATTTACACCTAACTTGTCAAGGTCTGCAAGTTTAGAAAGAATAGCTTTATACTCTTTTCTCAGTTCCAAAAATGAAAGAACGTCAATATCACCTGCAATAGGTGCAAGCTCTTCTTTCGTAATATCTAACGGCGTTGCGTTAGGCATTGCGTCAAGAATCACTGCAACCATTTTGTCGTATCCTTTTTTTACACGATTCTTTTCAGAATCCCACACGAGATAATGCACGAGATTAGAAACAAGGTCAAATTTGCCCTCTTTCACGTTGTTAAAGGATACCACGATTTTTTTGCTATCTAACATAAATAACTACCTCGCTTTATTCTATATATTTGTTCTGAAAGTCTCCGCCACGCCTATTATAGGTATAGTTACTAGCTTTCATAGTTGTAAAGTGCAATATTGTAGTTCGTATAAATATATATAGTTATCCTGCTACAAACTACACAAGTACAGGTATAACCATTATTAGATTTTGAATAACGCAGTGTAAAAACACGTTGTTCGCAAGATGTAAAAACATCAAATACGTTACACACGTTAAAAGTATGCATCCTGCTATGCTTTCTCGGTATGTAAAACTCACGCTCTTATAATCACGTTTACACTGATTTTGTACAGGTGGTAAACCCTGTTTGGCGGTCGTTTCAATCCGCCCTGCTACTTATTCACATTATTGTTACTCATTCACAGTCGCTGTTTTGTCCCGTGTCCCCGTACACAGTCGGTATTATGTCATTCTGTTTAGTCCAGTACCGCTCTTTTCTGCCTGTCTCATGATTTCAGAGAAAGCTAAACGGTTATTAACATTAACATAGTATCGGAAAATCCGACTTGTGAAAGTGCCCGTTATCCCGTCCGCTTGCATACATTGAAAACAATCCTGTTAGGGTTCTATTGATATCGGTATAGAAATCCGCTTGCTACCTGCTATACAAGTGCCCAAACAGCTATTTTTGTCCCGTGTTTGGTAGGACTATACGGGGGTGTAGGTATTAGAAACCTATTGAAGAAAATCCCCGTAGGGAAGTAAAGCAAGAAAGCTTTACTAATGGAAGCTGAGATGCTTCCTATCATATGTGTGGGCTTTTACTCCACCGGCTAGGTTTTGTTCCCTAGCTTGATTATATAGTACCACACCGCACGATATAAAAGCCTTTATTTTGAATAAAAATACATTTTTTTAAAAAAATTTTCCAGATTGCATAATATGCAACAAAGTCCATGAAAATCACTTGTTTTATGCAAAATAGCTGTTTTATATTGCATAATTGCATAAATATACACCTCAAAACCGCCACTAATTCCTATTAAAAACGGCATGGGGGTGCTTTCAACTGGAAAACCCGTTTTTTTTAAGCATTTCTCCCTAAGCCGGTCTATTTACACACTGACTCAAAATTATATACATCAACTATCACTAAATCACCTTCGCAGTACTCAATAATGCCTTTATTTGCCCCGTATATAGCCTTTAAGCATCCTTAATCCGCACATATATACTCCTATACACCATATCACTACAATTTCATTTATACGGCATTTTCACGAGTTTTTCATATTCCTTCACATCCCCTCCTAAAACCATTTATATCGATCCTCACAAAGTCCATATATTGCTCCTAAAAAGTGCATTTTACTCATAAATATTTTTATCGATATTTGCATCGAAAAAATGTATAAATATGCAATTAATATGCTTATACATCGCATAAATATACATATCAATATTCCAGTAGATCAATCATTACTAATTCCACAAAACCGAGTTTCTTCCTATATAATGTCGTTATAATTTCCATATTGTTGTTATCTCTCCCTGGCACCCTCTTATCGCCACCATGATCCCATCATCTTTCGAATGCCACGACATCATCGGAGACACTTTATTCTTATTGGCAAAATTCATTTATAAAATTCATTGACATTTCAATATTATAGTGCTATCATAAGTTCAAGTTGAAACTGTCAATAATAAATTAAGTATTTAAAATATTATTGATGACTGTATCTTGAAAACTAAATAACAATAACAAGTGATATTTTTTTATGTTGAAACTATCAAAAATAAATTTAATGACCATAAGGAGAATTAAAGAATGTCAAGAAAATTAACAGAATTCGATAAACGAATGCAAAATTACAAGTATACTTCGGACCAATCTCTTATGAGACGCACACCAGTTATCATCCAGATAGATGGTATGCACTTTCACACATTTACTCAAGGATTAGACAAACCTTTTGATGAGATTCTTGTAAGATCTATGCGGGATACGACAAAGTACTTATGCGAGAATATCCAGGGATGTGTCCTGGCTTATACCCAGTCAGATGAGATCAATCTACTTCTTATTGATTATCAGGAGCTTGATTCACAGGCATGGTTTGACAATCGTATTCAAAAGCTTACTTCAGCTGCTGCTTCTCTCGCTACTCTTGAATTTAACAGGAAGTTTGCAGAACACATAAGCATTATGAATAGTATGTCTTACGAAAAATCTTACGACAATGAAGAAGAAAGAACACGTGAAGCTGCTAAATATTTAAAAAGAGCTATGGCTTCTGGTAACGGTGCTACATTTGCAGCATGTGCTTTTAATCTTCCGCAGGATGAAGTTACAAATTTCTTCTATTGGAGGCAGCAAGATGCAATCCGTAATTCGATTCAAATGGTAGGCCAAGCGAACTTCTCTCATACTGAACTGCAGCATAAATCTTGCGAAGATATTAAACAGATGCTTAGAGATAAGTCGGAGGCTACCGGGGGTACCATAAAACCCTGGGAGGATTATCCATTATCTTTACAACGAGGTACTTGTTGTATCAAAAAATTCTGTGATCATGAAGGATATGAGCCTGTGAAAGATAATGGAAAGAAAATTGGAGATATTAGATGTGAAACCTACAGATCTTACTGGGATGTGGACAAAAATGTTCCTATATTTAAAGGCGATGGAAGAAACTACATTAATAAGCTTGTATATCTTGACGAGGAGGAATAATTTATGAAACCAATGTTATTTTTTGAATATGAAACTCTAGTAAACTCACCAGGAAAGCTTCTTATTAAAAAAGAAGTCTTGCAGAAACTTATCGACGATGCTTATGCCGCAGGTATTGAGGATGGTAAGAAGAATGCTTTGATTGAAAAACTAAAAGAAGATTCAAAGTCTGGCTCCGGATCCCCATTATGGAACTATCGAGATATTGGATCGAATCCATGGTGGAAAGGTGGTCCGACAGTAATTAACGAGTATCTTAATAAAGATGCAGAACGCCAGGTACAGAAAGAGCTTCATCCGTCTGTTCGCACACCAGATATAAAGCCGGTAGAAATCACATGTTAAAAGGAGAATCGCTGTAATGATAGCAGGAATAATAATATTTATTGCAGGAGTTGCGCTTGGTATAGCAAGTGTATGTATCTGGGCGTTATGTGCTGCAGGTGATGACGAAGATAAAGATTTAGAGCAATAATTTTTTTTATATTCTATACTGTAAATTATAAACTTAATGTAAACATTTTAAATTAAAGGAGAATAAAATAATGAAGAACATGAACGAGAACACAAACGTAACAACAAAAGGAACACCGTCACTTAATATGATTACACCAAGCACTCCTTCTTCTTCCACTTCTCAGTGTGAGATCTTCAATCATCCAGAGTTCGGAGATCTGAGATGTATTGAGATTGATGGAGAGCCATGGTTCGTAGGAAAAGATGTAGCAACGGCGTTGAAATATAGTGACACATTCGGAGCATTGAAGAAGCATGTAGAGACAGAGGATAAGCTGGTCTGCCAAATCGACAGTGCAGGTCAGAAAAGGAGTGTAACTATCATTAACGAGTCCGGCCTCTACTCTCTTATCCTCAGCAGCAAGCTTGAATCTGCAAAACGCTTCAAACGCTGGGTAACATCTGAGGTATTGCCGGCGCTGAGAAAAACTGGAAGCTACACTATTAGCCAGGGTCAGAACGGACAGAGCAAACCAATGTCAAGAGAATATCTTCTCGCCACGGCATTTATGGAGTCTCAGAAAGTTATCGAAGAAAACACTAGGGAGATCGCACGACTGAGTGTAGAGTGTGACAATCTGAATGATCAGGTTTCCCAGGATCAGGAAGTAATTGATGCAATGACTAAGGATATTACGCCTGCAGAAAAACGTGCAGTCCTTAACAGACTCATGACATATAAGCACGGTGCTGTCGCTGGATCTCGTTGGAGTATTCTCTATAGAGAATTCGAAGAGAAATACCATTTCAATCTTGATATTCGGATGAGAAATTATAATAAAAATCCGGACAATAAAAAATGTAAATCAAAGGTTGATTATGTGGACCGTGTGTTAGGAATGCTTGATGAGTTATATGCTCTCGCTGTTAAGTTGTTCAGATCTGATTATAACGCACTGATCGAACAGACATATCATGTGCGTAAAACAGATGAGCAAATTCAGAATGAGCTTATGCTTGATACTATTCCGGATGAAGTATTTGAAAGGAGCAATAATTAATGAGACTGTTACCAAGTTTTCAATATGATGGACATATTATTAGTCTCCAGGATCCCGTCGTAATGGACGGGGAACTGGTGACACGCTGTACATGCTTGAATGCTGAATTTGATGGTCAATCAAGTATTATGAACTTTACGCTTTATACTGATACAACAAGTGTGATGATTAGAGCTGATATATTTGATCAACAGTGTCAAGAATTATTAGGAGATTGGACATTTTTTGAAGATGATCGCGGACAGCATTTTTTTTCTAGTCCTTTTCAATCCGGAAATACAAATTATTCTGAATGGTTTATTGATAGGATAAATGATCCGCGATGTATTACGGATGGGCGTCTTGATAGAGATAAATGTGTAAGAAGATTATTTTATCAAGGCAGAGCCATATATGATTATCAAATAAACGGTTACGCTATGTATCCTACGCAACGTTTTGAGGTAATAAATGTAAATGCAGAAAACATTGTAGCTGGAAGAGTTTCTACTTACAATGGTCAAAGTGTTCAAATGCATGGATTTTCTGACAACACAGATAGATATACAACTGATAGAAACGGTGGGCAATTATTTAATTATTCTGGGTTTCAATCAGAAACTAGATTCGAACCCAGTAATTTTTTTATGGAATTTAATGAAATGTCACAGCCAGAAAAGAAATATATTCATTCTTACGATTATAAACCAGATTATATTCCTCATTATATGGAGAATGAAAATCCAGATACTACTCTTCTACTCGGCGCAGAAATTGAAGTGGCTGGAAATCATCCAGAAACAGATAAAAAAATTAAAGAAGACGTCGTAAAAAAATGTATTCAGATGATGAACGGATCTGATTCAGATGAGGAAAATCTAATCTATTCTACACATGATGGTACCGTGCAGATTGAATTTGACACTATGCCGTGCAGTCTGGAATTCCATAAGAACAAAATGAATTATAGAAAGATGTTTAAATATTTGGATTCAGTTGGATATAAAGGACATGATTGTGATTGTGCTGGATTACATATTCATGCTGACCGTAAGTATTTAGGTAAGACAAAATTCCAACAGGATTTAGTGATTGCGAAGATTCTATATATTATTGAAAAATTCAATGATGATCTGTGTATAATTGCGCGACGCAATAACGGTTACAGTGTTTTTTGTGGAGATAAATGTGCGTCTGATACTGCAGTTACACTTTATGGGAAATATAGAAATACTGGAAAAAGAGCTGCGTTAAATCTGCAGCATTCTAATACTATAGAGTTCCGCATGTTCAGAAGTACTCTTAAATATGAAACGCTGCTGCTCACATTAGAATTAGTACAGGATATTATTAACTTTTCTAAGAACATTTCGTTCGAAGAATTAGAAGATATGTCCTGGAACGATTTAATGGATACATTTTCTGATGAGTTGAAAAGATATTATATTTCTCGAAGAAATAAAGAATTTGAAAAGAAAATAAACAAGTCAGAGGTTATAAAAAAGGAAAAGAAGAAATTTCGTAAGAAAATTAGTGATCTTAGGAAACGTATTCAAAGATGTATTATTCCCATGGAAAAGAAAAAATTAAATAAAGAGATGGATGAATTGCAAAAGTATCTTAATAAATTGAGTAAAACGCCCGAACATACCGAACGTATATGGGGAGATCCTTCGACAGGACATGTAGAAAATATACATGATGCAATATTTAATGATGCTGGTACATCAAATTCTATATGTACTACTATACCGCGCAGCCGCAGGGCTGAATCATCACTTTTAGATGATATAGATATTAGAAGAATCGACGAAAGTTGGGATGATATAGAAATATAAATACGGCGTTGGTAACTGATTAATATAATATAGAAAGGAGATTTTTATTGATTGTCTGAATTTGGTCTAAAAATAAAAAATATTAAAGCTGGCACTCTCTTTGGATATAATCAGGGTGTCAGAGATAGATACGATTACACTGATGCTATGTTCAGTAATAGTTTATTCAGTGATTATATAAGGGCAAATGGATTAAATGTATGGAAAGATACAAGTACTAGAGATATTATTTGTCTTGATTTTGATTTTGGCAGCCGCAGTTATGAGGAAGAATTAATCCATTTAAAAAAGCAATTTGCGGGATTCGAAGAAGATAAGAAAGTGTCTGAGGAATCTAAACAACGTATACGAGATATATTCAAGAAAATTGAAGAAAACAAAAATAATTACGCTAAATATTCAAAAGATGAAATCAGAGAACTGTTCTATGAGAATGGTGTCGATGTTGAATACATAAACAAGTCTGGAGACAAAAAAGAAACACAAATTATCAACTATAAAATGCTCTATCGAAACTCTTCTAAAGCGAAAATTGGACAGGTTATGTTTATTAATAGCCGTTTATATAAAAAAGCTTACGATTGGCTAACTATAGGATTAGGCGAAAAGATGCCTATAGATGATGCTAAAATCGTAGAAATGTCTGCTTATGCTCCCCTTACTACTTCTACTATTGTAGGAAAATTCTTTTGCCCGGTAAAAGATATCATTATATTAAAGGATCATGACAGTTTCTTTAAAACTATGGCCAAGATCGTAAAGGCTAAGGAATACACAGATTACGAAAAGGTTGTTGATGAAGAAGCTACTGAGGCCGCAAGACAAAAGGCGATCCGGGAAAAGAAATTTTTAAAGGATGGTGTTACACCTAAGTATACCAAAAGATATAAACTCATTGAGGTTAAAAAGAAAAAATGTGTGGTTACAGATGAAGAAACCGAGGTAAAGAATACTTTATGGGATGGCGAAGCTCTGGCGGAATCTTCTATCCTACCGGATTGGGTAAATGGCATGGCACTGCTGCGTAATCATTTTTTCAAAGCTTGTGCGATCCGGACCAATATACAGCTCTTCTTTAAGGACTGGTGTAAAAAAAATAATGTTGATTATGAGACATACGAAGTTAAAGATATGTTTGGTATATATCATAGATTGAAAGATATTAAGATGATCACAACTGATAATGCTATTAAATGGAAGAAATTCATGAATCTGATGGGCGATACTCCTGCAGAAGCTTATCAGTATTGGTGTGATCGTGTTGAGGCAGATGGCTGTTACTGGGGCATAGTTAAAACTGATCATCCTAGTAAGTTTGGATCTGGACAACAGATGAGCTACCAGATGATCAATACTCTCCCATCTTATAATCCAGATAGTGCTTATCCGTGCTGTTATGTGGATGAGATTCGTGAGTTAGCTAAGGAAAGTGTTGATTATGTCGAATCAATGAAGAAAGATAATGGGATTTATGCAAAATTCCTTAAGAAGAATGCTACGTCAGTAAATCACTATGAAATGCTATACGATTTGTATAACTGGGAAGAAACTATTGGCAATAGTGACTGGTTTAGACTTGAAAAGAGGAAAATAATAAATACTTATGTAAACAGACTTAATAATGGAAAAATTGTTATAATTGGCGACAATCTTACTATATTTGGAAATCCATATGCATTATTAATGGCTGCAGTTGGAGAAAATCCAGAAACAGATCCGACGCTAAAACCAGAGCCAGGAACGATTCAATGCTATACTACAAGTTTTGATGATAACGAATATTTATGTGGCATTAGAAACCCTCATAATAGTCCGAATAATATTTGTTATTTACACAATCATTATAGTCCTGAATTAGAAAAATATTTTAAGTTAAGTAAAAATATTATGTTTGTAAATTGTGTTCACACAGACATACAAGATCGTGCAAATGGATGCGATTTTGATTCAGATTTCTTTTTTGTTACAAATAATAGCGTTATGGTACGAAGTGCAAAAGTTGCTTATGAGAAATATCCTACTATCGTAAATAAGCTTAAAGAAAGTGGCATTACATATAAAAATACAATGAAAGAATACGCAAGAATGGATAACAAATTTGCCAAATCTAGGATCGGAATTGGAGAATCTAGCAACCTCGCTCAATCAGCAATGACATATTATTGGACTAATCCAACTAAAGAATTATATGATAATTTTGTTATTCTTTCTGTGCTTGCTCAGGTAATCATTGATGGGTGTAAAAGAGAATATGAAGTTGATGCTTTGGAAGAGATAAAACGAATTAAAAAGCTTAAATGTATGGATAAGTATATTGAAATTATAGATGAAGATGGAAAAGTAAAAAAGCAAAAAAAAGATTTTCCTGAATTTATGCGATATACAAGAAAAATTTCTTATACTAAGAATGGTAAGGAAATTGAGCGTGATATTATTAATGAGCAAAAAGCTAAATTAAACAACAGAATTGATTCAAATTTAATATGTCCTATGAATGCATTAATAATTGTTTTGAAGGAAATAAAGCCGGCATCTCAGACAAATGCTATTCCTATTAAAGAGTTTATCGTGCATATTACAGGAGATGCAAACAGAAGGCAAATGGCAAAAATAACAGCTTATGCGAAGGAACTGGAATTATTAAGTAAAGACAATATGTCTGAAGATGAAGTATCCTTATATATAACAAGATACGATGAAATACTTGTAGATTTAAAGAAAATGAAAATTAATAATCCTAAAACAATGAATAGATTGATTATTTCTGGATTGAATATAAATACAAGAGGAAGAAAAAACGATTGTCAAAAGTACACTCGTAATTTATTAAATTTATTATATAGAATGAATAAAGATGTGTTCTTATCGAACTTCAAAAGAAATTTACACGAATTCGAAAAAAAAATCGCTTAAAATCCCATATAAAATAACAAAAATTAAGGATCGTTTAGCGTCCGGTATATGAGGGAAATAACTTTTTGCTTCGTTACGTCTTCAGGTCAATATTATACGTAGGATATTGATACATGTGCGTAGACAGCTCCTTGAAAAAGAGTGAAACCTTCCGCGCTATTGCCGATTGCGTGTTTAAATATGGAATTCGAATTTAAATAAGTTGATGCCTCCCGGATGGGCGAAAACATCCGGTATAAAAAAAGTGTTAATCAGGAACATTATACGTCTCCCCCGGACCTCAATCGCCGCCTGGTGCAACGCTTTTTTTACCAAATATATATTTGAAAACAAGGAGAACAAAATGAAAAATTATAGAATGTCCAAAGGGACCACAGAACACTACACTTCTTTTAAAGATCTTAGAGAAGCCTGGGGATTACCCAAAGTTACTAATAAAACTCGTGATGCTAAAAAACTTAAAAAGCAGCAGGAATCATTTCTTAGTAAACATATTTGTAGAGCTTGTGGCAACCCATTGACATATACTGGCGGAAATATTATGACTTGCACAAATCCTGATTGCAAAGGAATTAAAATCGAACGCGAAGATAAAGAAGGAAATATAATCACTTCTTATATCAGATCAGTTCATTTACTTGATTCGGTCGGAGAAAGAATTGCACATAATATTTTTAGCAAATAAGTAAATAAACAATATTAAATAGTACATAAAGCAGCGCATTCTGGTGTGCTGCTTTTATTATATCAAAAAAAATAAATTATAAGAAAAAAAAAGGAGTAACAAGATGAATAAAGTTGGATTTATTAAGGAAGTAGCAACACGTACAAAGATGACTCAGAAGGATATCAAGGCCATTCTTGATGCTATGCAGGATGTAACATTTGATACTCTCGCAATTGGTGAGGAAGTAAAACTTATGGATGGTGTCACTCTCGCAGTAGTACATAAAGAGGCACGTACAGCTCGTAATCCACAGACAGGCGAGTCTGTTGAGGTAGCAGCTAAGAATGCTGTAAGATGTAAATTCGGTAAGGCAATTAAAGAGGCTGTAAATTCCTAAGAGAAAATTATAACAGATACAAAGTATAATTTTGCTTATATTGCACCTCCTCTCTGCAATTAATATATTGGCCTAGGATCTTTTGGTCCTAGGCTACTCTTGGTCCATAGCTCAGTTGGTAGAGCGGCTGGCTGTTAACCAGCGTGTCGTAGGTTCAAGTCCTACTGGATCAGTTTATGGCATCTGAAAGTTTGGAGCGAATGGATTGCACAGGATATATATAGATAGTATATGTGAAATTAACCGAGTTACTAATATATTCTGATCGGGATTAAGCAATCATTCTTAGTAGGTAATAAGTGAACATGCTGAAGCATCTTGAAACGATGTTTGATATAGTTCTGCCATATAAATACGAATAATGCGGGATAGAGGAGCGGATCCTTGCTAGGCTCATGCCCTAGAGACGATTGTTCGAATCAATCTCCCGCTATTTTTAGGAAATAGTTTAATAGGTAAAGCTGGTGTTCACGTGGCACTAATACTGGTTCAAGTCCAGTTTTCCTAGTTTTATGGGATGCAAAAGTAGAAGCAGATCACTTCTAAAGATTTATAATTAGCTCCCCCATTTGTGGAGTTAATTGTCTGAAAAGGATATAAAACTATAGCTCTGTATATCTGAAGTAGGTAATAAGACAGACAAAGAGGCAGAATCTTCGCATCCCGCCGAGTCCGGTTGGTCTAATAGGTCTATGACACAGCCCTTTCAAGGCTGTAATATGGGTTCGATTCCCGTACCGGACATTATGTACCATTGGTCTAATGGCTATGATATTTGACTTCCAATCAAATGATATGGGTTCAATTCCCATATGGTACTTAAAGGTATTAGGTTTGGAATCCTTAAGGATTATTTTGGATGGTGGCATTCATAACTGTAAAACCATTTGTAGCTAGTTACAATAAATTTCCTATAAAAATGCTGCTTTGGCGTAATTGGCAGGCGCACAAGATTTAAGCTCTTGTGGTTTTAAAACCGTGTGGGTTCAAGTCCCACAAGCAGTATCGAGAATGGACGAATAGAACCATTCTCGTCTTTCATTGTGTTTTTTATAGTTTTCTTCATGTTTTTCGCAGGAGGCTTTTGTCTCCTGCTCTCCTCTGCAAAGTGAATCCGTAAGGCACGGAACTGACCTGCTAAGTCATGTGATCCTATTATAGGATTGAATTTCGAATATTCCGCTTTGCGTTTAAAGATATGTAAATTACAGCCCACTTCCTGTGGGAATTCGTAGGTGAAAATCCTGCCATGTGACTCCAGGTTATGTGATTGCAGCATATCATAAAAAAAGACAAAGAAAGAAGCTGCAGGACGCAGCTTCTACTATTATTAATCCAATATGGAATTATATACCCGCCAAGCTCAACAACAAGAAATTAACAGAATGTTTTAATAACTCTTAGCACCCAACTGAGTGCATCAAGTCCTAGAATAATATATGTAATATACTTATCCATAGTTTATAAACCTCCTCTCATATCCGATTGGAGGCACATGAGCTAAAATCTGCCCTAAAAGGCGGCCGTTTGAAAATAACCGTTGTATATTGCTTGGTTTACCACGAGAGAAAATCTCCCTATGAACTCTTTTGGAGTCCTCGACCTCTAGCAGGATGGTATCGTATCATAATTGGATAATCTTGTCAAGTATTAATTGGTGAATGACTACTGGGTGGTCTGGCGATCCGGAAAGACGGATGAAATGTTGCTAGAATAGCTCAATTGGTGGAGCAGCTGATTTGTAACCAGCAGGTTTAGGGTTCGAGTCCCTATTTTAGCTTATGCCGTGTGTCCGGGTTGGTGAGGAAGCAGTCCTGAAAACTGTTGGTCCGAAAGGACTTGCACGTTCGAATCGTGTGCACGGCGTTTATCAGAGAGTTTGATCCTGGCTTGATATTTTCATTTTTAGAAAGGCTTGGTGTGCATCTTTAGTATATGTGGTAATACAATGGTCTCCAAAACCATAGAACAGGGTTCAAGTCCTTGAGGATGTGTTTATTATGGGAGAATATTCCGTAGATAGTAGCGGGGCGGTCTGTAAAACCGTTGTCATTGACTCGGGTGGTGCAACTCCATCTTCTCCCACTAGGTTGGCAAATTAAATCAAAATACCATAAAACATCGTAGATATAGTTTTACCATGAGGATGCTTGCGTCAGATTTGGTTTATAAAAGGTTTTGTCTCTGATCATGACAGATAATGAGCCTTTGAGTCTACACATAGATATATAGCTTAATGGATAGAGCGCACGGCTACGAACCGTGTAATATAGGTTCGAGTCCTATTATATCTGCTTATCTCCTATTTGGATTGGAGAAATAAAATAAAGTGAGGAAATTAATATTGATAAGTATTAATGCAAAAGAAGCTGAATATCTGCGTTCAAAAGGCAGAGGATATGATGTAAAAACAGCAAATAAAAGTCATAAAAGTAGATCAAAGAAGTATTTTATGACAACAAATTTTAAGTCTGTAGAATTATTGAATAATTATAGAAAATCTATAAATCGCACAGATCTTTATATCAAGAAAAATAAGCGAGATTTTCGTTTTTAAATGATATTTACTTACTTGAAAGTTGGTGTTTGACATAGGAAAAAAGAAAAAAGATGACGGCATTTATTTAATTGGTCAAAATGCTAACGATGTCACAGGAAGCTGTATTTACATAAAATATAATGGTAAAAAGATCCTGCTAGAGTGCGGATTATATCAAAATAACAATTATCTTGAATCATATAATATTAATTCAGAGAAATTTAAATTTAAGCCTTCAGAAATTGATTATGTGTTTGTAGGACACACACATGTTGATCATATTGGTTTACTTCCAAGATTGATTAAAGAAGGTTTTACAGGAAAAATTATAGCATCACATGCCACCGCACAATTAATGAAGCCATTGCTCTATAATTGTGCTTTTATTTTACTAAGCGAAGCAAATGCGTTATCATTCAAGTATAAAAGAGACTACTCTCCTATTTATACCGAAGATGATGTTGCAAAAACGCTCGAATATATATATGAATTCGATGAATTGCATACACAGTATATTTTGGATGATATAGTATCGTTTAAGTGGTATGAAAACAGTCATTGTGTTGGTGCAAGGCAACTACAGCTTATATTAAAAGATAAAAATGGTGTTTCAAATTCTATTTTATACACTTCTGATATTGGTTCTTTAAATACTAAAAATCATTATGTTTCTAATACTGAAATCCCTACTGATTTTAATAAAGTAACGATTATGGAATCTACATATGGAGAACCCGGTCGTATAAATAAAAAAACTAGAAAATTTGATTTGGAACATCTAAGAGTTGCTATTGAAACTGTAACAGAGCGTGGAGGAACAGTCGTTATGCCATGTTTTAGTTTTAGTAGAACACAAGAAATATTAACAAATTTATACAATATATATCATAATACCAATTTTCAATATGACATTATAGTTGATTCTATTTTATCATGCGATATTTGTGATATGTATTCAAATCTTCTATCTGATGAAGATTTAGACTTATGGCATAAAGTAAAATCTTGGGATAATGTAAAATTTATAAAAGAAAAAGAAGATTCTCTTGCTTGCGTAAAATCGCATAATCCTAAGATTATATTAAGTAGTTCCGGATTTTGTACAAATGGCAGAATCTTATCTTATCTACATGAATATCTTAACGATGAAAATAGTATGGTTATTTTTAGTGGATACACTGGATCTGATAATTCATATTTATCATACCGGATTAAAAATTATAAAGAAAATAAATTTATAAAAATTAGTGGTGATAAAGTTGAGAATAAAGCAGATTGTATATCATTAGGAACTTTTTCATCTCATGCAAATAGAAATGAACTGCTTACATATGGATCTAAAATCAATACAGAAAAATTAGTATTAGTTCATGGATCTATTGTTGCAAAAAATAGTTTAAAGGAAGATCTGAAGGAAGCTATATCAAAAGAGAACAAGACTTTTAAAGTAGTTGCTTCGGCAAAAGATATGGTAATCGGATTATAGGAGAACAAGGAATGGATATTGTTGAATTACTTAAAGGAGACGATGATCTGTATACGGCTATAGTAAAAGATCATCTTCAGGAACGAAAAATTATTTTAAATGAAGAAGTCAACGACGGGGTTATTGAAAATGTATGTCTGATGATTATGAAATGGAATGAAGAAGATAAATATATTCCTACCTCAAATCGTAAGCCTATCTTCATTTATATCAATACTGATGGCGGGGATGTATTATCTGGTAATCAGGTACTCGGTACTATTGCGGCTTCTGAGACCCCAGTTTATACAGTGGGACTTGCAAAGTGTGCCTCTATGGGTTGTTACATTCTCGCTGCCGGACACAAACGTTTTTGTTTTGAAAATACGGTAGTACTCTATCATGATGGACAAACTGGATATGTTAGTTCTTCAAATAAAGGAAAAGATATTCAGAAATTTTATGATAATCTTGAAAAGAGAATGACTGACTTTATGGTTAAACACACGAACATGACTGCCGAATTTCTTGATGACATAAAGGATAGAGAATATTATATGTTTTCTGAGGAAGCAAAAGAAAAAGGAATTGTTGATCAGGTTATTGGAATTGATTGTAAATTAGATGATATTATTTAGCGAAAAATTACATATCTTTTTACATATATAATAATATCATCAGCAAAGCAATATGTCAATAAAAAATAGGAATAAATGGAGATAAAATTATGGAATTAAAAAAAACAATTAAATATGACGGGAAACTTAAAGGACTTCATATGGTAGAAGGTCAACTTGTAGATTTGAATGGAGAAATCGTAGATATCCTTGAAATTTTCACCAAAGCATATGGCGAGAAACCATTTGATATGTCTACTACTACTAAAACAGAGGAAATCATTGATCTTGACGATGAAGATACTGATTTTGATCCAGATTTGAAATAAGGTACGTCATATGGACAAAGATACATTTTTAAAAGATCAATTAGATCTAATTAAGAGAAAACAAATGGATCCTTCTATTGAATGGCAAGACGTTGCGGATTTTCGTGAAGAATACTCCGGTGAAAAAGAACATCGAGATACTATTCGAAAAGGATCTAAACTTTTGTTAGAATATATTAATGGAGGATGGGATCTTGTTCCATCCTCTTCTATTGATATGGGAAGCTTTTCTGAGGCTATGGAAATAAAGAAAGAACGTATTAAGCTTCAGACTGAGAAGCAGGAAATGAATAAGTGGATACGAGAATTGTCTCGTGATGAAATGATTGCAGAAAAAATGGTCAATGCAATTACTACCCTCCCATCGCTTACTATTCCGGAACCAATTACTATTGATCCAAGTAAAAACGATTATCTACTTACTATATCAGACGCTCATTATGGTGTTGAGTTCTGCATAAAAGATTTCTGGGGATATACAATCAATGAGTATAGTCCTAAAATATTCGAGAGTCGTATGTGGGAGTTATTTTATAAAGTAGTTGATCAAATTCAAAAAGATGATATCAAATTGTTACATATATTTGAGCTTGGAGACGCTTTAGAAGGTATTCTACGTGCAAATTCACAGCTTATGCAGCTTAGATATGGAATTATTGACTCTGCATTTTTATATGCTAATTTCTTATCTGAATGGTTAAATGAGTTAAGCAAACATGTAACAATTGAATTTCAAATGATAAAAAGATCGAATCATAATCAGCTTAGACTTGTTGGACAGCCTAAGAATGCTTTCCCGGATGAAGATATGAGCAAATCTATGCTTGTATTTATTAAAGAAAGACTTAAAAATAACCCGAATATTAAAATAATTGAGAATCCAACTGGATTGGCGTATGCTCAATTAGGAATTCATAATATTATTGGAGGTCATTTTGAAACAAAAGATCTTGGAAAAGAACTGATGGAATATTCAAAAACATATAATGTGCCGCTTGATTATATTGTATCTGGCCATTGGCATTGTTCGTTTTCTGGAGAAATTGGAATTAATTCAGAGTATTTGTCTGTAAGATCAATTATTGGAGTTAATCCATATAGTATGAAAATTAATAAGACGGCTAACGCTGGAGCTTCAATGTTTGTTTTTGATCAAAATGACGGATTAGTGGATGAACATAAATATAAATTACATTAAAAATAAAAAGCACTTACGTATAAATGTAAGTGCTTTATCTTTTGTGGTTTGTTCAAATCATTCCATTAATTTAAATTACTTTTAAAGTATAACACAATATGTTTAAAATTGCAATTGTTATTTTACCCTCGCTGGACTTAATTTTTACTGATGTCGGTGAAACATTTCGCGATGATCATACACGCAAAACGCCACATTAATTAAATTGAACAGCCATGTGCTGCATATAAAAAATGTATTCATGTATTATACCTCCCGTTCCGGCTCAATGAGCTTTATGCAGCAGGTTTATGAACTCACGCTTACCGTATGTAAAACGGCGTCCGTAGTAAATTTCAGTCCAGCTCCACATGAATGTCGGAGTGGCCCGACATTCTGACATCTTTTGGATGTCTCCACCTCAGTTGTATATAATAACATATTGTGTCTATACATTCAAGTAAAATAATACAAGTAGTATGCTATTACGCTGTTACTTATATTATACATTTCTGGAGGGCGGTCTTGCCCTCCTATTTTCTATCACGACATATGGCGGAATTGGCAGACGCGCCAGATTTAGGTTCTGGTGTTTATTCGTGAGAGTTCGAATCTCTCTATGTCGATTAATGAATAAAAGGAGGAGTTGTTTATGGCTGTAGCTACAAAAAGAACAACTAAAACTGAGCCGGTAAAAATGACTCCGACTCAAATGAGAAATAAAATTCAAGATCTTGAAAATAAGATAGATATATATGAAAATGATACTGCATGGTGTTTTATGTGCGGAAAGCCAAAGAATAAAAGTAAATTTTATGATAATACGGACCCTTTGACAAGTTCTGGTTGCTCTCCTATTTGCAGAGAATGTGCAAAGAAAATCGCATTAAGAACTGATAAAAATGGGGACGAGCATGAACCAACAAAGGAGTCTATTATATTGGCATTAAGGTATCTTAACAAACCATTTCTCAATAGTCTATATGATTCAAGTATACAAGAATCCCAAAATGAAAATACAGGAAAACCCAAATCTAATGCATGGACTGCATATATAAAAAATGTATCTATGAAGAATTATATTGGATTAACATTCTGGGATTCTGATATGTTTAAAGAAAAAGTTATTTACGAAGATGAAAAAACAGTTGATGATGTAGTTAAAGGCAGAGAAAATCAAGATACCTATAGTGAGTTCACTAAAAATAAAAATGATGTTGTTAGACTTCTCGGATATGATCCATTTGAAAAAGAGGCAATCTCTGATCAGCCTTTCTTGTATTCTCAACTTGTCGGATTGCTTGATTCAAGCGAGGATGCAAATGATGATATGATGCGTACCGCTTCTGCTATTTCTATTGTAAGAGCGTTTCTACAACAAACAAAAATAGATAATGCAATTTCTAGTTATATGTCTGATATTCGTAAGTTGCAAAATAATTCTGCAACAATTAAATCCCTACAACAATCTAAAAAAGATCTTACCAGTATTATTAAAGATTTGGCAGCCGAAAGTTGTATATCTTTGAAAAACAATAAAAACGCTAAGAAAGGCGAAAATACGTGGACAGGGAAAATTAAAAAGATAAAAGATTTAAACCTTCGCGAAGGAGAAGTAAATGGCTTTGATATTGGTACATGTCGTGGTATGCAGCAAGTTATGGATATGAGTAATGCTTCTATATTAAAGGCATTACGATTGGATGAGTCTGAATATTCTGATATGGTTGCAGAGCAGCGACAAATGATAACTTCTTTAAGAAGTGACCTAGATAATTATAAAGAAATCTCTCGTATCTTATTACGTGAAAATATAGATCTTAAAGATTACATGGAAGAGGCTGGATTGATTAAACCAGAAGATTTAGTTGATCTTGATGAATTATATTCTTGTTTTAGTTCACAAGAGCAGGAAGAGGTGATTGAGGATGATGAATCCTCAGAAGATACGAAATCTTCCGGAACTTAATTATTGCGAACAAGGGGATAAAATTTTTGTAAAGCCTGGAGTTTATCCAATGTCCTCCAGAAAATTGGAAGGCTTTATAAAAATTGCCAATCTCCAAAAATATTACCAGTGTAATCCGGTAAGATTTATTAATGATTTCTTTAATATTGAACTGCTTGATGCTCAAGCCTGGATCATTCAAAGATCCTGGAACTGTCCTAACGTTCTTCTTGTTTGTACTCGTGGATTCGGAAAATCTACTTTGATAGATATCATGGTTATGGCCAAAGATATGTTATTTAACAACTATTGGACCTATATTGCTTCAGGCTCAGGCAGTCAGGCTGAACAAACCTTTACGACCCTTGAAAGAATTGCGAATGATAATATAGACACAATGCTTGGATCAACAGGATACATATTCAAGGCTGAGATTGAAATAAAGAATGCTGCGGGAGATGGTTTCAGCCACTCTTCTAATGGATTTTCATATAGTCTTTATAATGGCGCATTTACTCAAACACTCAATAGTAATATAGATAAAAAAAGAGGTATGCGTGGTAATGTAATATTTGATGAATGCGGATGGCTTTCTGATGAAATGCTTCAAACATATGGTGCATTCGCAATTGTCAATAAAAGTTTCAAATCTGGAAAAGACCGTGATGGTAATTCTATTGATATTAATCGTCTAAGATGTATTCCGTCAAATATCCCTAACCAATTATTTTATATATCTTCTGCTTCTTCTACTGATACAGAGTTTTACAAGTTATATCGCGATTTCAGTAAACGACAACTTATGGGAGATCCAGATTATTTTGTAGCCCATATTGATTGCGAAGTTGCGTTTAAGCCTACCATTCGAGGACAGGTTATGGAACCTCTTCTTACCCGATCCACAGTAGAAGCTGCTATGCGTTCTAATCCCGAAAAAGCTCGTCGTGAATATTATTGTGAATTTACTTCTGATGCCGGAGCGAATGCAATCATTCGTAGGGGTGTTATTGCTAGAAATGAAGAAGTTCGTAAACCTATTTTATATAACGATACTGGCAAACGAAAAATAGTTATTGCATACGATCCAGCTCGTAGCAGAGATAATTCTGTAATCCTTATTGCAGAAGTGTATGAAGACAAAGATCAAAATGGTGATAAAGAATACAGAATGCGACTGCTCAACTGTATTAATCTTATAGATATTAGTGCAAAACGTAAAAAGCCAATGCAAACTCCGGATCAGATTGATTATTTAAAAGAATTAATTCTTGATTATAACCAAGGCGGCGATGATACATATAGTAACATTTTAGGAATCTATATCGATGCCGGATCTGGTGGAGGCGGAGTTAATATTGCCGATTATCTTATGCCAGATTGGAAAGGAAAAGATGGGAAAATACACAGAGGGCTTATAGATAAAGAATATTCTGAAGAGTATATAAAAAAATTCCCGAATGCAGTAAATAAAATACATCTTATGTCTCCTACCCAATATAAATCTGAAATGTATGAGGCAATGATTGAACTTATGAACCAAGATAAGATAAATTTTACTGCTTCTTATGATGGAAAAGGTTATATTACTATGTTTGATATTGACAAAGAAAAGTACAACAAAACAAAAGCGGATCTTATTGCAAAATACAAAAAACAAAAATTATCTCAAGAAGAAATTGAAGAAAATGTGCAAAAAGATCTTGATAATTTACAGAATGTCAAAAGTCGTATTGAAAAATTAAATTGGCAAGAGCAAATTGCACTTGCTAGTATTGACGCTTTAAAAGAAGAACTTGTAAATATGATACGTATTAAAAGAGAATCCGGAAAAGATTCTTTTGAAATATGCCCTGAAAAACGAAACAAATTACATGATGACCGAGCTTATGTAATGTGTATGGCATCTTACGCTCTTCAATGTGAGCGAAGAAAATATATTACTTCAAAACATAAACCCAAAACAGATATTTCATTAGTGCAATCTCTCACCATCCGTAGAGGGAAATTGCATTCTATATTTGATGAATAGGAGGTGCTGAATTTGGCCCAACGAAAGAAAAATAATGTCAATACTACAAAGGTGCCGACAGCAAAAGCTATTGAGCCAGCACCTACTTCTCAAAGTACTGCTTCTGAATTAAGAAATTGGTATCAGAAAAATAAAAAAAGTATTGAAAACTATGCTCAAGCAATGGAAGGGGCAAAATCTCTCCGAGATATTACTAAGACAAGTACTAAGACAGTAACTGCATTTAACAAAGATAGTCTTAGGTCTTATCTACAGAATATTGGTAGTAACGAAAAAAATCTCAGAAGCTTATCTAGGTATCTTTATTATAGATGCCATCCTTATTATAGATTGATAGCATATAATGCGAATATGTTTTGTCTCGATGCACGATCTGTAATTCCTGAATATGATTTAGTAGCTGGCGGTGATGCAAACGCGATGCTCTCTTCTTATCAGGATACATTAAATATATTAGATAAATTGAACCTTCAATATGAATTTTTAAAAATTTATATGATCTGTTTTAGAGAAGACGTATTTTATGGATGTGCTTATTATGACGAAACGGGCATGTTCATTCTTCCACTTGATCCAGATTATTGTAAAATCTCCGGTATTTATAGTACTGGGGATTTTTCTTTTGCAATGGATATGTCTTATTTTAGATCTAGGCAGACAATACTAGAATTATGGGGCGAACCATTCCAGTCTATGTATAGAGCATATGAAAATGATACAACCAACGGTAAGTGGCAGCCTATGCCGGATGAATATGCCGTATGTCTTAAAACTCGTGCCGAGGATTGGGAAACTGTAGTTCCACCGTTTTCTGGACTTTTGTCTGGAATTATCAATCTTATTGATCTGGATGATATTCAGGCCATTGCAGATAAACAAGACATTTATAAAATGATATGGCTTGAATTAGAAACTATAACCGGAAGTGATTCTGTAGATGATTGGAAAATTACTCCAGATATTGTTATTGAGTATTTTAACCGGATGATCAATGAAGCTCTTCCCGATTATACTTCTGCCGCTATCATCCCGGGAAAGCTTGATCAGGTTACATTTAATAATGATAGAGCTACGGATACAAATAAAATAGCCAAGTCTACAGAAACATTTTTTAATAGTTCTGGAGGCGCACAGATATTGAATAGTGCGTCAATCAGCGGAACAACCGCTTTCTCAGCTGCTGTTCAAGCAGATACAGAAATGGCTATTTCGATGCTTCTTCCTCAAACACAAGGATGGGTCAATAGATTCTTGTCTTATTGGGTATCTAATCCTTCTAAAGTGAAGTTTTTTGAGGTAAGTGCATATACAAAAGAAGAATTTAAGAAAACATTATTGGAAGCAGCAACCAGTGGACTTCCTACCAAACTTGCTTATAATACTTTAAATCAATTCTCTGAGAAAGACACTTTGGCTCTTAATTACTTAGAAGAACAAATTCTTGGTATAACCAAACTATTTGTCCCGCTTCAGACATCATATACTCAATCAGGATCTTCGGATACAGGTGGAGCACCTACTAAAGATGATTCAGAGATTACAGATGATGGCGATGCTAGTAGAGATAAAACAGACAAGGCCAATGGCTAATAGGTGAACATTATGATTGATAACAATTCAAAATTTATAATTACAACAAATGAAGAATCTGCTGCACTTTTAATTAAGACTGGTTTTAAATTGATGAATCAGCAAGGGAAGCAGTGGATTTTTATGAATGATAATAAAATGCTTTTTAATAATTTGAGTGATCTCGTTTATACAGATAAGCTATTTATTTAAACAGCTCCTCTTCTATTGAGGGGACTCTCAAGGAAAGGAGGAACAATGGCAAAAATACATAAAATTTTGACATTAGATCAGTTAATAAAATTCTGTGAAGATAATAAATTCTATAATTTCAATTCTAAAGATTCTGGGTATACTCTTTCAGTTCAAATTCCTGGACAACTTTCATTCGATTCAGATTCAACACAAGGACTTTTATTTACAAAAGTGAAAACTTGCCACACATTACTTAACAGAAACGGTAGTTATGTTTCTGAGGATAATATGAAAAATGCAATGCCGTCATTAAAATATCGTCCACTTTTAGGTTATATTCATCAGCTTGATTCTGGGGAATATGACTTTCATACACATGACATCGAAGTAGAGCAAGACGAAGATGGTAATGATTATTTTGTGTATGCGGAGAAGCAGATTGGTACTTTTACAGCTGACGAACCATATCTTGAATATGATAAAGACATGGATAAAACATATGTTATTGCTACCGCCGCTATACCGGAAGATTATACAATGGCTGCAGATATTATTCGTAGAAAAAATGGTACAAAAGTAAGCTGCGAGCTATGTATTAACTCAATGTCTTATAATGCGAAAGAAAAATATCTTGAATTAGAAGATTTTTACTTTTCAGGCGTTACTTGTTTAGGATCTGAAAAAGACGGAACTGAAATTGGAGAAGGTATGCTTGGCAGCAGACTTGATATTCAGGATTTTAGCACAGAAAACAATTCAATTTGTGCTAAATATGAACAATTAAATGAAGATAAATTGATTGAAACATTAGAGAAATTAAACACTACCATCTCTAATTTCAATATAAATAATGCTGATGGAAAGGAGGATAATCAGGTGAATAAATTTGAGGAACTTTTAAAGAAATATGACAAAACAGTTGATGATATTACTTTTACATATGAAGGACTTTCAGATGAGGATCTGGAATCAGCTTTTGCAGAAGCATTTGAAGAAAGTGATCCAGAACCAGATCCTGAAGTTTTTGTAAAATCTTTTGAACTTTCACATAGCGATATTCGTTATGCTCTTTATAATCTTTTAGGAGCGTATGAAGAAGCAGACAATGAATGGTATTACATTAATTCTGTTTATGATACACATTTTACATATGAGAATTGGGACGGAGATAAAATCTACGGTCAGAATTATACAAAAGATGGTGATAATGTATCATTTGATGGAGAAAGATATAACCTGCATCGTGAACTTTTAACTGATTCAGAGTATTCCGAACTGCAGAATATGCGTTCTAATTATGCTGCTATTTATGAAAAACTGCAGAAATATGAGAAGGCTGAAGAAGATGCAAATAAGGATGCTTTATTTGTTTCTGATGAGTATAAGGCTATCAATGATGCAAAAGAATTTGCAGAATTAAAAGAAAATCATTCAGAGTTTTCAGTAGAACAGGTAAAAGAAAAACTTGATTCAATTTTATTATCTTATGCCAAATCTGGCAAATTAAATTTCTCAACAATTGAAGAAAAAGAACCAGAAAAGAAAACAGTTGGAAAACACAATCTTGGATCTCCGGCTGCAACTAAAAAGAGAAATAAATATGGTTCGCTATTTTCAAGTAAAAATTAATTAAATAAGCACAAAGACAAAATGGAGCTGGTAACAGCTCTTTTTATTATCCAAAAATATATGAAAGGAGCTTAATAAAATGGCAATTCGTTATAATATCGAAACTCATGCTGTAGCATTCCCATCTAAGCTTTTAGCTCAGAATGGCGGAAAGCACATTTATAATATCGAGCTTACTACAGATACAGATAACGGTAATCTTGTAGCTCGTGGCGAATTCGAAGATCTTGATCTTTATAAAGAAGCCGCTGTAACAAAATTTGAAGGAAAGGTTCAGAAACAGGCTGCTAACGGACATTGGTATGTCGAGGTAGTAGATCCGGGCGACGCTCTGTTTGTTTATATGCAGGCATTTATTGCTGAGGATTGGACAAATAAGTGGAAGAAAGAATCTAATTTCTTCAATGCAAAAGGTGACGTAGTTCGTGGATATGAGCTTGCTGTTGGTGATGTTTTTGAGGTATCCGAAGAGGGATTCGATGGAGATATTACCAAAGGTGCAAAAGTTGTTTGTGAAAATAAGAAATTAAAGATTAGTGCGTAATTAGGAAAGGAGGGAAAATATACGATGAGAAAAATGTTATTTAGTGATTTAAGTATGCATGTACAGACTGTATTTGCAAATCTATGTGAAGACGGTGTAACACCGGAGGAAAATTATGAAGGATTCAAGAAACTTACATATGATCTGAATCATAATCCAAATGAGATTTATGACGAAGAAGGAAATAAGATTTCTAAGAAAGAAGCTGATGATGCAGTTCGTAAATTCGTATTTGCGATTATGGGATTGAATGAGCATTCAACAAAACGTGATAGAAAACGTGCTATGGATAGACATGGCATTGAGCTGTTTGAAGTTATGGAAGAAGAAATCGATATTAAAGTTGAAACAGGCTTTAGAGAGTCTGAATTCTTTAATAACTATGTTGAGCAGCGAAATCTTTCTCGTGGAGATTCACAGGAATTCTGGACAAACGAAAAAGTCATTCTTTCTGTTACTAAAATCTCTGGCGATCATCATGACTTTACACTCCAGAGACTGGGTTCTGGAGAATCTTATACAGTAACAACATCTGTATATGGTATCGCTGTTGGTGCTGATATTGACTTATATCTTGCAGGAAGATATGACTGGGCTAAACTGACTGATCAGTGTGCTGCTGCTTTTGTAAGAAAAGTTCAGAATGACATCTATGCTGAAATGATGAATGCAGGAAAGAAACTTCCGGCTCAGTTCCAGGGAACAGGTGCTCTTTCTACTACTACAAAGGACAAACTTGATACTCTTCTTGAGGATGTATCTCTCGCAAACGATGGTGCTCAGGTAGTAATCATGGGAACAAGAACTGGACTTCAGCAGTTCCAGAAGCTAATGGATGTTGATTGGATCACAGACGATCAGAAGCGTGACGTTGCTACAATGGGACGCCTTGGTTATTATGGTCCGTATACTCTTGTAGAGCTGCCACAGAGATTCGCTCTCAATGATACTACAAAGAAATTGTTAGATCCGAAGACCCTGTTCATTATGCCGCAGGTTGAAGATAAATTCATCAAATTTGTTGATGTAGGCGAAACTGAAATTTATGAGGTAAATGAGAAAGGTGCTCGTATGGATGATACAATGAAGTACGAAGTACAGAGAGCTATGGGTGTTGGCGTACAGATCGGACGTTATTTTGGCGTTTGGACCTTAGCATAATCATAAAACATATATTTTTTAACGTTTTTTGTATACAGTATATTGTATGTTCTTGCATATCTTTTTAGATGTGCAAGAACTTTTTGAATAAAAGGAGAATTTAATAATGGCAACAGCAACAAAAAATAGCAAAGCAACTACTTCTGCTACTGCGGCTAATTCGGCAGAAAATACTGCTGAGGTTAAGGCAGAAATAAAAACAGAAGTAAAGAAAGAAAAAAGAAAATATGAACAGTCCGAGGGAATTCTCTGCAAGTCTATTACTTCTGGAGGACTTTATATGCCAGGATTGAAATCCAATATTTTATACACCTGGATCGACAGTGGTGATCAGATCGAAGTTGAATATCAGGATCTTCTTGCTGCAATCCGTTCAAACAATAGTTATGTTATGAGACCGTTCTTTGTTATTGAAGATGAAGAGTTCGTATCACAGTTTCCACAGCTTAAGAAGCTTTATGACAAGCTTTATTCTGTTGGAGAACTTAAAGATGTTATTACTGACTTAAGTCCGGCAGATATGAAAGCTACTATTCTGTCACTTCCACAGGGAGCACAGGATTCTATTAAGCATATTGCATCTAAGATGGTTTCTGATGGAACTCTTGATAGCGTCAGAAAAATTAAAATTCTTGATGAAATCTTCGATACAGAAATGAGTGTAATGACAGGACTGTTTAATTAATAGTTAGGAGGTATCATATGCCTTCAATTAATTACGAAGAAATATATTCTAAATTTCGTCTTAAAGCCGATGCATATGATTTACTTGATCTTCGCGAAGATGATGTAAATATGTTTATGTGCGAATGGCTTCATTCTTCTATCCAAAAACCTTATATTTATAGATTGTTTAACCAAGTTGAATTTCACGATGATATTCAAAAGCTAGAGTATTCAATGAAATATGTTGTTGAGAAATATTTTGATCAAGGATTTGTCTCAGATATTTTAGGCATCGGTATGGTTATTGAATGGATTACTCCCAAAATCGTTAATTTGAATAACATTGTGCAAGTATACGCCTCTTCTGATGAAAAATTTTACAGTCAGACAAACCATTTAAATGGGCTTAAAGATCTAAGAGCATCTTTAGTGAAAGAGCAACAAGATATAATTAAGCAGCGTGGCTATATTTGGAATTCGTATTTGGAAAGTAATAGTTAAATGAAAACTATCTATGGTCATTTTGATGATAAGCAATTTGAAAATTATAAGGTAAGGCTGCATAAAGAATTATTTTGGTTACTTTTATATAAAGATCCGAAAACAAAAGACGAATTTAATAACATTGATTTCGAAAAATATTTTATTAATTTGATGAAACGGATTGACGGATTAAATACACTTCTCTCCTATCCTGTTGAAATTATATCTATAATGTCAACTCTTCAGGCTGCTTTAAATGAAACACGAGAAGAAAATTTTGATTATCAATCTTACAGAAAATTAGTATTAGATGCACATTCGTTAGTAGATAAAATTAATGATAGGAGTTGATTTTAATGATTACTGCCGACATGTACAGATCGCATCTTAATTCATATGGCAGTAATTTAGCACAGGTTAAACAAAGCCAATCTAATATGGTTGTAAATAGTGCCTTTACTGCGGATGCACAATATAAAAGAGTTTATATATTAACAAAAGATGGATGGAAATTCGAGGATGCAAAGTTTCAAAAGCACGCGAAATATTCTATTCTTAAAGATGCCGTTGATTATTACGTTCAGTTTCGCCCAAAAGTACATTACTCTGTTGGTAGTTATCTTTTTATTCCGGACGATACTGCTCACGAAATTAATATTCACGGTAAAGACTTAGAACATCCATTGTCGCTTCCAGAAGATCAAATCACTCAATTGTGGTTTATAGTCGGTCGTGATTATGATCCATCTTTTGTCAGATATAATGTTTTGCAATGCAATTGGAAATTTAAATGGATATACAACAATAAGTTATATACATGCTGGGGCGCGAATAGATCGGCCAACAGCTACACAAGCGGTAAATGGACAGATTTTGTATGGATTTTCTGTACATACATGGTCCGCTGTAAAGGGAAACCTTGACAGCGCATTCTTTCGGATATGCTGGAATTAGGCTATACACATAGCCGTCCTAAAGCTTACTAAACTACAACATAATGATGGAATATGCATAAGTGTGAATGTCGCGAAAGCAGAAAAAATTAGTAAGATGGTATAAGCTGAAACAAAAGCTTTTATATAATAAAAGTGCTAAGTACTACTACAATGGGAAATCAGCAGGGAATAGCTTAACTAGGCTTGCCCTCATCGACTATCGGTTGAAATACCGTTAGGGAGAAGTCTCCCGAAGTGAAAGACTCCTAAGTGCTTAATTGCATATGGTGAATGATATAGTCAGTGCTTACATGAAAGTGTAAGAAAAGTTGTTTATGAATTAATATTAAATATTAAGACCAGACAGCAGGTAGCTCCTGTTTTGTTATACCTCCTATATAACAATTATGGTCTTTTTATTATACATAAATTTAGGAGGAATTTTACAGATATTATAATATGTACTGTGCTTAATATAAACAATCCTTATTTAAAGTAACGAATTAAATAAGTAACATTCAGGAATATTCATCTGCGCTTGACAATTTGACATCAGCGTGGATGCCAGACATTTATTATGCTTATGGTAATAACTTATACGAACTTGGATTAGATGACAATAGAACTGTGATGCATGAACAACGTTTCATGCTCTCAAATAATATTCTTGATCCTAAAGTATACCAGGTTACGAAAGTAACAGATCTTAATCCTTCTGGAGTAATAAAATACTCTATTAAGCAGGATGAATTGGATAATAAACGGGATAACGTAGAATTACAAATATGTGATTATTATACAGACTCTGGTGATCAAAAAACTGAGACTATACAAAAGCCTCAAATGATGATTACGAAATCTCAAATCAGATGGTTAACTCTTAATGATGATGGAGAATTAGAACCTCTCTATGATAAATCTAAGCAATGTCTATATCTAGGAAAGAATTCTTATTTCGAATACAAACTCCCATATCAAGATTTAAAATCCGAATGGAATTTAAGTGTATATGATCGAAAAAATGAGTTGTCTGATGAAGATAAAACTTATTATGAAGGTTTGATGAAAATAACAGTTATGGATAATGTAACTATTTCAATCAAGCCAGGGAAAGCTAATAGTCTCATTGGTAAAAGATTTATTCTTTCAGCCACAGACAACAATGGCGATAACCACTCTTCTATTGTATTGGAGGTGGAAAAATGGTCAGAGATATAAAAAATATAGATAGAAATCTCGAAGATAAAAAGAATAATGATATTATTTTAAAAAAGCATCTCTTACTTAAAATGTTTAATGAGGATCCTGATCTGAATGAAATTTTAGGTAAAAAAGATAAACGTCCTTTAAATAAATATGAGAATAAAGATCATCCAACAAATGCAGAGATCGAAGAACGCCACCTAATTGTTGAATATAACAAAAGAGTTGATAAAAAACAAATTATTCCATTCTTAAAACTAAATGGCATTAACAAAGAAGTATTAAATTTTATTATGTTTGATATTGATGATGATTCTGTATCTTATTCAAATGAAGTAATTAAGTCACAGATACTCAGTGTTATGTGCTTAGTTCATGAAGATGATATGGAAACCGAATACGGAATAATGCGTACAGATCTCTTAAGTTATATAGTTAAAGACTTATTATGTTGGACTAATGTTCTTGGATGTCATTTAAAATGTAAGGCCGATTACTGTGATATTGTTGATTCACGATATTATTGTAGAACTATAAAGTTTTTAATTGAATGTCCAAACAATCTTTATCAGGGAATGAATAATAGATATGACCGATTCAAATGACAAATTGGAAATAGACACTCTCCAATTATATTTTGGAGAACCTTTTATTATTCATGATAATATTTTTAATGACATTCAAATACTTCAGCCTACAATTGGTGACATTATAAAAGAAGGCGAAAAAAAAGTATATTCTGCTGTTAATATCTTTGTTACTAATACTACATCTTATAGAGTTCAATTATGGGACTTAGGAATCGACTGGAATAAGTTATCTGATTTTAGTTTGTTCTGTATGCTGGCCCCCACTCTATCTAAAGATTCTACAAAATTATTATTCAATGATTTAGATTTTCAAAAATTTCAAGTATTGCAAACTACAGACAATGAGCCTGTAGTTTATTTATTTAATGAAGAAAGTAATGTTCTAATCGATGAAAAAAAATACACTACTATCTCTTCTTATATTAGATCTATGTTCAATATTCATCCAAAAATAGAGAAAGCTAAAGGCAAATCTACAAAAGAATGGATAATATTCGAGGATCGTCAAAATCAAGATCTCCATAAAAACGATTCTTATCAATCTACACTTCTTCCGCTCATCTCTGCTTGTCTTAATCATCCCGGATTTAAATACAAGAAAAATGAATTACGTGAAGTTGGAATAGTTGAATTCATGGACAGTGTTCAAAGACTTCAAATTTATGAATCTTCTACTGCTCTCATGAAAGGAATGTATTCTGGATTTCTTGATACTACAAAAATTAATAAGGAAGAAATCAATTTTATGAGAGATATATCTTTCAAAAATTGATTTCACATAAATTTTAAAAATTTTTAAAGGAGGAAAAGAATATGGCTTTTACATTAGGCGATATTATTATTGATCGACTTCAGTATGGATATACAGAAGATTTTTCTGGAAATCCGCTATATACTTTAACACAGCTTCAGGATGCCACTATCAACATTAGTGCCGAATCAACAGACGCAGTTGATAATACAGGTGCTATTGTAAAAAGATTCTGGAAGGCAAAAACAGGTGAATTTACAGCTAACAATGCTATGATCAACCTGAACATTATTGCAGCAGGTGCTGGAGAAGGTTCTGCTACTCTTGCAGAAAAAACTGCTTTCAATATGCCAAAAATTATTACTGCAAAACAGACTGAAGCAGGAAATGCTACCGTAGAGCTTAAAGATGCTGTAGACGGAACCATTAAAGTAAATGTGTTTAACACAAATGGTTCAATGGGCGCAGCATGTACAAAAGCAGAAGCTGTAGATGTTGCTAAGTATACTTATTCAGACACAGATCACACACTCGGTCTTCCTAAGACTGCTGGTACATATATCATTAAATATGATAGAAAGGTTTCTAAAGACGGAGTTAAGATTGTAAACGAGGCAGATAAGTTCCCGTCTACAGTTAAACTTACTCTTAAAGCTCTTGCTGTTGATCCATGTACACCGGATGTACTTCGCGGTGTATACATTGTTATTCCGTCATTCCAGGTATCTCCAGAGGTCGAAATTTCTCTGACTACAGACGGACAGCTGCAGTATTCTGGTTCTATGCAGATGAATTATTGCTCTGATACAAAAGCACTCTACGAAGTTTATTTCGCAGATGGTGACGAAGAATAATTTAATATAATAATTATTCGAACTTTATTTATGGTCGGTACGGGTCAAATCGTACCGGCTATTTTAATGCCATTTTAAAGGAGGCAAATAATGATAAAAAATAATAAAGTATGTATTTTATGTGGTAAAAAATATAGTTTTTGTAATCGCTGTGAAGAATTCGATCATTTGCCAAGATGGATGGCTATTTATTGCAGCGATAATTGTAAAAAGATTTTTGATGCGATTTCTGCTTATAACATGAAACTTAAAACAAAGGAAGAAGTAGCGAAAATTCTTAAAGAATGTGATCTTTCAAGAAAATCCGAATTTAAAGAATCATGTCAGAAATATATTGATGAAATTCTTGATATTAAAGAAGAACCTGTAAAAGAACCTGTTGTTGTAAATACAATTTTTAAAGCAGAAGAATCTACAGAAATTATTGCCGAACCACAAGACAAACCAAAACATATAAGAAATGTTAAACGTAAATAGTATTTGAATAGTGATTTTATAAGGGGTATAGACTATTCAAGTTATACCCCTTTTTTCACTTTTAAGGAGTAAAAGGAATATGGAAAAATTTGATGTTGGACCAAATGAACTTAATTTAAAACCGAGACCATATAATACGCACGAAGTTGTAAGAATTGTAAACCCAAAGCAAAGAGATCTTTATATTAAACATCGTGTGTACCCGATTGATATGTATCCAAGTGTTAATGAGGAAGGGAAAGATATTATTGTATATATCTTTTTAAAAGAAGAAACTAAAGATCTTTTTCAAAAATGGATTAATCATACATTGGAGTAAATTATATGGATAATTATGAAAAAATTTTAGATAAACAAGAATTAAGATATGTACTTGGAACTGCTGTATCAGGACATACTACATATCTAAAAAAGACATTAGCAAAAGCAGAATATGAATTTGTAACAGATATTACAAAGGCAACGAAAACAGTTTCTGCTAAGATTGCAAAAATTATACTTGAAAATTATGTTCGAGATACTGGAGATACAGAATCCGAACTTATTGTTATACCTTTATTGATTAGTTATGAACTTATAAAAGAGGTATAGATATATAGGAGTAAAAGGAATATGGGAAATACAAGATATTATTTAGACAAACTTGATTATGTTAAAATTATATTCGATGATGAAAGATTTTGCAAAATCAGTAATATAAAAGATTATGAGATCGATTTATATAGTGATAGACCAAGCTGTATCAGAGTAGATACTAACATTTTTGATCCATTAATTAAAGATTATTTTGATAATAGAAAATATGTAAATAAGGTGACATTATCTTTTATTGGTATAAAATCAAATGATTTATGTGCAGAAAATCCATTATATTTAATGTATACATATAATGTCAATGCTCTTATTCAGAATATACGGATAACGGATCTTGAATTCAGTTTTACAATAGAAGGTGATTTTCATGTCAAATGAAACAATTGTATTGATGATTAATGATTTTATATCAGTAAATCACTATTTGGCATATAGAGCTATTATGAAAAATGGTAAGCCAATGGCTATGAGCTATAAAACCCAAGAAGCGAAAAAATTTCAAACAGAATTTACTGAATATGTGAAACAACAAGCAAAAGAGCAAAATTGGGAAACAGACCCTAATCCTATGCAGCACTACTATGTAGATGCTGTTTTTTATTTTCCAAGAATTGATATGGACACAAATAATTATTGGAAAGTTGCATTTGATGCAATCACTGATTCGGGTGTTATTTGGGTAGATGATAATATGGCTTGTGAACGAGTTATAAAAGTTTTATACGACGCTAAGAACCCACGTATTGAATACACCATTTATAAGACTGATTTTATTGGTATTTTTGATAATGTTGATCAGATGAATTCATTCGAAGCAACATGTAAAAATTGCAAAAGATATTGCCGAAACTGCTCTATTTTAAGAAAAGCAAAAGAAGGACGTGTCCAGGAAGAAATACAGAATATGGTCTGTTCCAAATATAAGGATAAAAAGGAGAAATTATTATGTCAGAAAATATTGTAAATAAATCTAATGATGAAAATGTAGAAAGAAAACTTACTGTAAAAGAGTTTTGCCGCAGATATGATATGTTAAAAACTGATGAGCAGAAATCTAATTTTGTGCAGTCTATGGTTTATAGAACATATTGTCCAGTTCTTGAGAAAAAAGTGATTCTTCAGACTATGCTTGATAAAACAATTGTATCAGATAAAAACGGCGTGGAATATATAGATATGTTTTTATCTAAGATTAACTTTACTACTACTATTCTTCTGCTTTATACCAAATTTAATATAAGCAAAAATGATGATAGTGAAACAACTGCGTTCCAGGATTACGATCTTCTTATTGAGAGAGGATTCTTAAATGTTATCAGTGCTGCCATAGGCGAAGACGAACTTAATGAACTGACGACAATCAATGGATTGCTTATGGATAATTTTTACGCAAAAAATAAAAATCTTGAAGCATTTATTGCCAAGTATACACAGGCATTTGCTACTATATTCGGCATGTTTGCAGATGAGGGCATCTCTGAATTAATGAAGTATATCAAAGAGTATGGAGACGTATTAGGTAAGTAAAGCATTTTAAATAAATGGAATACGAGATTTAAATAAAACTATGGAGGTGAATATTATGAAGCAGATTGAAATTACTTATGAAAAATTGATGAAGTTGCATAATGAATTTGTTATTGGTACAAAAAAAGAAAAGAAAAATATAGAAAAAGAAATTGCTGAATTTTTAGCGAAGGATATTCTTGAAGATGTAAAACGTGCGTATACACAAATTATAAATAATTGGTACGCTTCGTATTCGCCTTCAATTTATGACAGAAAAGAAACTCTTAAAGATACCGGAAAATTTATTTTAAATGGAAGCAAAATAACAATTTATGCAAGCTCTGATCCTATGAGCGGTCATAGATTAGATAATGATCGTTTGTTTAAATTAACAATGTTACAAGGATATCATGGCGGCGCATGGCATAATGGTACTCCTATGTATCGTGGTCCAGTGCCTAGTTATTATATGTGGACTAGACCGGCTGAAAAAACATTTTCTCCAGCAAGAGCAATGGCTAATTGGATAAAGTCTTATCAATATAGGCCAGTAACAAAAAAAATAAATAAAATTGAAGAAATATTTCGAAAATATTATTCAAAATATGACTATTTCAAAATGTTTTTTTAGTATGTATTAAGGAGGAATATAAATGAGCGATATAAAATTAGGAGAGATTAGTCTTGATCCTGTTGCTGAAGCAATTGTTAAAGGGGTCAATATGAAAGCAAATTCTAAGGCTAATAAAGAATTTCAAAAAACAATAGATCAAATAAAAGAAGGCACAGACATGCCTGTTAGATTTAACCCCAATACTTCCGAATTTGATAAGGCAAAAAAAGAAGTTGAAAAACCAATAAAGACTCCGGTTAAATTAGAAACGGAAGATGTTGATCTCCCACTTTTAGGAAAAACTCCAATAAAGTTGTCAATTGACAAAGATAGTCGAACTGCTATTAAAAAAACTTTAAAGGATGCAGAAAAAGCATCAAAAAGTTTAATTGATTCTGCGGCAAGAACTGTAAAAAAAATAGGTTCCGCAAATTATTTAGAAGAACTTACAAAAAATGAACAACAGTCAGTATCCAATGCAGTGGCTAAAGTCAAACGTAATAATCCAGGAATTTCAGAAGATAGATTAAGAACATTTGAGCAGAATCTTATATTAGATAGACGAGCAAAAAAAACACATGAAACATTATCAGAAAATTTCAAGCTTCCAGATTCTTCTTCTAAAGCATATGGACAAGAAATGTACGAAGCTGCTATTGCAGCTGCAAAGATTCAGGCTGCTGTAAAAATCAGAGAAGAACTTCATGGAAATGAAAGCTATACACAATTTTTATCAAAAAATGATAGAAGCAAAAGTTATAATGGTAACACTCTTAAGATACCAGGAAAATTTATAGATCAAATTCAAACTGGTTTGTACGAACATTTTGGTGTCGGCAAATTAGGAACTGCTCTTTCTTCTGGTAAAAATTGGACTGGAATCCAAGATCGTATGGCGCAGTCAATAGATTCTTTTAGCGCAGGATTATCAATAGCCGTTAATGCTTCTTCAAAAAAACATATAACCAAAGAATTCCAGGCAAAAATAGATTCGGCTGTTAAAACGGCTGTCGGCATGTCTGTTGATAATGCTATTTCTCATCTAAGTGGAACAAAAGGTACAAAAGAAAGTAAGAAAGCATTATCTTTATTAGATCGTAAACAAGATGGGGAATACGAGTATTCTGTTGCTGATATATACGATATATTAAGAGATAGAACACCAACTGGTAAAAATGCCACAGCTGGAGAAGATGCAGTAAGTGGTATCAATTATAAAGGATTTAGCGATTTATTTGCAGCATTACAGGTATATCAAAGAAGCGGATCATCTAAATTAGATAAAAATCATGTTAAACGTTTGTCAGAACTTGTTTCTGCAATCGTTTCTGAATTTCAAGATTCTACATACAATGCACAAACAGTAATTGATTCGATTAATACTTCTTTAGACCAAGCGCAAATCGAAGCAGAAAAAGTTGCAAAAGAACAATCTAAAATAGAAGACAAATCTAAACCTAAGAAATCCTCTTCTACTACTCCTAAAAAGAAACAAACAGGTGCTGCTAAAGTAGAACACTATATTCCAAATATCGAAGGCAATTCTACTTATGCTAAATTAGCTAATCAAAGTTATACAACAAAATCAAAAGAAGAAGCACTACAAAAATTATCAGAAAGCTTTGAAACATGGAACGATGCACTTCCAGATACTCATGAGGCATATGGTTTAAAATACATTTATAGGCGGTATATGTTAGAAGCATATCAAATGGGAGCCTCTATAGATGAACTTAGCAAATTTAGCTTAACCGATTTGTCAAATAAAGCTCCTGGATATTTTGTCAAGATGGTTGAAAAAGCCGGAGAACAATTTAAAGTATTCGCTGATTTATATGATTATGTTGCATCTATAAATAAATCTTTATTAAAAAAAAATACTATTAAAAATTTACTTGATTCTATTGCTAAAGGCCAGATTGCTGCAAAAAGAAAATTCGGAGAATCACTTGAATTAACAGATGGTGGAGATTTAATTGGTATATCGGAAAATTATAAACCTGATTTTGTAAAAGAATTTATAAGTCTTCAAAAAAAAAGGCAACAAGATTTAAATAAAGAAATAGCTAGAGTTACAGGAACAGAAAGTAATATTAATGTTCTGCCAGAATATTATAATTCATTATTAAAATTATTCGAGCCATCTACTACTCCTAAAATAGAAGAAAAAAAGATAAAAGAGACTGCGAAGACCAAACCTAAAAAGGTTGAGGAGTCCAAGCCTAAAAAAGTCAAATCAACTCCTAAAACAGAAGAACCTAAAAAAGTCGAAAAGAAGGCTGAACAAAAGCAACCAAATAAAACAGAGGAAACAAAGGAAATTGAAGAACCTAAACTTGAAAAAAAAGATGAATCTGTTTCTCCGGTTCCAAATAGATCTGGCTATAAAGTAATAAAACCTCCTAAAATTTTAAAGAATAACTCCCAAGCCAGAGATGTGAATGGTAATTTATTATCTTGGGATGGACAAGATTGGAAAATAAAATCAAATTCAGAATCCGATTCTTTATGGGAAAACATACCAGAGAATCCGTCTCCTGAATTTTTAAAAAGATTTGAAAGAGTTAAAAAATTTACCAAAAATCATCCTGAATTATTTGGTCCAGATGCTCTCCCTATAGAATTTGATGAGGAAGCTTTTTTGAATGATTTTTTTAAAACATTTAATGATGCTCCCCCTATAAAATTTGATGAGGAAGATTTTGGGAAAACAATGAATGATGGAGTAAGTGTTAAAGTTCCAGATGTATCCAAAGATATAAAAGATGGAGCAAAGCAAATAAAACAGGCGTCAGATACAATAGAAAAAACTTCCAAAACCGATCAAAAAATATCTGATGACAAGAAAGAATCTTCTGATTCTATAAAACCAAAAACTCATTCATCTTCACATTCGAAAAAAGGAAATAATCAACAAGATGACGATCAAGATCAAATAAATACTGGAAATGATGTAAAAAAAACAAAAAAAGAATTTACATCACAATATAAAGAAGCCATTTCTGATGTCAGGGATTTAGGGAAAGCATATGTTAGTCTTCAAAATGCTATTTTAAATCCAACAGGGAAAACTTATAAAAAATCTAATGGAAAAGTAGGATCTTCATATGAAGATTTTATTGACCAACAGTTGTCTGATATTGAAAAAAAAGAAAATAGAGTTAGATCATTTAATAAAAATGTTCATAATCAAAATAAGACAAATCCTTCTCAAATTAAGGATCAGAATATTTTTGATAGTTATGAGAAAGAATTGCAAGATAGTCAGTTACAGCAAAGTCAATTTGATGATAATCTAGTTAGTCTTATGAGATCTGCATACGAAGTTCGTAATAATGCTCAAAATGAAATACTTAAAACAATTGGCAGCCCTACACGAAAAGGAGAAATTAATTTAGAAAAACTTGCAAAACAACAAGAACGTTTTGCCAAAAGTGATTATGCATACAATTTACTTAGTGATAAAGTAAGCAAACGTAAAGGAAATGCATACCAAGAAACTGCTGTATCTGATATTGCGGAATCTTCAAAAACAGATAGAGAGTCTATTTTACAAACGAATTTTGGTACGTTGTCTCAACAAATCAATGATTATGTATCATCTATTGAAAGAGCTGGACGCGCAAGCGAACAATTCAAATCAGATTTTGGAAAAATACAATCTGATTTGAATAAAAATGATCCTTCTCAATTTAAAGATACTGAATCAGGTATGAAAGAATATCTTGACTTTATGACAGATATTCGCAGTCGTTTTAACAGCAATAAAGATTTTTATGAAAATGGCATCGGAAAATCTACTTTAGATTATGAAGCTATCAAAAATAAATTAATTAAAGCAGAAAACTATAATACTAAAACAAATGAGTATAAATCAAAAGTTTCTGGTTTTCAAGAACAATGGGATGGTATTATAGATAGTTATAATTCCGGAGATATAGATAAAATGAAAGAGGCAGAACATGCTGCCATTTCTCTTATATCTACAATGAATGACTTTTATAAAGAATCATCTAAAAGTGATAAATATAAAAAAACAACGTCGAAAGGTACTTTAGTAGAAGACACTGTAGGTAAGGTTCAAGATATTAATGATGCAAAACAATCATTAAAACAATTTACCGATGAAATGAAATTAACTAATAAGGTGTCAGAAACCATTGATACATCAACAGGTAAGATCACACAAAAATTCAAAGATGATTATTCTGGAAATATAATTACTATCACAAGTAATATTGACGAACTTAACAATGCTCTTAGAACAACTCAAAAAATTCAATCATCCGGTTCAGGCGGCTCTCTTCTGGGAGGATTAAAAAATCTCGTATCCGGCAACTTCAAATCAATTGTTGGTGAAATAGGAAGTAGTGTGGCTAATGTCCAGATTCTTGGCCAAGCTTTCCAGCAAATGAAAGATGGATTTAATACATTCCTTGATTTCAATAAAGGATTAACTAATATCAGTTATACCATGGATATGAGCAAAGAACAGCTCTCATCTCTCGGATCATCTGCTGTTGATATGGCAAAAGATCTTTCTATGTCCCTGGATAATACCATGGATATCTATCAGATCTATGCAAATATGAATACTACATCTAAGGAAATCCAGGAAACAGCGAAGCCTACTGCTATTCTGAGTAACTTAAGTGGTGTAGATGCTTCTACCGCCGCCGATCAGGTGCAGGGTATCCTTCAGCAGTTCCATATGCTCGATGATGGTTCTACTACTGCTGCTGATGCTTCTATGCATGTAGTTGATGTCTTAGATAAGATTTCCGGAAATATCGGAATGGATTATGCAAAGGGAATCAAGGTTATTTCTGATGCAGTACAGGCTTCCGGCCAGGTCGCTTATGATGCAGGAATGAGCTATGAACAGTTAGCAGCTGTTTCAGCTAAAGTAGCTGAAAGAACTCGTGAGGATGGATCTTCTATTGGTAATGCAATGAAGACTATCATAACGAGAATCAGTAAAGTTGGTTCTATGCCAGAATATGCTGCAGATGTAAGTAATGAAGATCTTTCCCAGGCTTCAGAGTCTTTACATAAAGTTGGTGTAGAAGTCTATAACACAGATGGATCATTCCGTGATCTTGATACAATCCTTTCAGAACTTAATTCTAAATGGGACGGATTGACAGACGCTCAAAAAGCAAATATTTCATACAATGTTGCAGCCACGAGGCAAACTTCAAAATTCAAGAATATACTTGAAGCTTGGACAGATTCTATGAATTTGGCAAACGAGGCCACTACAACCAGTGGTAATGCCGAAGCCAATCAGGAAAAATATATGGAGTCTTTTTCAGGAAAGATCCAAGCAATAAAAACTCAGATGGATGAGTTTTGGTTAAACTTCTATAATTCAGACCAGGTATCTGGAGCTTTAGATTTTGTACAAGGTTTAACCGAAGGATTTACAGGGCTTGAAGAAGCCATTGGTCCAATTCCTACTCTAATCACAGCTGTATTCTCAGCATTGACCGTAAAAAATGCAGCAACGAAAGGATTAGAGTTTTTAGTAGGAAAAGATGGACAAGCAAGTGGACTTGCAAATGCCGTGGGTTGACCCAAATTCGGGGTTACAGTTATTATTTCCGATTAATAATGAGCCTATCTACATAAAGATCGTGAGATCAATGTGTGGAGACGAGCGGCAATAAATAACTAGAGGATTAAAACGTTGAAACCTGCTATTCTATAATATAGTGAATCGGGCGAAAGCCTGCAGGTAACGCACGTGCCAACCTGGTTAACGTCTAGTAATATGTGAAACATTAGTAACAATTGCGAAAGCAATGATGAGGGAAACATATGAATAATCAGGAAGCGTAGAGAGCGCACCCTTCCTCGGAGTATATACAGAATCCATACATGTATATGCTTTTAATGAATGTGCCTATAGTAATGATGGTGAAATCCATCCAGTACTCTTCTACTGTTATTTTGAATGAAGAAAAATATTTTTAGGAAGTGCCCCTATAAAAGAGGCACTGTTATTAAAGGTTTTATCCTTTAATCCTCGGGCAAAAAAAATGGTCCCCGACCGTCTCACTTGCCGCCCGATGCAACGCTTGCAAAGTCACAATTAAAATTAGCCGAGATCTCATTTATGCTAACTTTAATATAGAAACTTAAAGCTTCTGGATTATGTTTGAGTATCATCCAGATAGCTGCAAGAATCAATATTGAAATTATAGCTAATATAATTATTGACCCTACAAGCTTAATTCGTTTTGAATTGTTGTCCATATTTCACCTCCTGTCTGCAGTGTTTATGGCACTGCCATAGGAGACAAATTGACTCTAACCAAAACGTCAGAATCATGATGACTTCTGATAATTTACCACCTACACTTTTCTGAAGGTATTATGTAAGAAATATATAGTGCACTTATATATTCTACACATGGTAAATTATACCAATTATATTCGAAATGTATAGTCAGAACGTTTGATCTGGTTAATATAAAAGTGCATCACAAATAGAGCAGGACGATTGATCCTGCTCTATTCTATTTTTCTCCTACCTGAAAGGACTAAATACCCATGAACAAATTTCAACGAATTTTACAACATTATAGACAAATCAAAAATTCTACTACTGGACCGTATACAAAACCCTATGAGTTCAGGAATATGACTAATTATGAATGGTACAAAAAATGTTGTTCTGATATATCACAAAACTATGGGATACTACTCAACCAAAATCAATCATATTTAAGCTATTGGTTTCATAGGAAAAAGGCAGATGTAAAATTGTTATTGTCTATTGTGAGGTTTTACTTACTCCAATTATTTTGATACCAATGCTTTTGCCGATTCGACAGCGACATCATGCGCTACATTTTCTACAAATTCTAATGTATGATTCCCTACTTTGCCGATTATTCCTTTAGTTTTGTTCCAGACGGTTTCTGGTTCTGTGGCAGCAAGGAATTTATGACCACTATATGTAATTTCGTTGATCATGCAATTATTAATGTAAGATGCAGAGCTTTCAGGATTTCTATTTGATATTTTAATAAAATTGACTTCATTCAGTTTTAATACCGTATACATGATTTCTTTATGTGAGTAAGAATTATTCAAATAAGAATTGAATAATTGTTGTAATGATATTGATACTACATGAAAAGTTCCGTCTGGAAGTTCTTTGTAATTAATATTATTTTTACAGAAAATCAGAACATCTCGTACACAAGATTCATTTAACTCCATTGTTGTTTTCTCCATTTAGAAAGGTGGCGATCAATTATGCAGACAAACCATAAAGTTCTCTCTACAGTTATAGATGTTACACAGTTACTTTGCAAAAATTCTTGTACATATGATGAAGCGTATAAAATATTAAATATGGTTACTGCCGAATTTAAACAGCAGCAAGAAAATTTAGAATACGCAACATACGATGACTATTTTGCAGGTACAAAAACTGATGATGTAAGTAATAAAGTCATTGCACCATTAAATCATGCGGGTGGTTATTGATCTTACTTACTTCCTGGTTTCCAACGATATCCGCACTTCTGACAAAGATTATGCTTTTTGCTAGATCCCCAAAATCCTGTTAAAAGTGAATATCCGGATTCTTCCGTTGTTACCGACGTTGATCCGCACTTTGGACAGCGAACTGTTTTGGATGGATCTGGAATATCGACAGTGTTAAATTCGAAGTATTGGAAGTTGTGGTCGATACAGGTTGTAATGAATTTGTAGGCAAGATGAGCTGTATTATTCCTATCCCACCAACCAAAATGTTTGCGAATTGATTGATCAATTTCGTTAGTAATCTTTATTAATTCCAAGTATTCTTCAGGACAATTAACATTATATAATTCTCTAGGGTTGTTAAAATGTATTATATTTTCCTCATAAAATCCCTTTTGAGCTTCTTTTGACAATGAATTATATAGTTCTTTAAAATGTGTCATATCATATTCTATGCCATCGACTAAACAAATATTTTCTTTATGTATATTATTCAAAGGAAATCCACAGTGAATGCAAGCTGGAGCCTTGTCAGAGACATTGCCGCCACATTCAGGACACTTAATAAGCATACAGTATTCCTCCTTTTATTGCTATTATTGTACTATCAATTTTATCATACTATAGTCATTAAGTAAAATCGGAAATCTTAAAAAGGCAATAAATTCTAAGGATGCTACTAAATTAAAAGAAGCCCTTAGTGAGATGGATCTTGACACTGCTGGTAAATGGTTTGGACGTTTAAACACTAATAAAGACGGTAGTTCTACAATTTCAGAAGATATTTTTTCAGGAATTTTTACAGAATTATTTAAAGGATCTGGCGATGAAATTGAGAAAGCCATAGCTAAAGGCGCTGCCTCTTCCGGATTCAAAGGCACTCTCTCTGCTGGTATTAGTGGTCTTGCAGGTGGATTATCTGGATTTGCAACCAAGATTGGTACTGTAGGTACAGGATTAGTATCATTTCTGGGTTCTATCTGGCCTCTATTAGCAGTTGGTGCAGGCATTTTTGCGGGTATCAAGGGATACCAGGCACTAAACGATAAATTCACTCTTACCAAAGGAATGGCGGACAAACATTATTCTCAGTCCACACAGGAATATGCGAATAACCAGTCCGAACTGGAATCCTTGCAGTCTCAGAGAGATACCAACCAAGAGCGTATTTACGAACTCCGGGCCAAAGAAAATAAGTCAACTGACGAAAAGGCAGAACTGAGTCAGCTTCAGGAAGAAAATAATCTTCTTGATTCTCAGGTGGCTATAAAAGAAAAGTCTGTAGACGTATCTAAGCTGAAGGCAGCCAATGATGCAAAAACGAAACTTGAGAAAAAAGGATACCAGAAGAACTATAAAAAGGAAGCTTACGATAATCAAGATAAAACTTCAATCAACGATCTGGATGAAGCTTCTGAAATGATTGATTATTTAAATCAGCTTAAATCTGAGTATAAAGATCGTGTTCAGAAAATTGCGGATGAAGGTAGAGAACCAAGTTGGATTGAACAGAAAGGTTTGGATAGCACAAAGAAAAAGATTGACAGTTTAGAATCAGATGTTGCTGATAAGGTAACAGAGATCTCTGATACTGCCAAGAGCATGAAGAACGATGATGGATCTCTCATTGATGAGAAATTCAAAGATACTGTTGCTTCTGCCGATGCTGTTGTACAGAAATATCTGAACTCTACAGACTCTACCACAGCCACCTCCGACAAGATGAATAACATCTTTGCACTCTCTCAATTCTCAGATCTGAAGGATAAACTCATTGCCGCAGGTAAATCCGGTGGTACAGATGCCATCAAGAAAATGATCAAGGATACAGACGGTCTTGGTACAGCAATGAATAATGCCGGACTCACTGCGGATGATCTTGCAGCCAGTATTATGTCTATAGCAGATCCTGACGCGAAGAATCTGGAAGGTATTAAGGAGAATCTTGAGGACATATTCGGTAAGGATGGTCTTGGACAGTCTGATTTCTTCAAAGGTAAAACGGATGAAGAGCTTGAGAACTTCTGGGATTATCTCCAGGATAACAACTATAATCCTAAGCAGATGAACTGGAATGAGGAAACCACTAAGAAAAACTTCGAGGCCGCACAGGAAGCTAAGAAGAAAACTCCCGAGGAATCTGCCACATTCGCTTCTAAGTTCAAGAATGCCGCAGAAGATACTGCTACTGACATTGATACTGTAACAGATAACTTCCAGTCTGACATGAAGAATATCCAGTCTGCTATGGAGTCCGTAACAAATGGTACATTCCAGAATTCTGATATGGCAGATCTGATTCAGCAGTTCCCGGAATTAAGTAATGCCAGTGGTGACTTGAAGGATAATCTTCAGGATCTTGCCATGAATAAAGGTGCTGAGGCTATTGGTAAGATCAGGGATTCTGTAAAGGATGTTACGGACCCGAAACAGTTAGCACAGGCGGATAAATATGTTCAGAGTATCATGGATACGATGGACATGAGTGATTTTGATGTAAATGAGGCAGACGTTAAAGACATTGCTACAAAAAACATCAAAAAAAATGCAGATAAGTGGGTTAATAGAGATAACGCATCAAAAAGAGTATCTGAGTTAATGGAAAAATATTCTGGCGACGAAGATGCTATGAAGGCTATTGTTCAGCTTTCTATGGATCCTTCTATGGCTGATGCCAGTATAGAAGAATGGAGTTCCAAAATTGAGGATCGAGAAGTACAGATAAAAATTAATGCAGATACCAAAGAGTTAGATAATCTTTCCAAAGAAATGACTCGTCTTCAGACAGATGCTTCTAATACTCAGACAGATATGAGTAATAAAGCCGCTTTCAATCAGAAAATAAATGAGAATGATTATGATGCATTAATTAAAAATGGCGATGCTCAAATTGAGAACTATGACGAGCAAATTGCACATTATAAAAGCTTACAGAAAACACTAAAAGATAACAATATTAATGCAGAAAGCACTGAGCAATGGAAACAATGGCAGGATAATATTGATGCAGCACAGCAGTCTATAGAGAATATGAAGGCTTCTCAGGCTGAATGGGGAGATGCGATCAAGAATCTTCCTATTACAGATATAACAAATCTGTCAAGTGCTATCACTACTGCTATGAGCGAAATGCAGAGTGATACCGGATTAACCACAGATAGTGTAAAGAATCTGGCTACACAGTTTAGTGATCTTGGTGATGTTAACATTGATAGCTTATATACTAGAACTGCAAAAGGTTTACAGCTTAATACCGATCGTCTTCAGGATTATATGGAGCAACAGAATGATTTTGTCAATTCTGATTTTGAGAACAAAGTAAAAGATCAGAAGAAAATTGTCGAAGATACTTTCAAAGCATATCAGAACGGAGATAAATCACTCGCAGATTACACTACAGAGCAGGATGCTCTTGATGAGTTATTAAACCGTAGAAATCAATATTTCGCACGGTATCAAGACGCTCAGGAACAATTTACTGATTTTCAGAAGATGATTAATGCTGAAAATGCAGCTAATGCTGGTGACGAATATACCACAGCTAAATCAAAACTCGATGAATTAAAAGAATTATATGACAACAATCTTATTGGAACTGAAAAGTTTAAAAAAGGTGCTGCTTATTTCTCACAGAATGGATTTGAAGATCCAGAAAACTTCATTGAAAATTATAATCATCTCAAAAAGTATTATACCGATGATTCTTCCGGTCCACAGAAATTCTTAGAGGATTTAAATAAGAAAGGTCTCGCTACATATGAGACTCTTGCAAATGGTCAGAAGCAATGGGCTTATTCATTTAATGATGTCAAAGACGCTGCTGACCAGATGGGAATGAGCTATGAATCATTCCAGTCTATATTAGGAAGACTTTCTGATTATGGCTTTGTGAATAATCTTGTTACTTCTACCCAGGATGGAGAACAACAGATTGATGAGCTGACAAATGATCTTATTACAGAGAAAAATAAGCTGTCAAAACTGAAAGCAAATGGAGCCACAGATCAGGCTATTCAGGATCAGGAAAATGTTGTTGATCAACTTGAATCTAAAATTAGTGGTGTAAATCAGGCAGTAACAGATTATGCTAATGGTGAAACAGACAGAAAAGTTCAGGATTTAAAAGAAGCAAAGCAGATTATCAAGGATTCAAAAGAAGCCTATGATGAGGCAATGAAATCTGGCGATACGGATCTCGCTCAGAAACTTCGTAAAAATATCCAGGATACTGCTAAAGATAATAACATAGAGTTGACTCCGGAACTAAATATTGATGAGAAAGCTCTTGATAAGCAAATTGACAACTTACAAAGTGAAGCTCGCGAAAAGAGTGTACAGAAATATAAGGATATCCAGGATCAGCTCCATAATGGACAAACAGAATGGACAGATTCTGAAGATTTCAATGCAGCGGATGCTATTACCAAATTAGAACAGGCTCAATCAGAAAACGCAGAAGGATTTAATAATCTTGTATCTAATATGAAGAAATATAATCTTTCTGACTTGGAATCTATGATTTTTGATAATGGTGCATATGAATCTGAAGATCAAGGTCTTCGCGATATGGAAGATCAGATTCAGGGCTTTGCTGAATCTATAGGACTTACTACCGATCAAGCTAATATGCTCGTTCCTATTCTTGAGGCAATGGGTACTTTAGATATATCTCCTAAAGTTGATAATTCAGAGCTTGAAAAGACCGTGACAGATGCTCAGACTGCAGAGCAGACTCTTGAAGAAACAACAGGAAAACAATATAATTTTGATTTTAACACAACAGACCTGGATACTATTCAGAAACAGGTTGATCAAGTTAAAAAGGATATCGAGGACACTTATCTTAAGCGAGATGAGAACGGCAATGTCATTAGAGACGAAAACGGTATCCCTACTTATGATTATAGTGCTCCTGGTGCAAAAGAAACAGCTCAGATTTATGATGCTTCTATTAAACAACAGCAACAGGCAGAATATCAAACCTCAGCTTTAGGCCAATCAACATCTTCTGATGAAGTAGTAAAAGCCGCCCAAGATTATATGACAGCTAAGAATGCAATGGATGTGGAAACACAGAAATATAATCTTGGTATGGAGAACAAGTTACGAGAAGCAACGGATAATGCTACCAATGCTATGAATGCATATGCTGAAGTTGCAGATAAAAATGGCAATCCATTAGAAACTGACTTAAAAAATATTGATCCACAAAAACTTGAAGATCAATTGTTAGGAGTAACTGATAAGGATCTTAAAGTAAAAGTCGAAGCAGATACATCCGATGCAGAAAATGATATTCAAAGTCTTGAAAATCTCGAAGGAAGTTCTATTACTATCAATGCAGACGTTTCTACAAATGGTGGTGTTGAAGAATTACAAGATTCTCTTGCTTCTATTCCTCAAGGAGTATCTACTACTGTGACATGTGATGTGGAAGGCGAGTCTGATGTAGATAATTTGGAGTCTTCTATGGAGTCTATCCCGGATAATACTCCTGTTACAATCGATTGTCACGTTGAAAATCAAGATCAACTTGATCAGATTAACCAAAAGGCAGACGAACTTAATGCCAATGGAAAACAAATAAAAATCAACGCTACTGTTGGAGAAGTAAAAACTGATGGAGCAACTTCTAATACGCCTATAAATGTAAAAGGCAATGTCACAGAAGTTTCAGGAAACCCCTCTGGCACTGTAGATATAAAAGGCAACGTCACTAAAATCTCAGGAAACCCTTCAGGTACAGTCGACGTCAAGGGTAATGTTACATCTGTTACAGGTAATCCATCAGGAACAGTAAATGTCAAGGGAAACATCACAGGTATAACAAACGAAGATGCAGTAAAAGGTAAGGCTAATTATACAGTAGGACATTCACCAAAGAAAGTTCCTGATGCAAGCGGAAAAGCTAATTTTGGCCTTGGAAAACATCCCGAAAAAGCCCCTGATATTTGGGGTACAGCTCATTATACTGGGGATTTCCCAACATCAGCTCCCACCCTTTCTGGTACTGTAGTATATCACGCACAAATTCTAGGAGCACCTTCTGGCGCAAAATCAGTTGCAACAGGTACAATGCTCTCTCCTGCTCATGCTTCAGGTACGGCTTATAATGTTTTAAATATGAAGCGACTCTCTCCTGCTCATGCCGGAGGAAATGTTGCTATCAAACATAATGAACAAGCTCTTGTAAATGAAGTAGGTACAGAATCTATTGTTCGTAATGGTGTATGGTCACTTCTTCCAGGCGGAGCACATCTTGAGAATTTAAAACAGGGAGACATTGTATTCTCTGCTTCTCAGACAAAAGATCTTCTTGAACATGGACGTACAGCTGGACATGCACGTGCTTATGCAGAAGGCACTGCTTCTCTCACACATGCTTATGCTCGTTCTTCTGCTGCTAATGGCGGTGGAGCTTTTGGCGGAGTTAGAACAAGAACTACCACTTCAAACCAGTCATCTAGTTCTAATAATTCAAATAATAATAATGCACTTCAAACAATCGCAGATAATACAGATTCAATTGCGGGAAGTTCACAGCAAACAGCAGACAACACTTCGAATTGGGAAGATCCATGGAAGAATGCAGTAGACTGGTTCGAACGGTATAGCACCAGAATAGATAATAAGTTGGATCTAAATAGTGCTATTTCTGATAATTATCAAGGAAATAAATCTAATAAGAAAAATCCATTTAGTATTGCTACAAAAAATAGCACTTTAGATTATTCTATTGATACAATCAAAAAAAAAATTCCAAATTATCAAAAACAACGGGATTATTATGCTTGGCAAGCCGAAGCTTATGGAGATAAGATCGGTCTCTCCCAGGATCTACGTAAATTAGTTCAGGAAGGCAAAATCCAGGATATCGAAATTTACGATGAAGATACAAAATCTAAAATTGAAGCATATCAGACATGGTACGACAAAGTTCATAGTGTTGAATCTTCTATTGAGGATCTAAAATCTAAAGAAGCGGATCTTTGGAACCAAAAATTCAGTAATATTACTGATCGTTATGATGCATTAAAGGATATTTATTCTGGAAATAATGATATTCTTAGTGCACGTATGGATTATCGTGAAGCTTCAGGTCAATCTCAATCTTACAAATCTGCATATGCCAACGATATCAGAACACAAAGAACGAATCAAAGTAAACAAAATGCAATCACTGCTGAGGAAATCAAAAAGTATAAATCTGAACTAACAAAACTTGGTGAAGAATATGGAACACAATCTACTATTTATAAACAAGCTCAGGCTGGACTTCTCGACTTAAATAAAGAGTATGAAGAAGGCAAAAAGGCTGTAAAAGATTTTACAAATCAGCTTAATGAAATAAGATTAACAGATCTTCAAAATGTAATCGATCGTTACGATCGCGCTTCTGATAAGCAATCAGCTTATCGTGATTGGAAAGACGCCACACATTTTAAAGGCACATCTGGAGTTACGACAACGGACTTAAAAGAAGGCATTAAGACTAACGATAAGAGTATTAATGCTATGTATGCTAAGAGAGCTGAAATCCAGCGTCAGATGCTTGGTCTTTCTACTGGTTCTGAAGATTATCAGAATAAAGCAAAAGAACTTGCACAGTTGGATAAAGATATCTTAAATACTGCTAAAAATACTGCTGAATTACGTCAGCAAATGGCTCAGTTACGTTGGGATCAATATGATAAAGCTATAGATAGGCTTGATCGTATTACAACTGATTGTGAGAATATTCAAGGCATGATGGATTCAGATACATTTATGTCTGATGATGGATCTTTAACTACGAACGGCCTTACTAATATTGCGTTAGAAAATCAGTCTATACAAACGAATCAAAAGAAAATTGCTACATTAAAACAGCAGTTAAATGAAGTTCAGCAACAATATGATAAAGGATGGCTTACCGAAGAACAGTTCTTGTCTCAGAGTAAACAGATCACATCTGATATTAACTCTGCCGCAAAAGATATTTATTCAAGTCAACAGAATCTGATTGATGTATATATTAACCAGATCACAAAAGAGAATGAATATCTGCAGGATAATATTTCAAAGCGAAAAGAGGCTCTTGAAGCTAAGAAAGATTATTATGATTATGACAAGACTATCAAAGATAAGACTAAGGATATCAACACAATTAAGGCTCAGATTGCTGCATTGGAAGGAACCACAAATGCAGTTGCTAAGGCTAAGTTAGAACAGCTTAAAGCAGATCTTGCAGATAAACAAGAGGATCTTAATGATACCAAATATGATCATAAAATTGATATGGAATCAAATGGGTATGACGATCTTGCTACTAAAGCAGACAATGCTCTTGATTCTGCTACTAAAGCGGTTAAAACTAATGCAGATATGCAAAAGTCTATCATCAGCAATATGCTTGATGCGGTCAAAGTTAACTATAAAGATGTATACTCTAATATCACAGATATTGTAAAAGATTCCGGAGCACAGATATCTAAAGAATTTGATAGTATTCTAAAAAATATTGGTAACGGAAAAGGTAATTTTACTGTTACAGTTACAAGTAAAGCTAAATCTTCTGTAGGGAAAACAAAAATTTCTAATGCTCCTGGAGTTACTGGACGAGGAAAGACTTCCGGAGATAAGAAAGTAAGACGAACTGCTAAAGACGGAAGCTCTGCAAATAACGCTGCCGATGAAAATGGTACAGATCGACAGGCAACACAAGCTGTTACTGCTACTCCGAAATCTATATCTATAGGTGTTGGAAATAGCGCGACTGTGAAAATTGGATTTAAGCCGACAAATGCTACCTATAAAGATTTTACATACGAAGTTTCAAAAAAAGGAATTGTCTCAATTTCTAAAGGAAAATCTTCTATCACTGTAAAAGGTGCGGCAGTTGGTAGTGTTAAGATTACTATCAAAGGTCATGGCGCAGGATGTAAATCTACTACTGTTTCTGTAAAAGTCTTAAAAGATGGAGCCAAACATACAACAATTGCAAAAAACGTAGCAAAATCTATGAGAACATCATTAGACACCAATGATATTACTAAACTCTTAAACGCTACAAATGGTAAATCGGACGCTTACGCAAAAACTTATATTCAAAAATATGTTAATATAAAAAAACAAAAACAAGAATTGGATATAAAATCTAAGTTATCTAAATGGTTCAAAGCCCTTCCAACTTTTAAAGGAGACATATCAAAAGTTACTGGTACTATTACAAAACATTTAGCTCAAAAAGGTAAAAAGGCTACCGTTACAGATATACAGAAAGCCGCATCTATTCTTGGGTATAAAGATTATAAAAATGTAGCTAAGTGGAGTATTGCTCAAAAAAATGCACTCGTATCTAAATTAAAAGGGTATGGATTTGCTAAGGGTGGAATTATTCAAAATCTAATCCCGGCGGATATGAATACTTTGCTAGGAAATGCGATTATAAAAAATGGCGATACAGGTCTTATATCTGCTCGACATGGAGAAACTGTATTAACAGAGAAGTTCACAAATATGCTCGAACCAACTGTGACTGCTATGAACGCATTTACAGATATGTACCAGAAAATGAGCGCTCCTAATGTAAGTAGTGTTCCAACTCAGCAACAAAATATATTCCAGCCAGAGTATAATATTAATATTACTGGAATGGATCTAAGCAAGGCTACTGAACTGAAAAAGGTTATTCGAGGGGAACTCAATAATCATGATAAAGCACTTGCAAAAGAATTTAAAAAGTTCAGTTAATTACTCGATGCACAATGGGGTCAAATCTATTGTGCATCATTTATATGTGATTTAAATGCAATTCGAAAAGAGAGGTGAGAAAATGTTAGAATTTGAATTCAATGGGCACAAATCAAGTGAATTTGGTGTAATTATTTCAGAAATACAAGAAAATGACACTATGTTATCAAGAAATATTATTTTAGGACAAAAAAATAAATATCATAATTGTGAAAATAATTTTGGTACGACTTATGATAGCAATTACTCTTTTAATATCAAATTATTAAAGAATCCTTGTAAAATATTGCATGCTGATATTTCAAAGCAAATTACAAATGTTATAAACGGGGAAGCTTCCGTCGAACAAGGTTTATTAATTTTTGATCATGGAAATCTTTTGCCAAATATTTCTATTGAAAAAAATAATGCAAATACAGATGAACGATATTTGGATTTTCCAGATGAATATTATAAAGACCTTGATCATAATATTTTTAGTTTAGATGGCACAGATTATTTTACATCAAATGATGTTCGTAAAATCAATGCATGGCTCACTTCTCCACAATTTCCTAGATTGTTTAGATTTTTGCAAAATGGATATTTTAAAGAAGATATTGAATACTTTGTAACGGTAACATCTATTGAGACAGAAAATATTGGGAAGCCCTACTCTCTCTCTTTTACGATCACATGTGATAGTCCATATGGATACACACCAGAAATCGTAAAAGAATTTAATATAAGTGTTATTGATCGTGATTCTGTAGAATCTTTTTTCAATAATACGGATTGTAGAGAAGAATATATATATCCGCTTATATATATTAATCCATATGAGGATGGAAAACTTATTATAAAAAATAGATCTGACCAAAATAAAACATTAACTATATCAAATTTGAAAAAGAACAACTCATTTTATATAGACTGTAGTAAATACAAAATATATAAGAAACAAGAAAATGGAGAAAAAATACCAATCCCATTTAGTCAATTTAGTCTTACACCAAATATGTATTGGCCTAGATTGGTTTTTGGACGTAATATTTTTAATTTTGATGGAACCGCAATTATTAAAATAATATATCGTGAACCTCGAAAGGCTGGTGTTTTCGCATGACGACATTGGTGCATAATTATGATATATATAATAGAATGGAACCTTCACTCATCTACCTAGCTAAACCTGGAAAACGATTATATACCGTACTCAATGGTGTGGATACATCTACCGCAAATATTAAATGGAGGACCAATGATACTGCAGAGCTTACTTTCACAATAAACAAATATGTTAACGGGGAGCTTCTTCCAGAATTTGATGAAGTAGATGAAATGATGGAACTCTACTGTTCTGGAATTTGGTTTAAAATTGTGGATCCTCCATCTATCGATAATGATAGTTATCAATGTACAAAAGAAGTAACTGCTGAATCTTATGAAATCGGTTTGTCACAATATACATTAAATGAGTTTAATATTAATAATGGTGAAGATAGTGCTTATAATCTTATATATAAAAAGAAAATGGATAAGATTGAAGCTATTGCAAAGTATCCAGATCGTAAAGATGATCAGAAATTCATTGATAGTTATGATTCTGGAAAGTACTATAGCGTAAAGCTGTATGATCCTGATTATGAGGAACTAAGTTTTCTTAATCTAGTCTTAAAACATGCAGATGTTCCTGGATGGAAAGTCGGAACAGTTGATCATCTTGAAGAAGCGATAGCAGCTAATAAAAAGGCCGAAGCAGAAACAGATCCGGAGAAAAAGCAAGAACTTTTATCTGAGGCAGCAAAAATGCTTCCTAATAGAATTTGTAACTTTCAGGTTGATGATAAATCCGTATTTTCATTTTTGACACAGGAAGCAGCAACCGCTTATGATTGTGTATTTGAATTTGATACAGAAAATATGTTGATCAATGTTCATGATATTGCTGATTTTGGAAAAGATACAGATATCATTATTGGATTTCGTAATATTCAGAATAAAGTATCCATGTCACGTGATGATAGTATGGTTACTCAATTCTATGTAGATGGGCTTGATGATTACGGAATAGATCAAGCAAACTACGGAAGCTCGATATTGACCGATCTCTCCTATTTTGCAAGGGAGCCATATATGGATGATAGCCTTGCAAAGAAATATAAAGAATGGGCAGATTACAGATATAATGAAGACAATATTAAATCTTATATGGAATTATCCAAATCATATAATAAACAAAATGAAATATTGGCAGAACTAAGAGATCGTGTACCGACTGATACAGTAGAAAATAATTGGTTCGAATCTAAAATTGATGATTTGATTACGGCATACAATGATAATGTTGCGATTATCAATGGGTTACAATCTCTATATGTAGATGAAGATGGAAACACAGATCTTCAGGCATTAAAAAATAGTAGCGATTGGTCTATGTATGAATCTATCATGAATTATACTCTTCCGGCCATTGTAGCTGCAATCCAAGCAAAGGACGAAGATGATAAAAAAGATATCAGCGATAAAATAACGGATAATAATGTCATTAAGTTTTCAGAGTATGGAAACGGTAATCTTCTATCTAATGTAAATCCTGTTGTTATTGATACATACTGGATTCCCAATGGAATCGATCTTGCAGATATTAATACTGTTCTATTAGAGTATGATCCTACAAATTCAACAACTGGTTCTCCGTCTTATGGTATTACAAGAGGAATTCGTTTTAATAAGAAAAAAGATGGAGAATTTGGCGTAATTCAAAAGAAAATAAGCATCACCCCAGATAGTAAACATACTATTAGCTGTTTTGTTAAATCCGATGTTCCATGTACATTTCAACTTGGCTATAGAACAAATGGAGATAATTCTAGTTTTACCGTGCAAAAAATCAGCTTAAATGGACTGCAGACGGTTTGGCAAAAAATCTCTTATACATTTTCAACAAGCAGTCACTTAATTGATGTATGCTTTAAAAGTAATGGATCCTGCACGATTTGTGGGATGCAGCTTGAATTAGGTGAATCTGCCAAAAAGTTTGGATATTTTATTCAATCTGAAGATGCTATGAAATCTTATGAAACAGATTGGAAATTATATGGTATTGATGAGCTTGAAACGAAAATTTCTACATATAAAAAATGTATGGAGACTCTTGAAAAAGGAGGACTTAACAAGCCATATCAAAAAGGTACAGATTATGAAGAAGACTATGCCAATCAGATGTACCGGACATATGATGATTATAAGAAATTAAAGGCTCAAGCAGAAGCAGCTCTTAAAGAAAGACAAGCTGAATATGATGCAGCCAGAAAACCACAGGATGAAGTTCAGTCAAAACGTATAAAATTCGCAGAGGCTGTTACCTGGGAAAAATATGGAAAAGAATATAATAATATCTATACAGATTGTAATCATGAACATATTTATTCTAAGTTTACAGAAGAAGAATTATTAATTCTTAAAACATTGACACGTCAAGCAACTTATTCTAATGAGAATATTATCACTACTTCTCTTACTACTACAGAATCTGCTGTAGATAAATGTAAAGAATTATATGACGATGCTGTAGATGAATTATATGCAGAATCACATCCTCAATATGAATACACAGATGAAGTCGAAAATATTTATGCTCTTCCGGAATTTAAAGAGTATCATGATCAGCTGAATATCAATGATTTTATCTACTTAGAGACAGATGATAATGAATATGTAAAACTCCGTGTAACAGAAATATCCTATAATCCTTGTGATATGGATGAATCTATGGATATTACATTCATAAGTCCTACTATATATAAGACAAAACGAAATGATTTTAATAAAATTCTTGACGCAGCAATAAATAAATCTTCTCACGATGGTGGAACTGTACAAGGAGTGAACAAAATTTCTGATACGTCTAGTTATGTGATCAATTCTGATGTAATTCAAAGATTATTTGCGAACCCGGTATTTTCTACTAAAACAACCGGAATGACAACTGGTAATTCGGGAGATATCACTGCGAATAAAATTGTGACACAGTTATTGAATGCAGATGAAGGTATTATCAAGAAATTAACTTCCGAATTAGTCTATTCCGATTATATCAAAGCAAAAGAACGATATTCTATATATAATAAAAATTCTGAAGAATATCAAGATATTATTTGGTATGATGAATCAGATTATGCCAATAGCCTAAAACTTGGTTTAATGGGAAAGGTTATTGGAACCATAAATCCATTGAACGCTTATTTAGAATTTAAAGATCAGGACGATACTATTTATATACATGGAAATTTAGATACTTCATCAAACAGAATTTTATGTTCCGAATTACAAGTGCCAAATAATACTAATTTAACTGGAACTATATCTTTAGAACCGTCTCAAGGAAAAATAATAATGAATAATGTTATGGTGGACGCTATAAAGAATTGTCATTCTCATAATCAAATTCAGACTAATACTCTTGCATTACGCATAAATAGTACAAATATTTCTATGTATCAAGATCCTGATGCAGGATGGCAGCCATTAGGAACAAATACTTATACAGATAGAACCCAGGCTCCTTCTTTAGGTACAAATTCTAATATGTATAACAGTTTGTATCTTGCAGGAGGGATTCAGTCTTTGGGTACATATAATGTAACGACTAGCAGCGGAAATTCTATTTATGTTACAAAAGAAGGATATATCCGAAAGTATGTTGCGTCCTCTTCTTCTATGAGCTTAAAAAATCATATCAAAGAAATATCTTATGACGATGCAAAACCTTTATTAGATTCTCGTATATTTTCATTTAGATATAATTCGGAACTATATTCTTTAGAAAATCAGGAAGAATCAAAAAAAGATCGATATGGGTTTATTCTCGAAGATCTTGAAAAAACATTCCCAATGGCAGTCGAACATGATGAAGATGGATTACCCTCTTCTTGGTGTTTGCAAGTTGTGGTTCCAACGCATTTAGCAATTACAAAAGAACATGAGCATGAAATTAAGCAGCTAAAAATAGAAAATGAACAGCTTCGAAAGGAGCTTGACTTATTAAAGGAGGAAATTCATGAAATTTCAAAAAATTAAAGTAAATGATGATAAAACATATTCCTGTTTTTATATCCATAAAGTCGATAGTAGTTATATAGAATTTTGTATTGTCGGAGATGATATTGCGGCAGTCAAAGATAGTTTTTCAAAAATTCATGAACTTACAACATACAATGAAGACGGAACTGTTAATTACATCTCAAATCAGTATAACAAAATGACAGATGTTCGTATTTTTTTTGAATATATGGAATTGAAACTTGAAGAGATTGAAGACGAATCAGTCCTTACAGAAGTTGACAAAACTACATTAAAAGAAAATCCAAACGCAGAGAGATGGTTTGGTGGTATTCAGGTAAAAATTATTGCGTATGATGATATCAAGGATCAGGTAAAAGAAATTAGAGAAACATTAAAAATTGATGTGGATACATCAGCTATGAATCTTGATGATTATAGAAATTATATAATTGCTCAGATGTCAGATGCATGTTCTGCTGCTATTGAAAAAGGCGCAGAGGTTAAAACATCAAAAGGTGAAATTCAATTCTCATACTCTCTTACTGATCAATCAAATCTTAAAACTCTTGTTATGTCCGCAGCGGGTAGCGATCTTGATTGCCCGTATTACTCTTCTGATTCTCATTGTTATATCCTGACAAGTGAAGATATTATTGCGATTTGGATTGCATGTGAATCTAATATCCTTGCACAGAGAGCTTATTATAATGCTCTTCTTGAGTATGTAAAAACGCTTTCAACTAAAGATGAAATTGCAAAAGTGACATATGGTATGGAACTTCCAGAAGAATATAAAAATAAAATGGAAGAATCTGCTGCTTGTGGACAGGCTATTATTCAAGCTACATTAGCAAAATATAAAGGAAATAATTCAGAAACTACAACAGACAATAAATAAGTGAAAAAATGAATAAAAGGAGAAATTTATATGAAAATGACAAACGGATTAATTGATGCACTTTTAACAGCGCTCAGCCAGAAAGAATTTATTAGTGGAGCTACAAAACAGACCGGTTATGCAATCTATAGAAATTTACGGATTCTTACCGAAGAAAACAAAGATTATACAAAAATGATTGGCGAACTCTTGAAAAAATACGGAAAAGAAAATGAAAATGGCGGATATTACATTGATCAGGATGATAAAGACGCTATGGATGCATTTTACAAAGAGCTTGTCCCTATCTCAAATATGATCGTAGACGTAAATTTATATCAGATTGACAAAAAAGACTTTGATCTTCCTTATTGCGAAACTGCTACCCCTCAGCAGTATGCTCTAATCGAGGAGTGTCTTGTAAAAAATGAACCTGAATCAGATGAAAAGTGATTGGTGTGATATGAAAAATGGATATTAAAAATTTCATAAAATATTTATTGCTATTTACATTCTCCGGATATATATATGTATGTCTTGAAATATTATTTCGTGGTCGAAGCGATATCACTATGATGTTCTGTGCATCTATCTGTGTTATTCCAATGGTTATATTAAACAACAAATTCACATATGAAATGGATTTTTTATTACAAATTATCCTATGTACTATATTTGCCACGATTATTGAATTTATATTTGGAATTATTTTTAATACAGATTATCACATTTGGGATTACAGGAATATGCCTTTAAATTTATATGGAATGGTATGTTTGCCATTTTCATTTTTATGGATGTTTATAGCATCTTTAGTAATTCCTCTTATGGATTGGATAGATTATTATATTTTTAATTATCGTCCGGATACAAAACCATATTATAAAATATTTGGTAAGAAAATATGGCAAATGAAATAAAGTAATTATGGAAGAGGCTGGCTCGTGCGGTCTCTTCTGTTTTATATAGAAAAGGAGGTCAAAATTAATGGCTGACTTAATTGTAAAATCAGAAGAAATAATCGATGGTGTTAAACTTGATGATAATTCTATTGGTTATTTTAATTATAAAACATTAGCAAATAAGCCTAAATCAGATGTTACTTTAGCTAAAGCTGGATGGTTTGCTGACTCAGAAATTGTTGGAGAAAAATTCGATCTAATTTTTGATGATAATGACACTCATTCAAAAGAAAATCCCGATGTTAAGGATGAATTTATAAGTAAAATCATAAATAAAAATCCTATTAGATCTGTAAATTATGATGGACCACTTTCTGGTAATGGTTATAGTACAAAAGGAGTTTTTGTCGATTTAAAAGAAGGCTTTATACATACGCCAGGATTATATACTACAAATTCAAAAGCTTATATACGTGGCGATATAACAGCTACAAATCTAACATTAAATGATGGAGTAACAATTCCGGCAAGTAAAATAGATACATTACATAAGGTTGCTACATCTGGAAATTATGAAGATTTAAATAACAGACCTGTGGTTTTAGAGTTAGATCATACTTATGGCAATTTAACAGACAAAGAATTACCTGGAATATCAGTCACATCTGATGGTAAATTAACTGCAAATAATGCTGATCTTAGCGGAATATTTGCCGGGACATTTAATGGCAAAGCAAATATTTCTAGTGGGAATATTGGCGGAGTAACTATTAATGAAGATGGGAAGTTAATTATTCCAGCAGATCAAATTACAGGATTAACAAAATTAACTGGTGAAAAAGGTGAAATTGATTTAAACGCTGGAACATTTAATTTCGGATTAAATAATTTTGTTTTTAATAATGATCCCATAAATAGTGATGGTGGTGCATTCTTTATTATTCGTCCAACTGGGGAAGAAGCGGTTTCTGCATGGATGGACAATACAAATACATTATATTTTAAAAAAGAAGTAGATAACGATTATTATCAATCTTCTATATCAACAACAACATTAGGATTCTTAACAGATACGGATTCATCTAGTTACTCAATAAATAAAATATCATTTACAAATAATAATACTACTTGTTCAATTGTATTTGATGGAAAAAATATTAAACTAGATAGCCCTCTTTTCTTAGATCATTATGAAAGAGCGCAATCTGAAACTAATAGAATTTGGCGTAGGCCAATAGCCTCTGTAGGGTCTGATGGATTAAATATTGGTTATATGAAAGCTAAAACAAGTTCTGGGGGAACAAAACAGGTTGCCATCAAAGGTCAATGGGGAAAAGAAGACGTAAACGGAACCCCGATAAGTAATCAAGGTGTATGGGATAGTGGATTACAATATATCAATATTGACTCCACCTCTGATATACGTCTTAAGGAAAATATTAAAGATTCTACTATTTCTGCATTACCGGTAATTATGGATATGAAAGTTCGTGAATTTGATTGGAAAGAAACGAAAGTTCATCAGCCACTTGGTTTAGTCGCTGATGAAATCGAGGAGCTTGATCCTCTCCTAACTATTGGAGGAGGTTATGAAAGCGATGGATCTATAAATATTAAAAGTATCGACCGTCTTTTATTAACAGAATATGCGATCAAAGCGATCCAAGAGCAGCAAAATATTATTAACAAACAACAGAAAGAAATCAATACTTTAAAACAAGCTTTAAATATAAAATAAGGAGGTGCGATTATTGTACACTCTAAAAATTTCAGACGAAAATACAGTGACTACAACTGTAAAAGAAAAAATTGTAGAACGCAGTAATTATGTTGACAAAATTCAAATAATTGTAGATCGTTTGTATCGAGAGCAAATTGATATGAGCAATGATACTACTGTATGGATGAAATACAAATTACCTATTACAAATAAGATTAAAATGACACAATTAGTAATTAATAATTCAGCTTACGAAAATGATTATATTCAGTATCTTATTCCTGCGGACGCCTATCTTACAGCTGAGGCTGGAGATATCGAAGTATCATTCACATTTCTTAAATTAATTCAAAATGAAGATGAATCTACTACTTCTTATATTCGTAAAACCACATCTGGTGTTATTCATATTTCTCCTCTTGCAGAATTTGACAAATATGAACCTTCCGAAATGTTTGATGAAATCGATCAAAGACTTCTTATGCTAATTGCGAAACAGAAGGATCTTGAATCATTAAATAAATCTATTTATAACAATATGATTAAGGATGTTCGATTAGATACAGAAAAAGAAAAGATTACACTTGTCAATAAAGAAGGCGAAGATACTGGAGACGGAATTCAAGTATCAGACCTATCTACAATTGTATCCAAAGACCTTATTGGAAAAGATCCGGACGGAAATCAAGATGGCGTTATTGATTTGGATAAAGTTCCAGATCTTCAAAGCCTAGATTTATTATTAAAATAAAAGGAGTATGCTATGTCATTTAAAGATTCAAAGGAAAAAATAATTACGGCTAACTCAGCACAAATAGCATCTTTGACTGCTGACTTAGCCGAATCCGTAGAAACAAATGATAATTATGAGACAGTTGATGGATACGACTATTATCCACAATATTCTGATAATAAATATTCTACGGTTGATAATAATAAAAATATAACTATGGACGCCACTCAAATTAATATCACACAAGAATCTAATAGTCAATTCATTCCATTTCAGATTCCAAGATATTATGATGGTATTGACCTTTCCAATATGACTATTTGTATTCGATATGCAGATAGATTGAATGGTGATATTGTTGGAGAGTATCCAGTAATTAATGTAATTCGAAATGATACATATATTCGATTTGGATGGTTGATTGATGACAAATTGACACAAAATGCTGGTGATTATATTTTTGAAATACGTGCCACAGGACAAGTACCTGTATCTGATAATAAACTTGTTAATTATGCATGGAGTACAAGACCAAACGGTAAAATCAATGTATTACAAGGTATTAATATTAACGGGGCAATTGAACCATCTGATTCTGGATGGATGACGGCATTTGAAAAAAGAATTATTAACTATACAGAAGATGCTAAAAACGCAGCAAAACAGGCCGCTGCTTCTGCTTCAAGTGTGGATGTCGACAATATTGCAAATTCGGTTATTAATAAAGTAACCGATAATTTTAATAAAACGTCTTCTTTAGAAAACTATTATACAAAAAGCGAAATCAATGATCAAAAATCCGGAATAGATAATAGTCTTTCAAATATTAATTCGGAGATTAATAATGTAAAAGAATCTATACAAAATATTGATGGATTAGCCAACCTTGATGTCTCATATAACAAAGAAAATCAGAAGCTTTCTTTATTATATAAAGATTCAAAGAAAGAAGTCGCCAATGCTATAATTGATATTGACAGTCTTTCAAAACTACAAGTAAGATATACAACTTCTGATGGAAAAGGCGTATTAAGTTTTTATCAAGAAAATATTGAAGATCCAATTACATCTGTAGAATTAGGATCTATTGATCCATCTGCTGAATGGATATCTTCACATATTACTCCGATTAGTAATAGTATTAATTCTATTCAAAAACAGCAGACAGAGGATGAAAAGAAAATCACAACACTGACATCTTCTGTAGATGAAATAAAACGTGCCAATACAAATCGCGACAATAAGATTAAGACCAATGAAGATGCTATTTTGGAGATAAGAACATCTGTAAGCGAAATTCCACAACTCAAAGAAAGCGTATCTCAAGCAACAAATACGGTTGCAAATATGAAACAGACTGTTGACGGAAATAAAGAAGCCGTAGATACTTTAGGAACAAATTTTGATGACTTAAAAAAAGAAGTCGATAAACTAAAAGAAAATCCGGCAGCTTCAGAATATGATGTAAATTATGAAGGAAGCACATTTTCATGGATTAAGGATGGAGAAGTGTTAAAAACATTTAAGATAGAAGGTGGCGGTGGACAGACTACTACTTCTACTTTAACCATAGAACGTATTACTCAGGCAGATGCTATTTTCTTATTGGGGAATAAATCTGTTATCGAATATACTTGGTCATCTGTGGATAATGTTGGTGATTCTACTGGAATAGGCACAGCGGTATGGAAAGTAGATAATACTACCGTATCTACTTCAACCGTTGGACAAGGTAAAAATAGCATTGATCTTACTAATTATCTTAAAACAGGAACAAATTCTATCAGACTGTCTATTACCGATAGCGTTGGTACCTTATCAACAAAAACTTGGACAATCACTATTGTTGATTTCAAACTTGAAAGTTCTTTTGATGATACACTCTTCTATTCTGATGAAGTATCATTTAGGTATATTCCATATGGATATATTAATAAAACAGTACATTTCATTCTTGATGGAAAAGAATTAAGCTCTGTGAATACTTCTGCTTCTGGTAGACAGTTATCTTATGTTCTTACAAAACAATCTCACGGTGCACATTTACTTAAAGTTTATATGACAGCTACTGTAAATAATCAAGATATCAAATCAGATACGATTATTAAAGATGTTATTTGGGTAGACCCAGATGATAGAACTCCTATTATTGGATGTTCTATGCAGGAATTTACTGCAAAACAATATCATGCTATAAGTATTAATTATATTGTATATGATCCGGACCACAACCCGGCAACCGTAAAATTATCAGTTGACGGAAATACAGTATCTACTCTTTCTGTAAATCGTACACAGCAGATCTGGAGTTATAAAGCAAGCACTGTTGGAAAACATGATTTAACAATTTCTTGTCGAAAAGTAACAAAGATACTTAAGGCTACTATTAAAAAACTGGATATTGATGTCGAGCCTATCACAGCAAACCTTGAGTTTGACTTTAATCCAGTAGGATTATCAAATAATGATGTGAATAGATTATGGAAAGATAGCAAACATCCAGAAGTCACACTTACTGTATCCGATAATTTTGACTGGACAAATGGTGGATATCAGATTGATGACAAGGGAGATCAGTACTTCTGTGTAAAAGCAGGTACAAAAGCCACTGTAAGCTATAATTTATTCGGAAAAGATCCAAAGCAAGCTGGTTCTGAATTTAAGATAATTTTTAAAACTAAAAATGTAAGAGACGCATCCGCAACATTTTTATCATGTATTTCTGCATCAGATGATAAGCCAGTTGGATTGGAAATGAATGTACATGAAGCGTATATCAAATCTTCTGTGGACAATCTATACTTCCCGTACAGCGAAGAGGATGTCATCGAATATGAGTTTGATATTAATGCTCTTGATACTAAAAAAGCCACCACTTCTATAATAATGACATATGAAGATGGCTGTGGCGGAAGACCAATGATTTACGATAATACACATAGATTACATCAGTATACTCCAGTCCCTATCACCATTGGATCTGATGATTGCGATGTGTGTATCTATAGAATGAAAGCATATTCTGCAGCTTTAACAGATTCTGATATATTAGCAAATTATATTGCTGATGCAAGAGATTCTGATGAAATGGTTGCTCGTTATGAACGGAACCAGATATATGATGAAAACAATACTCTTACCCCGGATTCTGTAGCAAGAGCATGTCCTAATGTTAGAGTTATTAAAATTGAAGCTCCATACTTTACAAATGACAAAAAGGATTTTGTAAAAGGAACTTCTGTAGAATGTATCTATAAAAACGGCGACCCGATTCTTGATAACTGGAAATTCAACAATGCATATCATGCAGGACAAGGTACTACTTCAAATGAATATGGGTTTGCAGCAAGAAATATGGATTTGATTTGTTGTGCAGATGGCGTACATCAAATTAATAGTAAGATTCCTCTTGATACAGAATATAAAACAGAACTCATTCTTGGAGACGGAACGAAATATTCTGATGGTACTGGTAAGATCACATTAACACGTAACTCTGTGCCTAATAACTGGCTTAATATTAAAACAAATGTAGCTAGTTCTGAAATGGCTAACAATGCTCTTCTACAAAAAAGATACAATGATTATCTTCCATATTCTACTCCTGCTTCTCGTAGAGACCCAAAGATTAAAAATAGTATGGAGTTTGTAAATTGTGTTGTTTTCTTAAGAGAGACTAATGCAGATATATCTACACATAGAGAATTTTCAGATAATGAATGGCATTTTTATAGTCTTGGAAATATTGGAGATTCTAAAAAAGCAGATGTAACCAGAGCTTATGATCCTGATGACATGAATGAATTTTGTATTGAAATTTCTGATAATACTCTTCCAAACTCTGCATTTCAGACAGGAGTAACAAATCCTGATGGGACAATGAAATATCCTATCTCTAAAGCAGAATGGAAAGCAGGGAACGCCGCATATGACAATCTTTATAATAATTGGGACGGTTCATTTGAGTTTAGATATGATTGTTGTGGAGACACAAAGGATGGTTATGCTATTTCTACCGATGCCGAAAAAGAAAAAATCCGTACAAAGAATCGTCAGATATGGAGAGATTTTTATGAATTTGTAATTACTTCTTCAGATGATGATTTCAAAGCACATATTAGTGACTGGATGATTAAAGATGCTCTTTTATATATGTATCTATTTACTCTTAGATATACTATGATTGATAATAGAGCTAAGAATATATTCCCACATTGGGCTAAGCATTATATTTCTCAAACAGAAGCTTCTACTTTGGGTGAGAAGGCAAAATATTATACAATAAACGATTCTGCGGCAGCTATAAATAATGGTTATAGATTTGATTTTTGGGATTATGATAATGACACAGGTTTAGGCATTAATAACTCAGGAGAGTTAACAATGTCATATGGCAAAGAAGATACTGATTATAAGACAGATGGCGATCCGAATTCAGGGTATATCTTTAATGCAGCTGAAAGTGTAATATGGTGTAGAACCAGAAAATTAATGAAATCAGATCTCCGTAAAATGTATCAATCACTTCCACAAAATTGTTTTAGCGCAGAACATCTTATTAATGAATTTGATGCTTGGCAGAATCAATTCCCAGAAGAACTTTGGAGATTACATTTTGAAAGACTATATTTTAGAACTTATGAAGGAGTTACACTGCCTGGTAAAACAGAAGTAACAAAAACAGACCGATTCCTTAAAGAAATGATGAACGGTAAGAAAAAATACCAGCGTAGACAATGGGAACGTGATCAGCATTTCTATATGGGAAGCAAATTTATACATACCGATATTACTTCTGACCAGATTATGTTTAGATGTAACACTCCAAAAGATGCTGTAGTAAAACCGGATTATACATTAAAGATTGTGCCGTATTCTGACATGTATGTATCGGTATTATATGGCAACTCTTCTGATGTTACTCAGGTACGTGCTAAAGCCGGACAAGAATATGAATTAAAAACTAATCTTACAAACATGGATGATACTGCAATTCTTATTTATGGCGCATCCAGAATTCAGGCACTTAATGACTTGTCTGCATGCTACATCCATGATAATGACTTCTCTAAAGCTTCTAAATTAAAGACTCTTATTATAGGAAACAATACTGAGGGATATCAAAACTCATTCTTAACAAATCTTAATATGGGCAATAATACTTTGCTCGATACTCTTGATATTCGGAATTGTCCAAATCTTACAGGAACTATTAATTTATCAGCCTGTGAAAATCTTATAAGTCTTTATGCAGATGGAACTATCGTGACATCTGTATCATTTGCAAATCATGGAAAGATTACACATGTACATCTTCCGGAGACAATTAATAATCTAACATTCCAGAATCTTAAAAATCTTACAGATTTTAATATCGCATCATATAAGAATCTCGAAAAATTCATATGTGAGTCGTCCACATTTGACGCATTTAGTGTTGTTAAAGCGGCAATCGATACTCTTAAATCTGTTAGAATCACAGATATCAATTGGAATCTTGAAAACACAGATTTACTTAAAAAGTTAGCGAAGTTAATTGGCGAAGATGAAAATGGTTCTACTACAGATCATTCTGTTCTTACTGGTCAGATTCATGTTCCGGTAATCAGAGCGCAGGAGCTAAAAGAATTTATTGGTACGGAAGAAGAAAGAGGAATTTGGCCAGATCTTGAAATTACTTATGATTCTATGATTGAACAGTTTACTCTTACTTTTATAAATGATAATGAGGAACATACAGTACTCGAAGTGCAATATGTTGATAAAGGTGCAGATGGAACAGATCCTGTTACACGAAAAGAAAATCCAATAGCAACTCCTACAAAAGCAAGTACGCAAAAGGAAGACTTTACTTATAAAGGATGGGATGGATCACTTGAAAAAGTGTTCTCTAATCGTATTATTACGGCAGTATATACGAGTACAGTCCGCAAATATACAATTAAATATTGCTCAAAAGGTTATGATGGACCACTTTATACAGTAAGTGCACCTTATGGTACTATTGCTGAATATAAAGGAGACGTTGAAATTCCTATTTATACGGGTGAAGAGTCTGCGTATAAATTCTACTTATTTAAAGAATGGGACAATTCAGGATATGTAACCGGAAACAAAACTATCAATGCTATATTCGACACCTGCGAATATCGAGATGGATACTTCAATGATAAAGATTTAAATAATCTTTCTGAAGTTGAGCTGTATGCTTTAATGAAGATGGGATTAGACGCATCATTCTTAGATGATAAAGATTATATGAATTTTACACTTGGAAATGATTGCAGTTTCGAAGATATTACAGAGCATGTAGTTATTAATACTCCGAAAGAATTTGATGGTACAAATTATGTTGACACAGGACTGAAATTATTTGAAAAAGATAAGAGTTTTACATTAGCTCTTGATTATGTATTCTCATCAAATAATTCTAATAATGCTACTCTCGCTCAGTGTTTCCAGGGTGATGGTTCAAATGGATTTAAACTATCCTATAATTCAGGAGTGCAACTTAAATGGGGAACCACAAATGCCAATCCGTCATCAACAGACCAAAGAGAAATCATAGTATTAAGACATATTGCAGGAGAAGAAAAGCTGTATCTTTATTCTTCTAATGCTGCAAATAATAATGTTGCCGCTACTACTCTTTCTGCAATTCGAAGCCCGGAACATGAATATACATTTGTACTTGGATGTGAAAAATCTGATGTTGGTGCTTATTTGAGATATGCAAAAGGCACAGTATATTGGTGTAAAATTTGGGACGCAGATCTTGGCGACGAAAAATGCCAAGAACTTGCTGCTTGGGTTCACGAAACAATTCCAATGGAAGTTGCTAAATATGGTGATACTCAGGAATATTATCTTTCTGATGGATCTTCTAAACAGGCAAACATTACTTTCTTAGCAAAGAATCTTCTTGGTACAAGTAAGGGATACGGGGCAAGAAGTGGTGGATGGGCCACATCTACTATGAATAAATGGCTTAATACCAGACTTCCAAAAGCAATTTCACCATTATGGAAATCTCTTATCAAAGAAGTAAAAGTTAAATCATTCAATGGAGATAAAGCAAATACAATCACGGAATCCAATTGCAAATTCTACATCCCATCAATTTATGAAGTTGACAACAATTATAATCGCGAACCTTATAATGGAGAGACTGATAATACAATCAGTTATATGGTTTCTGATGAAAATCGTAAACGTGCGAAAGTCACTACACCAAATAAATATGAGGCATATTATACAAGAACTCCAAATGCGGAACAGTTTGGAACAGATTATGTCAAAACTGTAGCTGATGATGGTAACACACAGAATAGTTTTATTTGGCCGTCAAGTGATGCGGGAGTGCTTCTTATGTTCTCTGTTTTTGCAGATAGATTATAAAATAAGGAAGGGATATTTATTATCTCTTCCTACAAATAAAAAAGGTGATGTCAAATGTATTATAAAGTAATAAAAGATAATAAGGTGGTTGATGTATTATCTCATATCAGCTATGTTAAGTATCAAAAAAAGCATGATATCTTATTATTATGTAATATAAAAGAATCGCAAGCTGTATTAAGTTCTGATGGGAAACGTGGTTGGCACATCGAAGGATTATTCAATTTCCCATTAGATAATACAGTTTGCGAAATAAGTGAAATAACCAAAAAAGAATATGATGATTTAAAAGCGAGGTGACAAACAAAATGGCTCTATTACCAAATTGGTTTTCGGCCTCAACAAAAGCTATTGCTGAAAAGGCTCTTGATAGAGGGGTCTTAAAATATCCAGGCATGTGCTACATAGAAGAAACAAAAGAATTAGCCTGGATCACTCAAGATAATCAAATCAGATATATACTTGGAGATAATCAAATTACAAATGTTAAATTTGTTGGATCAAATCTTATGTTTTATTCTGGTACTACTCTTCTATTTTCTTATGATATGAGTCTTACCGAAGAGGATCAAACACATATCATCGAAGAAGTAAAAAAATCTATTGGTCTTGATCAATATGTGAAAACTTCAGATATGACGACTCTTCTGGATAACATCATAGGAAATCTCGAAGACAAATCAACAGTTGTTGATTATATCAATAGTCTTTCTTACAATAAACTATCTGATAAGCCAATCGAAAATATGATTGGTACATTAAATGCTCCAGTTTATATTTCATCTCTTGAAGATGGTATATATAAAATAAAAGGCCAATATATTATTGGCGGCTCTAACACTACTGTCAATTCATCCCCAAATGATATCTTATTCTTCGTTTCTCACGATCCCGAAATTAATAATAAAATAACAGTTACGAAAATTGAAGGAACTTCTATAGTCCTTTACTTTTTAGATTCTGATGGAACATTTCGGACGGACAAATACATTACAGAAGGATGGATTAATGATCAAAATTTTATGAGCGCAGATTCTGTAAAAGAATATGTTAATCAGACAATTACAGAAACTGTTGCGGAAATTATTGACCAACAATTGGATATAAAACTTGACAGTGCGTTAGATAAAAAAATCAGTGGTATATCCACTGAGGATCTAAATAATATTTTTTCAAATTAAAGGAGGAAGCTTATTATGGCTAAATTACAATTCGCTACACTTTCTAATCTTACTGAGTTCCTGTCACTTCACAATGTTCAGATTGATGCAAAAATTTCTGATGCAGTAAAAAGTTCTATTAAAACTGTATCCCAGTCTTCAGACGGATACACGCTGTATTTCTACACAAAAACTGCTCCTGTAACAGTTGATGATGCTGTATTTACAATTACTCTTCCAAAAGACGAAGCAAAAGCAGACAAGGTAACTGGTGCTGTTAATGGACATCTTGCAGGATTGGATACAAATGGAAATCTTGTAGATTCTGGTAAATCAGTGACAGATTTTGATACTGCCGGAGCCGCTGCTACTGCCAAAACAGAAGTAATGGCATATGTTGGTACTATTCCGACCGGCGCAAAAGCTAAAGATGTAGTTGCATATATTCAGGAGGCAGTTCAGGCAGGCGCTTATAATGATTCCGCACTGAAAGCTGATGTTGCAAAAAATACTGCAGCTATCAACACATTAAATGGTACTGGAGATGGCTCTGTAAAGAAAGCAGTATCTGATGCTGTAGCCGCTCTTGTTAATGGAGCACCGGAAGCATATGATACTCTGAAAGAGATTTCTGATTGGATTACAAGTCATGCATCTGATGCTGCTGGAATGAACAGTCAGATTAATACCAATAAAGAGGATATTGCAAAGCTTAAAACTCTGATCGGTACTCTTCCAGAGACCGCTACATCAAAGGATATTGTAGGATACATTGCTGAATATGTATCTAAAGCTCTTCAGGATTCTGATCTGTCACAGTATGCAAAAGCAGATGATCTGAAAGCCGCTGTTGGTAGAATTGATGCTCTTGAGAAAAAGATCCCAACACTGGAAACTGCAGATAAAACAAATGCCGACAATATTACTGCTGTCTCAGGCAGAGTAACAACTGTTGAAGGTAAAGTCAAAACACTTGAAAACGATATGGCAACCGAAAAACCAAAGATCGCAGCTAATGCTACTGCTATTAAAGGATTGAAGGATCTTGTCGGAGATGGATACGAAGCAATTCCATCCGAAAAGATTAAAGCTCTTTTCGCAACTGAATAATTCATCATTTATTCTTTTATTAGCTCAATCACATCTGTTAATTCTAAATTATACGCATTACATATCGCAATAACAGCATTAAGATGAACTGGTTCGTTATTCTTCATTTTAAGTAAGGTGTTTCTACTAACACCACTCTTTTTTGATGCCGATAGCATAGATATGTTATTTTTAAAGAAATATAAAAATAATTTTTCATAAGAAACTCTCATCAACTATCACCTCACTATTATCACTTCTATTATCTCATTATATCATATTATTCAATTTGAATGTTGTTGATATTTTGTGCTAACTGCTCATATATTAAACATATTGTTGACATTCTGAGCATGTTCATTTATAATTCAAGTAGGAACTCTTACGAAACTATAAGAACTAATGTGAATTTTTAGGAAGAGGTGAGAAATTTTGAGAACTGATAGGAACTCCAAAGAACTCAGTAGAATTGATTACTTAATTTTATCAACACTATTAAGTAATAATGCTACATCTGCCATGGTCGGATTGACTATCAAAGAATTAGAAATCACGGATGTAACCAGAACCACTATCTGGAAGCATATTAAATTTATGATTAATAATGGTTTGATATGTCAATCCGGGACTAATGGTAGAGAAAAAATGTATTATATTACTCAAAATGGCATTAAAGTAATCGGAGGAGATCATGATGAAAAATAATTTCTCACTGCTTGGGATTGGCGCTTGTGGAGGAAATCAAGTCGCAGCATTTAAAAAATATGGAATGAATAGCTTCTATATTAATAGCGCATTGGAAGATTTACAAAGTCTAGGAATAGACAACATTCACTACTATCACTTAGACGGAGCAAATGGATGTCATAAAAATAGAGATGTATCAAAAACCTATTTATCAGATAATTATGAGGATATATTAAGAAATATTGAAAGATATTCTACAGGCAAATATATCTTTCTATTTGGTTCTATTGGCGGTGGTACATTCTCTGGAATGTGTGCATTGATTACTGAGCTAATTGAATCAGAATTGAATAAGATTGTAATACCTGTGGTTACAATACCAAATTTTTCCGAATCTCTTCAGGCAAAAACAAATGCATATGAATCTTTAAAAGAATTACTTGATGTGGTAAAGCATACTGTTTTTATCGTTGATAACAATAAAGAGACAAATTATGTTAAAAGTAATGAGATTTTAGCAAATCTTATTTATTCTCTTATTTCAGATGTATCTACTTCGGCAGATGGAATCTATGATTATAGTGAAATCTGTTCGATGCTAGAATGCCATGGATACGGTATTATAAATACATTTACCAGAAAGCCTAATCAATCTAATATTACATCAGAACTCAAAAGAGCAGTTACGAATAACATATTCTGCGATATTGAATCTCGGAATCCTTTGTACTACTGTGGAATAAAAAATTCTACGATGAGAAAAACTGTCTCGATCGATACTTCTGAATTGCAACTCCAATTTGGATTTTGGCGAGATCTGTTTTTAGGATATCAAACTAAGACTAATTTAATATTCTTGAGTGGATTGAAATATCCTGCTACTACTATCAATGCTCTTTATAAATCTATTCAGGAAGACAAACGAAGAATTGAGGAAGATTTAAAATCTTCACAATCTGAATCATTATTTAAAGACGATTATTCTATTGCTCTTTCATCTTCTCTACAAGAGAAGAAAACATTATCTGCCAGGGAAAAATTAATACAAATGAGAAATTCTAAGTAGGTGATATAATGACCAATAAAAAATCTGGTGTTATTAGAAAGAAGCGAACATATTATGCACAGGTAAGTAATGTCGCATTAAGAGATGAGACATTATCCCTTAAAGCAAAAGGATTACTTGCTATAATTGAATCATATTTGACACTAGATGGTTTTGTCTTATATAAAGACTTTCTTATGAGTAAATCTACCGATGGTGAATGTTCTTTTAGAGGAGCATGGAAGGAATTAAAAGATCATGGTTATTTAATACAGTATAAACTTAAAGATAATGAAACTAAACAATTTTATTATGAATATGAGATATGCGACAACCCACATGTTGAAAATCGCCCTATGGTTCAGAACCCACATGTTGAATTTCCACTTGTGGCTAATCTAAGTGATGGAAATTCCACAAGTGGAAAACCACCCTCGTATAATAATACTTTATGTAATAATAATATATATATTAATACTATACATACTAACATCAATTACAACCCAATATTTGTTAATTCGATTGATAGAAAGTTGGTGGATAATATAGTAGATATTATGAATGAAGTATTATGCAACAATACTGAGTATATTGTAATTAATGGTAGTAATATACCATTAAATCTTGTGAAATCTACGTTCTTAAAAGTTGGATCATCTCATATTCAATATGTTGTTAATGTAATAAATAATTACAATAACAAAATCAGTAATATGAAAAATTTCATTATTACTACATTATACAATTCTGTATTAACACTCGATGCGTATTACATAAATCTAGTAACAAATACAGAATTATAATTAGAAATATAAAAAATAGGCGCCTTTTAAGGTGTCTATTTTTTTTATACAAAAAAAATACAGAAAGGACATGATGGATAATGAAAGATCAATTCCTTGATTATCGTGGCTTGACCGAGCTAACAGAATACATCAAAAAATATATTTCTGATGTAAATCCTATCCGTCCTTATGCTTCTTATACATTGTTCCCAACGGTAGGTGATCAACATGCAATTTATGTTGATACATCAACAAATGCAATCTATCGGTGGGATGATGCAAATATAAAATACTACGCATTAGCATTTGATCCAAATGATCAATATATGATGCAATGCGGATCTGCGAAAGGATGATAATATGGCAACAAAAACATTAACTACCCGTATCGCCCTAAAAACGGATACAACTGCCAATTGGTCTGCTTCTACCCTTGTGTTGCTCAAGGGTGAGCAAGCCATCGAAATTCCAGAATCGGGCGAGTATAAACTAAAAATCGGTGACGGAGTTAATACATTTAAGGATCTTCCTTATGTAGCAATGACTCCGACTGAGATTAAAAATTTGATTAACAGTGGTGCTGTACAAACTGTATCTCTTAGCTCTGGTACAAATAATGGTACTGTAAAATTAACTGTAGATGGAGTCGCTACAGATAATATTGCTGTAAAAGGTCTTGGAAGTGCAGCTTATACAAATTCAAATGCATATGCAACTGCTGGACATGGACATAGTATTTCTGGTGTTTCTGGTCTTCAGGCTGCGCTTGATGGCAAATCTGCAATAGGGCATACTCATGATGACAGATATTACACAGAATCTGAAATGAATACTAAACTTGCTGGAAAAGCAAATAGTTCTCATACACATGGTTCTGCGGATATAACATCACTTGATGTAAGTAAATTGACAGGTGTTATTGGAATTGAGCATCTTCCTGCAGGAGCTTTAGAAAGATGTAAGATTGTTAAAGATGATACTGCAAGATTTGCACTTACAACAGCTGCTGTTCAGACTGGTGATACCGTAAAAGTAACTAACACTGGAAAAATGTACTTTATCGTTGATGATTCTAAACTCTCAACAGAAGCAGGTTATGAAGTTTACACAGCTGGTTCTGCTACTTCTGTTCCTTGGTCTGGTGTTACAGGAAAGCCAAGTACTTTTACACCTTCTGCTCATACTCATGACGACAGATATTACACCGAAACGGAGATTAATAATAAATTAGCAAATTATTTACCGCTGAGTGGTGGAACTATGACTGGTGCTCTTAATTTCGCAAATGGCATTTGGAATGTAGTTGGCGATGATGTTGCAATCGGTGATATGAATCTTAGTGGTACATTAGGTGTAATGGGTAAAAATGGAGATACTGCTATTAGGCTTGTACAATATGGTGCATCAACTACAGGTGAAAATACTGCGCCTGGTGTTACATGGACTTGTACAGGTAATGAAACGTCTACTATGTCTGGTATTTTGAGTGGTACATTTAGTGGTAACTTAAGTGGTAATGCGTCCACAGCATCTTCTGTAGACTGGTCAGGTGTTCAGAATAAACCTTCTACCTTCACTCCATCAGCTCACACTCATACCATTGCAAATGTAACAGGACTTCAGGATGCTTTAAATAGTAAAGCCAATTCATCTCATACACACACTATTGCAAATGTAACTGGCTTACAGGCAGCATTAGATGGTAAATCAAATACAAATCACGGCCATACATCAATTACAACATATGGTGAAGAGACGATTGGCAAAGTGGCCGACGACACTACGGCTAATTGGGCTAGCAAAAATAATAGTATTCATTTCTATAAAACAGATAAGTTACTTAATGGACAACCTAGCCAGTATGGTTTCTTATTTAATATGGCACAGGGAGAATCTGAACTTCATCAGATTTGGGCTGCACATGGAGGTAGTTTATATCATAGATATGGAAACGCAAATGGTATCGAAACTACATGGCGTGAAGTCTTAGATTCTTCTAATTATACTTCATACACAGTAACTAAATCTGGTTCTGGTGCTACTGGTACATGGGGAATCTCTATTACTGGAAACGCTGCCACTGCTTCAAAATGTACAGGTAACGCTGCCACTGCAACAGTCGCTGATTCTGCAAAAACTTGTACAGGTAATTCTGCGACAGCAACTAAACTTGCTACCGCTAGAAAAATCGGTAACGCTTCTTTCGATGGATCAGCTGACATTACTCTTTCTGCAATCGGAGCTGCTTCAAGCGGTCATACACATAACTATGCTGGATCAAGTTCTGTAGGCGGAGCAGCAAATTCCGCTGTAAAACTTTCTACAGCTAGAGCATTTTCTATTACAGGTGGCGCAACTGCTGCTGCTGTTAGTTTTGATGGATCTGCTGCTGTAGCTCTTAATGTTACATCTGTAAGCACTGATGTACTTAATAATGGTTCTAACACGCTTATTTTAAGTTGTGGAGGAGCTGCTTGATACTTTTAAATTGATATTAGCTGTCTCTCATTCATTTGGGAGGCAGTTATTTTTATGGATTTTATGGAGACGAAAATAATGAACGAAAAGTTCTTAATAAATATAAGGAGGTGCATTAATGGCTGATAAAACATTAAATGTGCGAGTAAAACACAGATATGATACAGAAGCCAATTGGACTTCTAAAAATCCTGTTCTTTTAGCAGGTGAATTAGCTTTTTCAAAGGACAAAAATGGTAGATATAAAGTGGGTGACGGTACTTCAAAGTGGACAGATTTACCATATGCTACAGCTAATTCGTTAGCTGAACATGCATCAAGAGAAGGATTTGAATATGGATATGCGTATAGTAAAACAATTACTATTCCAAAAACAACTACTGTAACCACATATTATGTACAAATTGCAAAAGATGCAGATTTTAGATTTAAAAATTATTATATAAAAACAAGTGGTAATAATACACAATATTCTTTTAAAGCTGAAATTTCCGCAAATGCATATATGAGTCCGCATATAATATTAAATACTCAACAATATAATACTAATGAAGTTAAAAATATTTTAGTATGTAAAGGAACCACAAATTCTGCGTGTCATAATATTTTCTTAGTAATTGATAGTGCTACTTCGTACAACAAAACCATATATATCTGGTCTGATAATTCATTATTAGATACAGTTTCAACTACTGCGCCTGCAACCGCCACAGAGTTGAATGTAAATATTTTAACTGAAGACTTTATATATACATCTAAAAAAGTTGTTGCCAATATTTCTGGCTCTGCTACTTCTGCCCCATGGTCAGGAATTACTGGGAAACCATCAACTTATCCTCCATCATCTCATACTCACTCTTATCTTCCATTAAATGGAGGAACTTTAACAGGTACTTTAACAGCTCCGAATATAATTGCTTCGAATTACTTTACGACTCCTACTATGCTTGGTGAAGGCAGTACTTCAACATATTATCATAGAGTAGATTTTGGCCATTCAGGTGTAAATCAATTCGATTTTTATGAATATGGTGGATTATATAATTTCTATCAAAATCAAAGCGCCGGAAAAGATAAAGCTGTTTTATTAGGAAAAATTACAGCTAATGGCTGGGAAGGTAATGTTGTAGGTAATGTTACAGGTAAAGCTTCAACAGCAGGAACAGCAGATGTAGCAAACTCTGTGGATTGGTCTAAAGTAACAAATAAACCATCAACATTCACTCCTTCTTCTCATTCTCATACATTTAATCAAATCTCAGATAGGACCACATATATTTATGACGCTTCTACTTCTCGTACCAAGAATACAGTACTTGCAGCTCCTAATGGTTCTGATGGAAAAGCAACATTTAGAGCATTAACGGCTGCTGATATACCTAACTTAACTAAAAGTAAGATAAGTGATTTTCCAACTTCAATGCCTGCTTCTGATGTATCGTCATGGGCAAAAGCAAGTACAAAACCAAGTTATACTAAAGCTGAGATCGGATTAGGAAACGTTGATAATACGGCAGACGCAAACAAATCTGTAAAATATGCCACAAGTGCTGGAAGCGCAGGATCATGTACAGGTAACGCAACTACCGCCACAAAGTTAGCAACATCAAGAACCGTATCTGGCGGAACAGATATCACTATGAGTTTTAATTATGATGGCTCTGGAAATTCATTAGCTAATATTGGATATTACAATTGTAATGCTAGCAATGGAAATACAAACAACTATCCATATCATAGATTTGCAAAATTAGATGTTATTGCAGATCCATATAGAGATCAAACAATGACTGTATATATTACACAGGACTATAACGGTGGCGGATTTGGTGTTGCCAGAATTTCTTTAAGAACAAATAATTCATCATATGTATCAGAAGCAGAAGCAAAATGGTTAGTTCGATCAGGATTTTCTGCTGATGCACTTCAAGTTGCTATATATGAAGTATATGGTAAAACTTATGCAGATGCATTTATTAAATTACCTGGAACATATAACGGAACAGTGATTCGTGCCATTGCGAACGGTGGTAGAGGAAGTATATCTCGTACTTGGACATTGATTAATTCCAGAGAGGCAGACAGTACGACGACATCTGATGCTAAAACATCTACGGAATCTTATGTTAATATAACAACCGCAGGTACAGAGATCCATAATCAAGCTTATTCAAAAATTATTACAGGTGTTGATGCTGGTACCACTTCTGCTGCAAATAGTGTAGCCTGGGGAGGAATTTCAGGAAAACCTGCTATTGTTGGGAAAACAATAAAATCTCGTTCTAATTTAGGTGATGCTAATTGGACAGATTTGACAACAGCTCAGGGACTTATTCCTGATATGGCCTTTATATCATATTGGAATGGTGCATTTAGCGGTGCTTCTTCTAATCTTGCATACTGCAATAAAGGTGCTTTTGGTTCAATTGTAACTAAAAATATAAATGATTATGCTACTGCTAATCATAACCATGATTCTGTATATGCAAAATTATCTCATAATCATGCTATATCTGATATTACGAATTTACAAACTACATTAAATGGTAAAGCAAACAGTTCGCATACACATTCTTATCTTCCACTTTCAGGCGGAACATTAACTGGAAATTTGACTGTTAATGGCTGTATTACTACTTCTTCAGACATAATTATACCTTCTATATGTTTTTCACAAGACAAAGATTCCATAGCGTTAGGCATGACAGCAGACAATACAATTATTGTTCCTAATCATAAGATTGCTATTGGTAATTTGTTAAAAGCAAATGGCGGAATATCTACTGAGGATATATTTACTACGAATATAGACATAACAAAATTAACATTTACCGGATCTACTGCGGCATCTATAAATTTTTCAAATAAGAAAGTAAGTATAAATAGCGCTGGGCTAAATGTAGACAATGGAGCTACATTTGGCGCGGCAATCAGTGTTAGCGGAAGTATAACTGCTAATGGATCCGTAAGATTTATTGATTATTATAGTGAAAGCACTGGAGATGGTAATACACGAAGAGCAGTTTCTTCATCGGTTGTTGATGGTTTAAAGGTCGGATATTTAAAAAGCAAAACAAATTCTAGCACAAGCAAAAAGCAGTTTTGTGTTATGGGACAATGGGGAAAAGAAGATGACTTTGGAAATGCAACAACTAAAGGATCTTGGACCACGGGTTATATCCTTATCGATTCTACATCTGACGTTCGTTTAAAGAAGAATATAAAAAATACAGATATTTCTGCGCTTCCAATCATTAATCAAATGAAAGTAAGACAGTTTGACTGGAAAGAAACTGGAGTACATCAGCAATTAGGTCTTGTCGCAGATGAGCTTGATAAATTTGACCCTCTGCTTACTGTTGGCGGTGGATATGAGGCCGACGGATCTATGTATGTAAAACAGATTGATAGATTACTTCTTACTGAGTATGCTATTAAGGGTATCCAGGAACAGCAAGATGAAATTGTTGAACTTCAAAAAGAAAATAAAGAATTGAAACAGAAAATATCTGAAATAGACACTCTTAAGGATGAACTTGTTCAACTTAAGGCTTTAATTATGAACAAATAAATTTTAAAAGAGAGGCTTTTATAGTCTCTCTTTTATTGTATACAAATTTACACAAAAAGGAGGCTGATATTCAATGAGTGAAATTAAAGGAATTGATGTTTCCGCTTTTCAAGGAAATATAAATTGGAAAACTGTAGCGAACTATGGAACGGGATTTGCGATTATTAGAATCACAGAGGCCGGAAATGTAACTGATCCTACGTTTGAACAGAATTATAAAGGCTGTATTAATAATAAAATTCCTGTTGGAGTTTACAAGTATTCTTATGCTTCTACTATTGCAGAAATTCAAAGTGAAGCTCGCAAAGTTATATCTGTGCTCAATAAGAGAAAATTGGATTATCCTGTATGGTTAGATCTCGAATGGAACAATCAACGTGCTTTAGGTTCTGAAAGTATTCATAAAATGGCAGAAGCATTTAAAGAAATTATAGTTGCGGCTGGATATCAGTTTGGAATCTACTGTAATGCCGATTGGTACACAAATGTAATTTGTAGCCATTTGAAAAAGTACGATTTTTGGATTGCTCGTTACCCATCCAATGATACAGGAGTTGTAGTGGAAAGATTACGCCCAGATTATGGAGCTATGTGGCAGTATTCTTCCAAGGCTACTATCCCGGGAATTTCTACTAAAGTAGATCGTAGTGTTTCATATAAAAACTACTCTTCTACTGCTACAAACAAAAGTAATTCTACAACTACAAAACAGGAAGGAGGAACTAAATTGACAAAAGAACAAATAATTAATGCGTTGATTACGGTTGCAAAAAATGAAATTGGATACCTTGAGAAAGCAACAAATGCCCAATTAGATAGTAAAACAGCTAATGCAGGTTATAATAATTATACAAAATACTGGCGTGATGTATATCCAGCATATCAAGCACAGGCTTGGTGTGCGTGCTTTATTAGTTGGATTATGATGACCGCATTTGGATTAGAAACTGCAAAGAAACTATTAAAACACTGGCCTTATGTTTATTGTCCAAGTATGCGAGACTATTTTACTTTATACGCTAATCCTCAAGTTGGAGATATCGTTATATTTTGGAGTAGTAAGAAAAAAGAATTTACTCATACAGGATTTGTTATTGAGGTTCAAGGTGATAAATTTAAAACCATTGAAGGAAATACATCCGGTGCATCTGGAATTGTAGCAAATGGTGGCGGAGTATGTCAAAAAAGTTATTATAACTCTCAACTTCCAGGAACAAAATTCTGTCGTCCTGATTATTCTATTGTTACATCTATTAAATCTGGAAATTCTATAAATACCGCTACAACTACAACAACTAAAAGTTGGATTGAGCTTGGCGATAGAGGAGATAATGTAAAAACTCTTCAAACAAAACTTAATAAGCTTAGTTATAAGCTTGACATTGATGGTATATGTGGAAATGCAACTGTTGCTGCAATTAAAGACTTCCAGAAGAAATATAATCTTACTATTGATGGGCAGGCGGGTAAAAATACTATTACTAAGCTTGACTCTGTTATAGCCGCGAAGGAAAATAAAAACTTTAAAGTATTTGTCGGTGCATGTACCACAGATGGAACTCCAGTATATCAGAAATCAACTGGTACTACTGTTCTTGCTACATATCCAAAACTAAATAGGAGAAATCTTGTTGATGTTATTGCTATGTCTGGGTCTCGTTATAAAATCAAGATTGCCAATACACATACAGGTTATATTGACAAAAATAAGATTACAACACCAGATAAATTAACTACAACAAAATCTAAATATCCTTATGTAGGTAAATGTACTGGAAACGACGTATCTGTAAGAAAAAAGGCTGGAACTTCTTATGCTAAAATTTCTGGATATCCAACTTTAAATAAAGGAAATAAAGTTGATGTTCTTGGGGTTAAAAAAGATTCTTCTGGACAAGAGTGGAAAAAAGTTCGTATTGCGGGGAAATATACTGGTTATGTATACGGCAAATATATCCAAAAAGTTTAAGAAAAGAGGCTGAGATATTATGGAAGCAATTGATGCAATAAAAAATATTCATGAAATTGGAGAGATTAATATATTCATAGGTATCATTTCAGTCGTCGCTCTTATCGTACTAGTAATTACTGGAATACAAAAGTTTATGGATGTACTTGGCCTAGAAACTAAAGGAAGTTTAAGAAGAAAAGCCCAAGAAAAACGTATTGCAGAATTAGAAAACAAAATTATGCTTCAGGAATCTGAGATAAAAAAATATAATCAAAAATTATATGATAAACAAAAAACTTATCATGAACAATCTATACAGATTCGAAGTAATCTTGAACAAAATCAAGATCTTCTTAGTAAACAAATTACTGATTTTTCTAACATGATGAAAGACTACATAAATGTCCAAAATGCACGTACAATCGCTTCATTTCGCAGTTCTTTATGGCGTATGCACAGAGACTTTACAAACCAAGGTTATATTACGGCAGATGGGCTAAAAACATTTTTGGAGATGGGGAAACTCTATGAAGATGCTGGCGGAAACGATATCTATCATTCTAAGCTTTTGCCAGAGATAACCGCACTTGAAATCAAATATTCAAAAGATGATATTATTGACAAAATTTAAAGAAAGAAGGAATCGCTATGAAAAATATTAACTGGTTAGTTCGTATTAAAAATAAATCATTCTGGATCGCATTAATTCCTGCAGTCCTTTTACTGATCCAGGTTGTTGCCGCAGTATTCGGAATTACATTAGACTTAGGTGATCTTGGCAACAAATTACTCGCCGTGGTCAATGCTGTATTTGGAGTACTGGCAATTTTAGGTATTGTAATTGATCCGACTACTTCAGGAATTACTGATTCAGAGCAGGCACTTACATATATTGAGCCTAAAGAATAATTTTGAGAAGGGGATATGGTATTATTACCATATCCCCTTTTTTCACTTTTTAAATTAAATAAGAGAGAGACCTTAGTATATCATTTATCTCTCTCTACACTCTCACCACAAAGGCACTGTCTGCGCCTACACATTTTGTATAATAGACTAATAATTTTCATATTAAATCTCATTATGATTTTATAATATTTGTTAAAAATTTTTATGTGGTAATTGCTATAGTTGTAGTTTAACAAAGTAACATTATTATTACGTCAAGAGTTATTTATTAAGCATAGCTTCAATATCATCTACGCTAAGGTTCTTTTTTTTCATCAGAGACACTACTCTATCAAGCGTTTCTTTATTTTTTTCTTCGTTCTCTCTGTTTTCTGCTTCAGAAAGCCATTTATTAAGATTGCGCTTTTTAGCTTTTAATTCTTTTAACTCTGTAGTTTTAGTAGCGATTTCCTCTTCTATCTTATAAATCTCTGCAAGAATATCTTCAACAGAAGAATCTTTTGTAATTTTTTTAGTTCTTGCCATGATAATCAACCTCCTTCAGGTTATATATTATTTAATAAATATTATATATTAAAATCATTCTGATGTACAGTATATATTTATTTTAAAATTATGGTATTTATTGGTAAATAAATATTACTATCATAGCAAAAATAATGGTAACATTGCTGCCTTTAAATTATCTGACAATTTTATCGAGTACTACGACATAAAGCTTGTAACAATCACCAATATTAATCCGCATCGAAATTGTATATACAATTATTTATTTAAAAATATAATCCTTATAAAAAGATCAATACAAGTAAATTGAATAAAAATCATATAAGATTAATAAAAAATAAAATTGGGGAATAAAATTTTTTAAATTCAATAAGGGTGAAATAAGGTGGTAAGATTTTTAGAAATCCTTGTTTTATAGGATTTATAAGAGTTTTAACATGGTACCGGAAACCACTGCTCTATCCACTGAGCTACAGGTGCATAATGAAAAACATAACTTCTAAATCAGGTATGAAATTATCAAAGTTGGCTTACACTGTCTTTGATTGTAGCACATAAACATAAAATTGTAAAGATTTTTTTAAACAGTGTACATTCATCACACATTTCATATTATTTCCGGTACAGATTCTGAAGTAAACTGTACCAGAAACATATTCATTTATATTTATCACACGAAAATATATAATACGGACTTACCGTATCCAGAACCTGGTAGCCGCCGGCCACCATATCCAGAACAAAATTTTCATCCGGAGGTACCATCACCACATATGTACAGTGAACGGCATCTGCCAGGCTGGAAGTCTTTTTTCCATCGGGGACTTCCGAAGTGATCTGTTTATACAGAACTCTTGCCTTCTTACCTACAGCACCATCCCCTCTGCGTCCGTAGGCCATTTTCAGGGAAGGATCATACACCCGGATATAGGATGCCGTATATTCATCTGCGGCGATCCGCACTTCCTTTCCTTCTCTGTCCTCATTGATCCGGTTACAGATCATTGCGATCTGATCCGGTACCTGCTGGCGGTTAAAAACTCTTTCGAAATTTCCTGCTTTTATCATTCCGGTCCCAGAAGCAGCAATAACTCCTGTCAAAACCAGCACCAGGATCACCTGCACGATCCGGTTGCGACTTCTTCGGACAAGCTCTGTAAAACCGCCTGCGATCAGCGGAACCGTAGGTAAAAGCCACAAAACACGCCAGTACACGATTTTTCCTATACATTTCATAATCACCCGTCCGGAAAACGGACAGAAAAACAATACCAGAAGAAAAACGGAATATAAAACCAGACTGAGACTGTTTTTTTTCTTTTTCCCAAAAATCAGTGCACATGCTCCGCCAAGAGCCAGAAGATACGGTATCCAGCCATTTCCCCAGTACATCCTCCACACATTAACTGTCCATGCAATTATTTCTTTCATTATTTTCTCCTATCGGATCATAATATACACAAGTCCAAGAAGCAGCGACGGCAGACAGCACAAAGCCGTACATGCTGCTTTCTGCAGACTGTGAAACCGTACCAGTCCCATGATCAGAAGGATCACCAGCATCATACAGGCCAGAATAATTCCCATGGAAGAAAGAAGGCAGCAAGAAATATCTGCCAGTAAAAGCAGCAGCCATGAATATTCCTGTTCTTTTTCCAGAATGATACCTATGCCAAGATATAGAAGCAGAGGTAGAAAAACCGATGCCAGGCATGCTTTTCCCTGCCAGATACGGATCATCTGAAAATTCTCAGAATTATAAACGGAATATGCCGAAAACCAGATCAGTACCGCACAAAAGATCATAAAGATCCCCCTCGCATGTTCATCCTCCGGAAACCACCGTTTCGCATACTGATACAGAACCAGATATGCCATAAAAATAAAGACTACAGGAAATATCACATGCGCCACAATTGCCGGATGAAGTCCTACAAGAGAACTGATCACTGCAAGAAATATCGGAAACGGCGACAGAACATACCTGCTTGGTAATCGTGTATAGGAATATCCGGTATACGGATTAATGGAAAAAACGGTATCCGTATGGACAGATGTTGTAGCTGTTGCCACATAAAAAGCGTCATCCGCATCCATATGAGCCAAAAATGAAGCAGCCACAAGCTGGAGTAAGATCAGTATTGCAGCTACAACAAAATAAAAAGACATTTTGCCCGTCTTCTCACCATTTCCCGTAAAACCATTCCGTTTTACCAGTGCCAGGACAATCCCCAAAACAGCAGCTGATGCCATTACAGCGGCAAGACTGTATTTCAGGACATGCAATGGCAGTTTAGCCCAGATTGCCGCCAGCGCCAAAATCTCTGCAAAGGAAAACATCATAAGATATCCTGCAAGAAGGTTCATTCCCATCGAACTTTTTTTACTTTTACAGAGGACTACCCCTCCGGCCGCCCACGGAACTGCCAGCAGCCATAAAGCTGCCAGCAGACATTTGATCACCATATTCAT